CTCGTCGACGCCAGCCCCGAGGAGCGGCGGGCGGTCGAGTCGGGCGAGAGCCGGGGCAAGCCGCTGCCGCCGGAGGGCGGGGTGAGGGAGCCGAAACGATCTGAAGGGAATCTTGGCGGCGGTTATTCGCTGGTCGACAAGAGCAATCCGAGGTTCCCCGAGTATCCGAACTATGAGTTCGTCGGTCCTCAAGGCGAAAAGGTCGGGGTGTTTTCTCTGGCCGACTACGGCCCCCCGATCGGAATGACGATCCAAGACGTGAAGCTGTACGAGCAGTCTGCGAGGGGTAAGGGACTCGGTCGTAAGTCCCTCCTCAGTCTCGTCAACAAGTACGGTCAGGTCTCGAGCGATCCTCAGGGGAATACGACTCCAGACGCGGTCAGGATGTGGGAGTCACTCGGGGCGGAGAAGATCCCGACCAACAAGAATTCGAGAGGGTTCTTTTACACTCTCAAGTCAAAACAATGATCGTCCACGTCGTCCTCGTCGCCTACGACAACGCCGAGCGGACCGCCCAGCGGTGGCGTCGCGACGTCCTGCCGTCTCTTCAGGTCTGCTTCAAGGACCAGTGGCGGGTGACGTGCGTGGACAACTCGCCGGAGTACAGCCATGAGCTGTGCAACGCCTTCGACGGGCCGGGCGGATACGACCCTGGAAGCTACGTCTGGAACCAAGGCTTCAACGAGACGTACGGCGGTGCGATCAACCTCGCGGTCCGCCGGATCCCCTCCGACTTCGTGATCTACGCCTGCACCAATCACGGGAGGATGGTCGACCCGCGGTGGACCGGCCTGCTCGTCGACCCGATGCTCGCGGACCCCAAGGTCGCCATGACCGGCCACCTGATGGGCTCGAACAGTCCGGAGGGGGTCGCCCACTGGGCGTGGCCGGACGACCGGGTGAGGCGGGAGGCGTTTCACGAGCGGTTCCGGTTCGTCGACGAGCACGGCCTCGGGCACGTCCCGCAGCACGTCCAGGGCGGGGTGTTCGCGGCCCGCACCGGCGCGATGTGGGAGCACCCGTACGAGGAGCCGTTCCTGCACCTCTACAGCGACCACCTCGTGACCTGGAGCCTGCTCAAGGCCGGGTACGAGGTGCGGGACGTCTGCCAGGTCAAGAGCCTGTGGCGGGACACGCTCAAGAACCACACCAACCTCGTCTACTACCACGACGACTCGGAGGGGTGAGATGAACGAACAATGGCGACACTGCCTGTGCTGGTGGCGAGACGATGGGGTATGGTTCCTAACGACTATGATTGGATCCCGTAAAGTTTGGAGACGGGGACGATGAAGCCGCTCGCCTGCCTGACCATCGCCCGGAACGAGAGTCACTTCCTGCCTATCTGGCTCCGACACTACGGGGCGACGGGCGGGGACCTCGTCCTGCTCGACCACGAGAACGACCCGTCGGAGCTGACGAGTGCGCTGGACGAGTGCGTGGCGAGCCGGTTCCCGCTGACGGTGGTCCCGGTCGGCTGTCCGCGGTCTGACGACGTCCACTGGATGCGGTCGGTCGTCGAGGCCCAGGTCGACGAGCTGCTCGGGGAGTACCGGACGGTCGTGTTCGCGGAGGTGGACGAGCTGCTGGTTCCCGATCCGAGCAAGTACCCATCAGGACTGAGTCAGTATCTTGGAGAGCACCAGGCTTGGATCAAGAAGCCGTGTCCCGACCACGAGGGAAGGTTCCATCTCGAGTGCCCGGCCTGCAACGCGAAGAACGCGACTCAGATGTATCCCCGCCTGACTGCGACCGGCTACGAGGTGATCCCCGACGACCGCTGGGTCCGCAACGACCAGTACGACAAGACCCTGATCGTCCGCCAGCCGACGCGGTGGGAGGTCGGGTTCCACCGGCCGCTCGGCGAGAGGCCCGAGCCGGACCCGAGCCTCGTCCTGATCCACCTGCACTACCGGAGCCGGGAGGTCGCCTGGAACCGTCTCGTCGCCCGCCAGCGGGGCAAGGACGTGGTCCAGGACGGCCTCGGGTTCCAGAACAAGTTCCGAGACCGCGTCACGTTCGACGGGCACTTCGACGAGGTCTGCCACCGCCCCTCCGAGCCGATCCCCGAGCGGCTCCTCCCCTTCTGCCGGTAGGTTATACTTATTCTCATGAGCCGCAAGAACCCGTCCTTCGACCGTTACCACATCCTGACTGGCGAGGACGAGCCCCTTGGAGTCGACCGGGTCAGGCTCAACTTCCGCAAGCTGACCTATATCGAGATCGTCGCGACCGAGAGGGGCGTCGAGGTCCGGACCTGCGGCGACGACCAGCTCGTCGTCGTGCCCGACTGTAGCAACGTCATCCGAGTCGAACTGAGGGAGAGAAAGTGAACTACGACCTGAGCCACCTCACGCAGAGCCCTGACCAGGCCGTCATGGGTCCCGTACAGGACGACGAGGCGTTGCTGCTGCACGCGGTCTGCCGCGTCTGCCAGTTCACCCGCGTCGTCGAGTTCGGCGGGCTTCACGGCTACTCGGCCCGGAACTTCCTGCAGGCCATGGGGCCGGAGGGGGCCGTGTGGTCGGTGGACTGCGACCCGATCCAGACGGTCGGTGACCGCCACTTCCACGTCCACAGAGAGGCGGGGAGCGTGACGGCGGGGGACTTTACGGAGGGCGGGGCTCCGATCCGGGCCGACCTCGTGTTCCTCGACGTCCACGACTTCCATCAGCAGCTCCGGGCGTTGCGGGTACTCCAGGAGGCCGGGATCGCCCACGACGGGACGCTGCTCGCCCTCCACGACACGGGGGTCCACCCGAGCAAGGAGACGAGCTGGTCGGTCCCCGCGCCGTCGGGCGGGTGGGTCCACCAGCAGGTCGAGCGGGACCTCGTCGACCACCTGCGAGACGAGGGTTGGGAGGCGGTCGAGTTCTCCTGCCCGGCCCCGCGGCCTCCGCTGCGGTATCGTCACGGCCTGACCCTGATGCGGCGGACGGCCGGTAGGCCCCTGTTTGAGCGGGTCGCCTCCGAGGACCGCTACGAGGTCTGCCGCCCCGGAGTGGAGATCCGATGATCCGTCTGGTACAAGTCCTCGACGACCCCGAGCCCTGTCGAATGAGGAATCGCGGCGGCTCTGAGTACGGGACGTGCTCGTGCGAGAGACCGACTGACTGCCCGGACCCGCCCCTGTTCACTCCTGTAGGGATGATTATGGCGGCGGTACTAGACCAGTACGTCGCTCGGCTCGAGGAGATAGCTCAAGGAGGACTCGATGCTACGCTGTGAGAAGATCGCCTACGTCAAGACCCAGACGCAGACCCGCGACCACTGCTGCCACTGGCCCGGCTGCGGGAAGCAGGTACCGCCCGCCCTCTGGGGTTGCCTCCGTCACTGGAGGATGGTCCCGAAGGAGCTGCGAGACCGGATCTGGGACGCCTATCGCCCAGGCCAGGAGCGGAGCATGACCCCGAGTCGTGAGTACGTCCGGGTCGCCCGCGAGGTTCAGGACTGGATCGCCGCCAACTACTCGGAGACCGTCAAGTGAGCAAGCCCTCGATCTGCTGCGTCGTCCCGAGCATCCGTCCGGAACAGATGGCCGAGTTCCGTAAGGCGTGGGCTCCGCTGTTCGAGCGGCACGGCGTCACGCTCATCACGGTGTGGGACGGGGATGAGCCGTGGTTCGAGGTCAGTAACGTCACTAGCGTAGTCGACGGGTTGTGGGCGGACGTCAAGTACGTCGACTGTCACTTCTATAAGGAGTGGAACTCAGACGGACTCTTGTGTCGCCGAACCGACGCCGTAAGAAACATGGGGTTCATTCGAGCAGCTCGGTACAAGACCGAATACATCCTAACGCTCGACGACGACGTTCATCCGCCCGCCGGTTCCGACCCGATCCAAGAGCACCTCGATGTTCTCCAACGCCGCTTCCCGATCAGATGGATGAACACGGCGTTGGATACTGGCGATTGTATGTCGCCGTCGCAAGCAGATCAGATTATCAATGGCGGTGAAACGGACTCTGTAAATCGAAGAGTTCCCTACCTCCGGGGCTTCCCCTACGGCATTCGCGACGAAGCACAGGTCAAAGTGAGCCACGGCGTGTGGGTGAACGTGCCGGACTTCGACGGCAAGACGCAGCTGGAGTTAGGAGAGTGTCGGTCTTGTGAGGGGACGGGAGCGGCGGGAGGGAAGAAAGACCCTCAATACGCCCTACCGTCCTGTAACTGCATCAAATGCGGCGGAACCGGCTACGACAGCTCGCGTCTACCCTACTCGCTGCCGTACTTCCGTGGGCCGGTCCCGAAAGGGACGTACTTCCCGTTCTGCGGGATGAACGTGATGGTTCACCGGAACGCCCTGCCGTACCTGTACTTCGCTCCGATGGGACCGGACAGCGGCATCGAGGGGCTCAACCGCTTCGCCGACATCTGGTGCGGAATCCTCCTCAAGCGGGCGATGGACGCGATGAGTTGGGCGGTCTATACCGGCGCGTCTACGGTGATCCATACGCGGGCCTCAGACCCGTTCAAGAACGTGGAGCAGGAGCGGTTGGGGGTCGAGTGGAACGAGTGGGCGTGGCGGCAGTACGGCCCCGAGTACGCCAACTGCTACCCGAAGCTGGAGGGAGCCGACACGCAGTCGCACGTCAAGTTCAGGGAGTACTGGCGGTCCTATCTAGACAAGGCCGCTCGGTTCCGCGACCTGATCCGCAAGCTGCAGGGGGCGTCATGAGCATCGAGGAGCTGGTCCGGCCGGTGCTGTGGGCGGTAGAGGACCTGCGGGGGCGTCGCCAGGCCCTCCAGGTCTCGGCCGAGAGCACGGTCGCCAATCTGCTGTGGGACGACGGGGCGGACCGCAGGCTGATCCGCGGGCTGAGGGAGCGGCTCGGAGTCCCGGTCGAGTACACGGACACGCTGGTCCAGGTCGCCGCCAGGTGCCTCAGTAGGTGACGAGCCGACGTCGCGTTAACGCAATTCTGGCCCACTCCTATAATCGGGGTACGAGGTAGCGACCCGCGACGGCGGGATCGTGACATGCCGGTGAGCGTTCGGGACAGATACCCTGGCGTGTCCAGGACGCTCACCGGAACCTTACACCTCGTAGCCGGGGCGGTCTCGATCCGAGACGCCCTCACTTGCACTACGACGCCACAGAAGAGTTCGCCAGCCGCCTGAACGACCCCACCAAGTGGGTGACTCGTCCGGGCGTCCCCATCTTCAAGCCGCACCGCCGCGTCGACCCGAACACCGGCCGCGAGATCGTGGTCGACGTCCCCAAGCTCTACCGCATCGCCCAGAACCTGCAGCGGATGGAGCGTCAGGGCGGGGTCCCGATCCGCATGACCCTCGGCCACACCGAGCCGGGCAAGCCGGAGACGGAGCAGCCCCCAGTCGCCGGGTACTACCGCAACGCTCGCGTCCAGCCGTTCGGCCCGAAGGGCGAGCCCGCAGTCGTGGTCGACGAGTGGCTCGACCCGACGTATAAGGGCCACCGCAAGAACTTCCCCTACCGGTCGTCCGAGTACTACGACGACACGGAGCAGATCACCGGCGTCGCGCTCCTCACTCGCGACCCCTACCTCGACCTCGGGGTGGTGGCCTACGAGGGGGCGACGCTCCCCGTCAAGGGTCCCGTCCTGTACTCCGCCGCCGGTCAGCCCCGGACAGCCTACCAGTACCTCCTTGGAGACGCACCCATGTGGCCATACGGCTACGACGCCAACGGTCAACCGCTGCCCGCGCCGCAGGCCCCGACCGTGCCTCCGATCCACCCCGTCCAGGCCGCTCCGGTCTACCCGACCGCGTACCAGGCCCCCCACGTGCAGACCGGCTACGGCCTGCCTGCGGCCCCGCCCCAGGTGCCCCCGCAGCAGCAGGCCCCCCGCGGCCCGGCTCCGGTCGGCTACGCGGCTCCTCAACCCGCGCCGCTCCTGGTTGGGCGACCTGTTAACTACTCGGACCTCTCTCCGGCAGTGAACGCATTCCTGAACGGCGGTCCGGTACCTTCTCCGAATGATCCGACTTTGAACAACTTCGACCCTCGTCGCCATGTCGGTCCGCTCATGTACCAGCCGTCACCGTCCGGAGCACCGTTCAGCGGCGGCTACACCCAGTCCCCGGCGGCGATGAGCCACTCCAACGAGTGGCAGTTCCGCAACGGGGGCCAGGGCCAGCGTTACGCCGACCAGATCCCCGGCCAGACGCCCGTACAGGAGCTGATGGGTCCGGGCACGCCCCCTCACCAGGGCATGAACGCTCCGGAGGAGGACGACGAGGCGGGCCTGAACGCCCTTCACCACCACATGAGCCAGGCGGTCGAGCACCTGAGCCGCTACATGCAGGCCGGTCGCAAGCCGCAGGCTTACGCCCCGACCCCGTCGGCCGCGCCGCCGTCCCCCGGATTCCCCGGCGGACAGGGCACCGCGGACAGCCCCTACGCCCGCAACGCGGGTCGCTATGAGGGCGAGCGGATCCCCGTCGCGTACCAGCTCGAGCTCGACAAGCTCCAGGCCAAGGTCCGGTCGATGGAGGAGAGCCAGAAGGTCGTGATGTACGAGCGGGACCAGGCCGACACCGCCGCGTGCGAGTCTGAGATCCGCCGCCTCGCCGGACTCGGCTACGCCGTGGACGCGAACGACGCGACCAAGCTCAAGCGGACCCCGCTCGAGCACCGTCCGGGGTTCATCAACGAGATCATGACCAAGTACAGCCGGGTCGGCACCGAGGCCCTCCCGCCGATCATGGGCGACCCGAGCCCGATGCACGACGTGGGACCGCCCCAGAACGGCGGCCGGGCGACCCGCGAGCAGATGATGGCCGCCCTCCGCGCGACCCCGGCGGACGCCCCGCCCGACATGTACGCCCAGGCCCTGCAGTCTGTCCAGTACGGCGGCCCCCAGGCCCAGTACGGGATGAACGGCGAGGTCCAGGGTCCGGGCAACCCGTTCGGCGACCCCTACGGCACGTGACCCGAGGCGAGCACCGTCTGCCGGAGACGGAGGGGCCGTGCGAGTCGGCCCCGCCAAGACACCGACGGCCCCCTGACCAAGACCTCCACGGAGCGAATCAGTCATGAGCATGGACACCGACCTCGACTACACCTTCGCGCCGTCGGAGACGATCTACGGCGCGCGGGCGGTCATGCTGGACCCGGCGAACCAGGGCCAGTGCTACCTCGGCGGCTACAACGCCCTGTGCATCGGCATCACGCCGCAGCAGAGCGAGTTCGCCCCCGGCATGGTGGGCAACAGCTCCTACCCCTACGTCCTCGCCCAGACCGGCGACAACAGCAAGGTCCCGGTCTACGGCACCGGCCGCAAGTGCCTCTGGGACGTCGACCCGTCCTACGGCGGCCAGATCAAGCCCAACGACCTCTGCGTCTCCTCGAACAGCGGCTACCTCCGCAAGGCGAGCCCGTTCGGCCCGTGGAACCAGTGGATCCTGGCCCGAGCCCTCAGCTTCGCCGGCAGCGGCCAGAGCTGCAACGTCAAGATCGAGATCTACCCGTGGTCCCCGACCGGCTCGTGAGCCGGAGGGCCTCGTCGTCCCCCGCCAGGGACCGTCTTCGCTCGTCGTGACCGAAGAGATTCAGAGAACCCAAGTCACGCATCTGGAGTAAGTCATGCTTCCCACCGGCGCGTCCATCGGCAGCAGCGAGCAGATCCTCGCGGGTCAGGGCTCGGTCAACGTCCAGGCGTTCGGGGCTCCCCAGCTCCCGCCGCCCAACCCCGCCCTCGGCGACCGCATGCGGAACCGGGACTGGGCGGGTCGCGAGCAGCAGCTCATGTACGAGATGCGGCACGCCCCGCTGCCCAACCAGTTCACCAACGAGGCCCGGCACCCGTCCCTCAACTCGGGGAACGGCAACGCCCTGAGCCAGTGGCTCCCGCAGCAGGGTCCGGCGACGGGCTTCGCGGCCCGGCAGGGCCAGGTCTCCTACTCGAACATGGGCGCGAGCGGCAACGCCCGAGCCGCCCGCCCCTCGTACGCCTACAACCGGGTCCTGGGCCGCGCCGACGCCCGCCCGGTCATGTACGCGACGACCTGGCCGAACCAGTACTACCCCGGCGGCTCGAACACGTACATCCCGTCGTGGGAGGCCACCGGGCTGATGATCAAGTACACGCGGAGCCCGCAGTACTTCCGGATCAACAAGTACGTGAAGGAGCTCCAGGTCCCCCGTGACCAGGGGTACTATCTCACCCTCGGCGGCGACGACCCGTACCGCGTCCAGTCGGTCAACGACTACCTGTGGGACGACTCGGTGGACGCCCCCGGCGGCCGTCAGGAGCGTCAGGCGTTCGGGTTCGTGGCGTACCGCACGGCCCGCTACTGCTTCCCGTTCAACCTCGGCCGCAAGAGCGTGGAGCAGGCCGAGTGGCCGATCCTCGCGGAGCACGCGGCGATGGCGGCGGCGAAGGCCATGACGGTCCGCACGCTGATCAACACCACGATCGCGACGAACAGCGCGAACTGGACCGGCACCTGGGGCACGAACTACTCGAACGCCTCCGGCGCGTGGTCGACCTCGTCGATCGCCAACAGCTACATCCAGGCCGACATCAACACGGCCATGATCGCGATCGAGCAGGCGTCGGGCGGCATCGTGACGGACGAGGAGGCCCTCCACATCACGCTGAACCCGACCCTGGCCCGGCTGATCAGCAAGAGCCCGGAGTACAAGCAGTACATCACGGGCAGCCCGGACGCCCTGGCCGCGATCACCGACCAGCGCAACCCCAACCGCCGGTACGGGCTCGCCCCGTTCCTGTACGGCCTCGGCCTCGTCGTCGAGAACGCCGTGGTCGTCACGACCCCGAAGCCGGGCAACGTCCCCAGCCCGCCGAGCACGACCCGCTCGTACGTCTGGGGTGCGACGCAGGCGGTCATCAGCTCGAAGCCGCAGGGCATCGTGCAGAGCGACAACCAGACGCTCGACTTCAGCACCTTCGCCTTCCGCTTCTACGAGCAGATGACGACGGAGCAGAAGAGCGACCCGGACAACCGCCGCGAGGTCGGCCGCGTGGTCGAGGACTACGCAGCTGTCCTCCAATCGCCCCAGACCGGCTACCTCCTCAACTCGATCTCCTGATCGGGCGGGGAGTCCGACGATGCTGTTTCTCCGGACCACCGAGAGGCCGCGGGGCGACTCCGAGACGGTTCGGGGCGTCCGGGTCGCCCGGTGGTCTCGCGTTATCGGGGCCTCCGGCCAGCCCGAGGCGGTCCAGGACGGCCCCAAGTGGCTGTTCCCCGGCTCGAGCCCGGACGTGGCGATGGTGCTGGTCCGGGCCAACCTCGGGCCGGACGTGCTCGACGCCCCGGACGTGAGCGTGGAGTTCGGGGAGCGTCCGCCCGGCGGCACCTGGCTCTGCGAGCGACTGATCAAGGCCCACCGGCTGTCGGCGGGTCCGTGACGGAGGGACCGTGGCCCAGACGACCGCCAGCTCGACGACCCCCTACTGCACGGCGGCGCAGTTCTTCGTCTATTACGCCCCGCAGCTCGCCGCAGACGTCCTGAGGGCGACGCCCGACGCCCCGCGGCCGAGCTACCTGGCGATGCTCGACTCGACCAACCCGGCCGGAGCCAAGCTGCTGACGTTCCTGAGCCGGGGGGCGGGCGAGATCGAGGCGGCCTGCGCGATCGCTCGACGGTACACCCCGCTGGACCTCCAGGCCCTCGCCGGCATGAGCGCGGCCCTCCTCCAGGGGCTCAACGCGGCCCGGACGATGTGGGGCCTGTACCAGCGGCTCAAGCCCGGATCGGCCCGGCCAGACGAGTGCCCCGGAGCCAAGGAGAGCGAGGCGATGCTCCGCGACCTCCGGGACGGCCAGAAGATCTTCACGTTCGAGGAGACGATGGACGCGGGCCTCCCGAGCGTCCAGCCAGCGAACCCGAACATGCTGCTGACGCCGAACGTGGTGAGCCGCGCGTACCGGCTCTTCCCCGGCAACCCGTACCAGCTCGGATCCCAGAACTGGGCGTCCGGCGGCGACAACTGACCCCGACGGAGAGACATCATGGCGTCGCCCGCGACCACTCCCAGCTATCATGTTGCTGGTCCAATCACGATCCAGGCCAACATCGGCTCGGCCAGCGCGTTCGTGAACGTCGGTGTCTGCGAGGACGGTGCGGACGTTGAGCTCCGGCCGTTCACCTCGGACATCAAGTTCGACGGGGCGGGCGGTCCCGCGGGCGACGCGGGCGAGATCATCTTCCTGAACTTCACGGCGATCGTCCGGTGCAACCTCGTCCCGTTCGCCGGGGCCTACGTCAACAAGCTCCGGGCGATGAGCCAGGCCAACGGGGCCGGGACCGAGGGGGTGATGGTCGTCCCCGGCACGCTGTTCGGAGGCAACTCCAACCTGCCGACGATCAAGTGGGCCTCGGGCGCGGGCGAAGTCGACGGCGGCTGGCTGTTCACCTACTGCCAGGTCCGCAACCCCGGATCGAACAAGGCCAGCACCCTCGAGACCAAGCCCAACTTCGAGTTCCGGGCCATCAACTACGTCAACCCGGCATCGAGCCCGGTCATCACCAGCAGCGTCCTCTACAGCCGCGTGTGATGATGACACTGACCTACGACGGCTACGAGTTCCGGGGCGCGGGGCAGGGGTTCGTCGAGACCTCCGTCAACCGCGTCTCGATCCTCGACCGCGTCCGAGACCACCTGAAGAATCCCCGCGAGGTCCTCCTGTACGATCTCGTGACGATCGAGGTTTCAGCTACTATTCGCCCGCCAGGAGAAGAGTCATGAGCCGAAGACTGGTAGTCCAGAGTCCGAGCGACCGTCTCGGGTTCTTCCGAGTCGAGGGCGACCCCGAGTTCTCGTCGCTCGAGGTCGCCAAGGGAGTGGTCCAGAGGCGGCTGGAGGCTCTGCCGGCCGACCACCCGGTCCTCGCGACGTTCGCGGCGGCCAAGTTCGTGCTCGAGGAGAGCGTCGACGACTGGAACTGGACCTTCGTCGAGGGGGATCGATCGATCTCGCTCGGCATTCCGTCGATCAGTCAGGAGGAGGCGTCGAGTATTCCTCGCCTCCGTCTCGAGGACCTCGACGAGGAGACTCGTCAGGCGTTCTTCGCCGAGTACCCCGAATACGCGGAGGCCAAGTGAGCCAGCTCGTCCACGTCATCCACCCGTCCGGCTCCCCGCGGTGGGAGCGGACCTTCCGGGACGCCGTCCCGCCCGAGCGGATCGTCGCGGAGCTGCGGAGCCACGGCTCCAAGGTCGAGATCGGGTTCGTCGGGACGGTCGTCAAGACCGACGACCTGACCGGCCTGCCCAACGTCCCGCACCCCGACCACGCCTCCGGCTACGTCACCGACCACCCGGACTGCCGGATCGTGATCGGCCGCGCGGTCGGCGACGACTTCGTCGAGGAGCGGACGATCCACGGCCCGAAGTCCCCGACGGAGGCCGCGTGATGATCTTCGGCTGGCTGCGGCGACTCGTCTGGGGCGACCCGGACGCGGAGAGGCTGGTGTTCCGGTTCCGGGACGGCTCCCGCAAGCGGTGGGCGGACCCGATCGCGGTCGAGCGGGGGCTGATCGACGCCCTCGGTCGCGACTGGCGTCAGGTCCTGGCCGACCTCGCCAGGCCGGTCCCTCAGGGCCTCGTCGGCGAGCAGAGGGAGGAGGCCGAGAGCCGGGTCGAGGACCTGCGGGCGAGGGTGCTGCGGGCGACCCACGCGGCGTTCGGCACGACCCCCCTGACCGACGTCGACGGCCGACCCGCGGGCCTGACGGAGGTCGAGGCGTTCGACCTGCTGGGCGGGTTCCTGCGGTTCTGCGACGACCTGGTCCGGCTCGCCCGCCCTTTTCAGAGGCCGCAGTCGCGGGCCTCCCCTGGCGTCGCCAGCCCACCGCCTGCGAGTACCTCGGCGTCTATCTGAGCCGGGAGGACGTGGCGGCGGAGCGGACGGAGCGACTCGCGAGGGCGGTGACCCTCGGGTTCCTGAGAGCGAGAGCGTGACTTGCCGACCGACTACGGCCCAGACTGGTACCCCCGCTACCGCGAGCTGCGCAACCGCGCGGACTCCGGCTACGCCCTGACGCCCGGAGAGGACGCCGAGCTGGCCGACCTGCAGGGTCAGCTCCAGCGGGAGTCCGAGTCTCTCACGAACGCCTCCGTCGCGGCCCGGTCCCTCGACGCGAGCCTCGGCAGCCGGACTGTCGCCGACGCCCTCTTCTCGCCCCCCGTCGACCGCAAGCCGCCTCAGGACGCCCCGCCCCCTCCCTCCGAGGGAGGCCCCTTCTTCGACCCGACCGGTCCGGACCGCCACCCGTGGTACGACCTGCCCGAGGTCGACCCCTACGAGATCCACGCGGCCCCCCGGCCCGAGACCTACGACGTCCTCCCGCCCTCCGAGAGGCCCTCTCGCGGCCCCGAAGGCGTCGGACCCGTACCGGTCCCGCCCGGCGGCGGGGGAGGAGAGGGAGGGCGAGAGGGACCCTCCGAGGACCGCCGCGGGCCGTGGGCTCTCGAGACGTCCACCCAGTCCCGCCTCGTCGAGATCCGGGACGCGATCCGGTCCCTGTCCAAGGGCTCCCTCGGTCGGCAGACCGGCCAGACGACCGGCCTCGGGAACGGCGGGGAGGGCGAGGACGACTACGTCCGCAGCCCGCTGACCCAGGCCGCGCTCGACGCCCTCGACCTCGCGGTGACACCCGGAGCGGGACGCAGCCGGTCGGGGAGCAACCTCGCCGGGTTCGCGAGGGGGATGCGGGGGACGTACTACCGGACCAGGGAGAGCCTCCGCAGCGTCTTCAAGGGGGCCAAGCCGAAGACCAAGGCCGCGTCGTCGGGGGCGGGGACGGCGGGCCGAGCGGCGGCAGCGTCCGGAGAAGCCGCGGCTGGAGCGGAGGCGAGTGCCCTCGCTGGTGCCGGTGCCGCGACGGCGGGCCTCGCGGTGCTGGCGGTCGCGGCGTTCGAGGCGGGGAAGCAGTCCTACGCCCTCGCCCGCGCCCAGGAGGCCGAGGTCCGGCGACTGAGCGAGTACGGTGCCCAGCAGGCGGTCGGGGTCGCCCAGCTCGACGCGAACCGGGTCCGGCGGGACATCGACACGGCCCAGGAGACCGGCGACAGCAGCCGCGGGCTGACCAAGAGCCTCGACGCCTTCGAGGAGAAGCTGCGGCCGATCGAGTCCCTCCTGACGAACATCGCGAACACGGTCGGCGGCCGGGCACTCGACCTGATCGGTCAGATTCTCGCCCCGATCTCGGACGGGGCCAAGGTCATCAACATGATCTACGACGCCCTGCCCGACTTCTGGAAGGAGGACAAGGCCGAGGACGAGGTCCCGTTCGACCGGCTCCGCAAGCTGGCCGAGGAGATGGACCGGGCGAACTTCCCGCGGTGGCCGAGCGGCCCCTCCAACGCGCCGGTCGTCGGCGGACCCGAGCCGCGGAGGTTCCCGTGAGCGTCACGTACAACGGCATCACCTTCAGCTACCCGCGGACCGAGGTCAACGTGATGAGTCCGGGGATGGACCCCTCGAGCTCGGACCAGCTCTACACGACGATCCGGCTCAAGGTCCGCGCCTACCTGAACATCGCCGCCCTCCCCTCCAACTACAGCATCGACCAGGGGAACGTCGCCAACACGCTGACGCGGATCCGCCACTACCTGACCCAGCCCCGCGCCCCGCTGTACTATGACCTGACGTCGGCCCCCGGCACGGTCGGAGCCGCCCCGATCATCAACCTGCCAGACGGCCGGGACGACGCCAACGGCCCGCTGCCGGACCCGGACGCATTCAGCGTCACCTACACGACCCCGGCGACGCTCGAGGTGACGTGGGCCTGTACCGTCAAGCTGCGGGACTGCGGCTTCGCCCTGACCTCGACCCCGCTCAGCCTCCGCTGGGAGGACACGATCGAGTTCGACCGCTACTGGAAAGCGACGTACCGGCGGGTCGGCACGATCATCATCTCGAGCCGGTCGACGATCAGCCTCGACCAGTACCGGCGGACCGTCCTCGCCCCGACCGTCGCGCCGGGGTTCGCCCGCGAGGCCGCGCACTACACGGTCTCCCGCGACGGTCTCCGCTGCGACTTCGCGTTCGTCGACGGCCAGATCCGCTACGCTCCGCCCTACCCCGCCGTCGACATGGACGTGGTCCAGCAGGAGTCGCTCCCGCTCCTCGGGGCGATGCGCAAGGGGCAGATCAACGTCTCGATGCGGGGGATGATCCACGCCAACCCGGTCGACCTCCAGAACCTGTGCACGCAGGTCGCGTTCGCCCGGCTCAACGCATCGAACCCTCTCGCCTCGAGCGGGAAGGTGATCGGGACGGCGGTCTTCCGCTCCGCGGAGGCCAAGGACTCGGTCCAGGCGGACTTCACGGTCAGCTATTCCGTCGCCCCGGACTCCAAGACGAAGGGTCAGAACACGGTCAGCACGGCGACGTGGGCGAGCGGCCTGATCGGCCTCGGCATCGCCTACCTCGCGGGGAGGCCGACCCAGCAGGGCAAGGCGACCGACCAGGTGCCGATCCTCCCGTGGGTCGGCTACGGGACCAGCCCGACGAGCCCGAGCAACGCGATCGGATTCGCCAAGTGGGCGGACCCGTCGGGCGCGATCAACGGCCCGTCCGACGGCGTCATGCTGGCCCCCGCGATCAAGCTGTTCGCCGCCCTCCTCAGCGACCCGTGCGGGGTTGACCTCAAGACGGACCCGGCCGCGGGACCCGTCGAGGTCGAGCTGCGGACGACCGACCCGAACGGGTTCAACACGGAGCTGCGGGGCGGCAACGGCGGGGCGACCCAGATCAGCACGAGCCAGCTGACCGCGTCCCTCTCGACCCTCAACGCGAGCGAGTACCCGACGACGATCAACGGCGGGGACTCCCAGGGCTCCCTCTACAGCTGGGACGGGTTGCCCGGAGCGTACGACTACTGGCAGTGCCTGAACGAGTACCTCGGCGACCCCGGCGTGCTCGTCGTGCCGACCTCGGACTCCGCCGGGACCAACGTCGCGATCGCCCACTCGTCCAGTATGACGATGCTGAGGAAGCGGTGGGCGGCGATGCGGACCGGGTCCCCGCCCCGGCTGCCCCCGACCGAGCTGACCGACCCGAACTGGGTGTTCGTCAACTCCTACGAGGGCATCCGCGAGATGCGGGTCGCCTCCGACGGCGTGAGCATGGTCTACGAGGCGTCGGGGATCTACGAGTACCAGGCCCTCGACGCGAGCAAGGTCGTCAGGGGGGCGGAGCTGCAGCCGTTCCTCGTCGCCTCGTTCTTCGAGGGTCCGAGCGGACCGGCCAACTGGGTCCAGGCGGCGACTACCGCCGTCCTCACCGCGGGTGGCGCGGGCCAGCAGTTCACGAGTCAGGTGCTCACCGGATCGGGCGGCAACCCGCTCGGCGGGAACGTCCTGCCGGGAGCCCCGAGCACGGGCAGCAGCGGGTCGTCGCGGTCGCCCTGACGAAGACACTGACAGGAGACGGTCGTGCCCCTCAACCTCACTCAGGTGTTCACCTCGCTCGGACGGGCGGGGCGGAACGCATACCTCATCGACACGGCCCAGGCCGCGCAGGGGACGCCGTTCACGCAGCTGTCCGGCGAGGCGTGGGTCAACCCGGCGTGGGTCGCCCAGCTCGCCCAGTCCTACGACGCCATGCTCCGGCAGGGGACGACGGGGATGGGCGTCTGGACGCAGGCGGTCGGGAACATCCTCCAGGGCCTCGTGGTCGCCCAGGACCCCGCCTACGGGGCCTCGCTGTCGTCCGCCCTGTTCTACCTGAACCAGGCGATGATCGCCCAGGCGGCGACGGTCAAGGAGTGCGTGATCGGCTCGACCGTGACCCCGGACTCGGGCAACGTCGGCGGGGGGACGGTCGTCGTCACGCTGGTCCGGTACGACGGCCTCATCTTCCAGAACACGGTCGCCGAGGTCAGCACGCTCCTGATCACGGCGGACTCCTACACCGGCAGCGCGACCGCGGGGTCCGAGCCGTGGCAGTGGAACGGTGCCCCGAACGTCTCCTCCTACGGGACGGGGACGCCGGTCGGGACGTGGGACTTCGACTTCCCGCAGGGCAGCGGCCAGTCCGCCTCGGGGGTCGCGATCAGCGCGTCGGTCGACGGCTCGCAGACCGCGAACATGACGACGAACGGCGACTTCGAGGACTGGTCGGTCGCCCTCAGCGGCCCGTCCTACTGGTACCTCGAGACCGGGACGTGGGGCACCTCGATCGAGCGGTCGGGCACGGCCCTCGGCGGCACCTACTCGGTCCAGTTCAACGCGGGGGCGACGCTCAACGCCCTGACCCAGCAGTTCGACTCGTCGGACGCGACGGGGGCGACGGCCGGGACGGTCGCGACGATCACCGCGTTCACGCCGTACCTCGTCAACCTCTGGACCAAGGCGACGGGCGTGATCAGCGGCGGGGTCCTGACCGTGAGCCTCGTCGACTCGACGGGGACGGTCCTGCAGAACCAGGCCGGGGTCAACCAGAGCCAGACCCTCGCCCTGACCGGCCTGTCGACGAGCTGGGTCGCCCGGTCGTTCGCGTTCCAGACGCCGGTCGTGCTCCCCTCGAACGGCATCGTCCGGCTCAAGATCAAGGTCACGACGGCCCTGGCGGGGGCGAACCTGCTCGTGGACGACGTCTGCGTCTGCCAGCCCACCAGCCTCTACCCCGGCGGCCCCTCGATCGCGGTCTTCTCGAACCCGGCGACCCCGTTCGAGGCCCGACCAGACCCGGACGGGTTCACGCTGACGTTCACGAACGACCGCGGCGGGGCGACGTACGGTGCCACGTTCCAATGTCTTATAAGTAGGTTGTTTCAGACCCCAGGACTCATTCTTCCGTACGACGCAAGTCCTACAATCTCAGACTCGCTTATCACTACTCCGTAACATGTTTCCAAGATTGTTTTCTAACAATCCCGACTACGGTGGTGTAATGAAGATTAAACTCCCTGCCGACAGCCGAGAAGTTACGAAGAACTTTGTATCGGGCTCTTATAGCTCGAACCTTGGTTTCGGTCAACTTAGCAAATCCGTTGCGTTCTCCCCGAGCAGTAGTTCCGTGTTCATCGCGGTCCTTGGCGTTATCCTTTGCAGAACCCCACCGAAGGTTGATCAAACGGTTATTGCTTGGATTTCTGTCAGGAAAATGCCGAGCCTCGGCTCCGAAGAATGGCGGAGGTCCTTCGAACGCCGTCAGTATCAAAACATGAAGGCCGATTTGTCGTCTTTTGCCGTCTTTGTAGAAGCAAATTCCAGCATACTCGTCCTTCCGCCGCGACAATTCTTTCCACACAGTACCGGTTCTATATCGAACTCCAACACGTCCCTGACCAGAAGGCGTGTACAGTTCGAGACGAGTCCACGAACTTCCGTCGTCTCCGACGCGGTGATCGGGAAATCCCATGAATGCGAGGGTTCGGTAACAAACATCAGTCTCAGGGTCGTAGGAGAAGGACGTAGAATTATCCGTAGATATGACAGCCTCCGTAAAAGGTTGTTGCGTTCAGAGCACGGTAGGAGGTGGTACTTCTACCGTGCTCGATCTAGTATACGCCAGACCCTCGTGAGCCGCCTGTTCCAGACGCCGGGGCTGATCCTGCCCTACGCGAGCGTCCCGACGATCGCCGACACGCTGATCACGGGGGCCTGAGAGACGGTAGAATGACCCTACGGAGGCTCCTCACATGCCTGTAGCAGTAGTCGACACCTCGACCGACGGTGCCACCCTCGTCGCCGCGCCGTCCCAGGCGATGGGAGTGGACCGCCGCATCGTCATCCTCGGTTACGACCTGACCTCGGCGGGGCAGGTGGACGTGACCCTGAAGTCCAACACGACCACGATCTCCCCGACCAACGCGATGGACGCGACGACGGGTGGGGGGATCGTCATGCCGGTCAGCAACGACAGCGACCTGATGTGCGCCCCCGGTGAGGCCCTGAAGATCGGCCTCAGCGCGGCGGTCAACGTCAAGGGGACGATCCGCTACGCCCTCAGATGAGTCCGAACCGAGGTCCGAACCATGGCTGTGTCGTTCTCCAAGTTCCAGTCGTTCGTCCAGAACCTTGGGCGCAAGGTGTTCAACTTGAACGCCGACACGCTGAAGCTGGCGTTGTCAAACACGGCACCGAACGCGGCAACAGCGAACCAACTCTCGGACATCACGCAGATCTCCGCAGCGAATGGCTACTCGTCGGGAGGAGCCACCGTCGCCGGTACCGCCTACTCTCAATCCGGCGGGACGGCCACGTTGATCGGTAACGCCGTAACGTTCACGGCCAGCGGCGGGGCGATGGGCGCGTTCCGCTACGTCGTCCTGTACGACGACACGGCGACGAACAAGGAGTTGATCGGGTATTGGGACTACGGCTCCAGCATCACGCTCAACAGCGGAGACTCGGCTGTGATCAAACCATCCGGCTCCACGACCGGCGGAAGTATCTTGACAATCTCATGAACATCACCGGTCACGAAGCAACCATCGAAATCACCACACAGGAGAACGTTATGCAACCGCTGGCTGTCGATTACCCGCCGAACGATGTGGACTGCAACGTGATCGCTAACACGGGCATCCCGTTCGGCGCGGCGTTCGGCGACGACCTGTTCAACCTCTGCACGATCCCTGCGGGGTGGTACGCCGTCCCGGTGACGCAGCCGCAGTACGGCTCCGTGTCGTTCGCGTCGAACAACGAGGGCTGGCAGTACACCGGGGGCTCGACGCTGCCTTCGAGCAACACGCCGGACCCGTTCACCTACCGCCTGACAGACGGCAACGGCAACTACAGCAACACGGCCACGATCACTCCGTTGATTCTCGTCGAGGTGTGATCCTGTGGCGACGAGCGGACCGAACCAATCCGGCGCGGTGGCGGAGTTCGACGACGGGTGGAACCCGTTCTCGAACGTCGCCAACGCGATCACGTTCGATCAGGTCTATGCGAGCGTGACGCTGGATGCGTCGTTCGACACTGCGCTCTCCAACTTTCTTGACTACACGACGCTCGGCACGTTCACGGGGGTCGGATCGGGCGATTCCGTCACGGCGATACTCGTCGAGGTCGCGGGAAAGAGAACTGGTACAGGTGGTTCACGGATCGCAAACATTCAATTGATCGTCGGCGGTACGGTGGTCGGAAACTCGGTAGGAGTGGCAAGTTCGGCATTCGGAACTTCCGAGTCGTATGTGTCGGCGGCGGGCGGGTCGGTGTCGATCGCCAGCTTGGGAACGACGCTGACCGGCTCGCAGTTGACCAGTACGTTCGGCGTGCGGGTGCAATTCGACAACCCGAGTGGAAATGACACCCTCGAAATCGACGCTTGCCGCGTCACGTTGACTTATACCAGTGGCACAGTTTACACCATCGACGCCACAGCGGGGGCGTTCTCTGAGGCTGGTCAGTCCGCCGACATCCTCGCGGCCCGGAACATCGACGCATCCGCCGGAGCGTTCATCGAGTCCGGACAGACGACGGACATCCCCGTCACTCGCGATGTAGACGCCTCTGCCGGGACGTTCACGCTCGCTGGTCAGTCGGCGGACGTCGTCGTCAACTCGACTGGAGGGGGTCGCTCGCGACTGACACTGCTTGGAGCGACTTGACGACGGGGACGTAAGATAGATACCGTAGGAGGGTCTCGTCATGGCGACCTGGGTTGCGGAGGTCGGGGTGACCTCGTGGACGGTCTCGAACTGAGGTGACTCATGGCGGAGCTTGCACTGGTCAGCGGGACGGCGACGAAGTCGGCCGGGAGCCGTCAGCGGTTCTCCATGGACTTCGGCAACATCCAGCAGCTGATCGACGGCTACACGATCGTCGGGACCCCGACCGTCTCGGCCTCGCCGTCGGGACTGACGATCTCGGGCGTCCAGCTCGACTACAGCTACCAGGTCTCGGCCCTGTTCGCCGGGGGGACCGTCGAAGTCGACTACACGGTGACGTTCTCGATCACGCTGAGCGACCCGGACGCGACGATCATCAGCCGCAAGGCGACCCTCTCAGTCGTGGCGGGGTGACTTATGCCGATCGCGGGGATGGGAGCCCACACCTGGCCAGACAAGATCCTCCCGAAGGTGGTGGACCGGATCGTCGGCAGCGTGAAGAGCCTCCAGAAGGACCGGGTCTTCCAGTCCCTGTTCTCGGACCAGGCCCACCTCCAGTTCCCGGTGGCGGACCGGTTCGTGACGCTGCGGATCAACGAGTTCCCGGTCGACAACCGGTACGTCGACGGCGGCGGGAGCATCAACACGCAGTTCGACTCCCGACTCGTGGTCACGGCGTTCGTCCGGCTCGAGGCCGACCCCGAGGAGAAGTCGACGGTGAACATGCAGGACGAGGCGGCGGGCGTCTACCGGTTCCTCCGGCAGATCGCAGCCTGCCTCCAGACGTGGGACGGCCCGACCGACCCGGACTCCGGACTGAGCATGCTCAACCGGCCGATGCGGCTCGACCCCGGCTTCCGCGTCGAGAGCAAGAACGGCAAGGACGAGAGCCGGTGGACGGTCTGCCCGATGCACTTCGAGCTGCCGTTCGTCTCAGACCTCGGCGTCCCCTACCCGAGCTAGACAGGAGCATCCCATGCGCCTACGTGTCGAACGACTGGAAGACAAGCTCACGCCCGCGACGTTGGATTTGGTGGGTGGCGTGCTGACGTTCACGGACAGCGGCACTGAGGCGAACAATCTCACGGTGGCTGTCGGTGCGGGTGTGTACTCGTTCAACGATTCGTTAACGCCGATTGCCCTCGGAAGCGGCGCAATCGCAGCGGGATACAAGGGCAGCGGCACGAGCACCATCAGCGGGCCGGAGACGGGCGTTGACGGGCTTACGTTCAATCTCGGCGGCGGATCGAATACCGTTAATCTTCGCTCCACCAACGACCCGACGACGATCAACGGCCAGACAGGGGCGAGCACTGTCTACATCTGCTCGAACGCTCCGAGTCAAACGGGTGACATGAGCCTGATCCAAGCCTCGGTGACGGTGAACGCGGGCTCGGCAACGAACCTATGGGCGAGCGATTACACCGGGCAGAGTCGGCCTGATCCTGTCCACGTCACTTCCAGCGGCATCACCGGCCTTTCTCCTTACGCCATCAACCTCACCGGCACTCTGAGCAACCTCCGGATCAGCGGATCGAACACGTCAAGCCTCCCGGAAACATTCATCATCGACGGCGCGCCGTGCAAGCAGTTCGCGCTCTACACCTATGGCGGCGTGGATGACGTGCAGGTGAACGCGAATGTAAAGGGCAACATCGACCTCGGGGCTGGTGATGATCTGCTCACGGTGCTGGCTGGCGTGACACTGACAGGAAACGTGCAGACGGGGCAGGGCTCGGACACGGTGAACTACGGTGGCCCGACTTACGGCGACATCACGGGGCTGGTGATCTGATATGGCGATCAAGGCGTTTGATGGATTTGAAGGTGGAGTGACGACATCCACCATTCTTACAGGGACGGCATCGCTGGTGACGACGCCGACGCGAGGGGCGTGGTCCACTTATGCAGTCCGATCCAACCCCACAACAACAGGAACGGGATACTACACCGTTTTTGGCTCCAACGGGGCTGTTTTAGCGACTACGGTCGATCTTGGAGCGATTTCATATTTCACGTTTTACTTCTACGTTTTAACTCTTCCGGCCAGTGGAAATGAAGAGTTCACTGCTATCCGCGCGACTGGCGGCGCAGTCGCAAAGATGGAGTTGCGCATTGACTCGACCGGCGTGATTTCTGCTTATAGCGGCACTACTTTGATTGCCACAGGAACGACAGTATTGTCTTTGGCGACGTGGTACAAAATCCAGATCAAGTGTGGAACTGGTGCGGGAGCAGCAGTCGAGTGGAAAGTAAACGATGCCGTGGACGGGAGCACAACTGCGACTCTTACCGTCAGTGCCACCAATTGCATCCGGCTTGGGAAGTCCACAAACCGAAACGGCAATTCCGTCGATTTTTATTTCGACGATTGCATTGTGAGCGATTCCGATTACGTCCCTGCCGTTCAGGTTGCTAGGCTGATTCCAGACGCAGACGGAACGTACCAAACTTTCACAGTCGGTGCTGGTTCAGGCAGTCACTATCAAATCGTAGGGCAAGTTCCTCCCGATGTGTCTTTCACGACAAGTTACTTGGTTTCGCCAAATGTCATTGGAAACGCCGAGACTGAGGCACTTCAACCCGCGTCAACCAAGTACATCGGCGGCACGATCTTGGCAGTATCGCCGTTTATCATCTTTACAAGAAACGGCTCATTGAACGGGTCGGTACTTGTTCGTGTTCGTTCAGGATCGACCAATAGCGACTCGGCCGCCGCGTCTTCATCCACTGCTGTTGCATATTCATCGCGAATGATGGAGACGGACCCGAATACAGGAGTGGCGTGGACTGCCAGCGGGATTGATGGTGTCGAAGTCGGTCTTGTCGAGCAATTTGCTACGAGCGCAAATCGGACGAAGATGGGCTCGGCGTTTTTGATGGTCGCATACGACAACCCAGCCCCAACCAACTCCGTCGCCCCGTCCTGCACGCCATCAAGCGGCACCGTGAGCGACACGTTCACCTTTGCTCCGGGCACTTGGACGGGTAGCCCCACAAGCTACGAGACTTCGGTGAGCGTGGACGGGGGGGCGTACTCCGTCATCGATACGTCCGCAGGCGGCACACCGGCGAAGACCGGGACGCAACTCGGCGGCCCCGGCACCATCGCAACGCGGGTACGCGCCCAAAACGCGGGCGGGTGGAGCGGGTATGTCGCGGGGACGACGTTGACGGTGACGGCGGCCGGAGGAGGCCGGTCTCGTCTCCTGCTCATGGGAGCGACCTGACCGGTAAGATAGTCCCTAGTCGCCGACGGGCGGCCCACTCCAGCCGGGGTCTACGGGAGTCCGACCGTGGCCCGCCGAGACACTCCGGTCTTCGTCTGCGACGCCGCAGGCTGCAGGTCGACCTGCACTCTGTCCCCCGCGTCGAGCGTCGAGACCCTCACCGACCAGCTCACGAGCCGTGGCTGGCTCGTCCAGCCTCCCCGGTCCGGCCGGGCGGGGTCGGTCGAGAGGCACTTCTGCCCCGGCTGTAAGACCCAGATCGAGTCCCCCGAAGAGGGGAGCTGAGCCTTGCCGCCCCTCGCGATGCCCTCCGGGAGGATGACGTTCGCCGACGTCGCGTTCACCCAGCCCGACCCCGAGCTGATGATCAAGCTCGACCGGTGGTGGGACGAGAACGCGCCGGAGCTGTGGCGTCACCCCGGCTACTCCACCGAGCGTCTCCACCACCTGCCGGTCCCCGACCGGCCGAACGGTGCCCTCCGCGCCCGGCTCAACACCCTCTACTGGCCGACCGGGGCCAGCCGGTGGGGGTGCATGTACGCCCTCATGAACGGGACTCAGGTCCAGGCGGTGTGGACCGCTCTGGGGACGAACCCGGCCGCGTTCGGCAGGCTCAAGCTGACCGAGACGTTAGTCGGGATCGCGAACGGCCAGCGGGTGAGCCGGACCGGGACCCGCGAGTTCGAGATGTGCATGCTCGACGCCCGGCCGCTGATGGTCGGGTCGACGCTGTCCGCACGCACGCAGGTCCAGGGGACGAACCTCCGGATCGACCTCGACGACCCCCTGATCGTCTACCCCGACGGCGGCTACGCCCCCCAGGAGTCGGACCGCGGCAAGACGATCACGATCTCGGGGCCGAACCCGCCGTTCACTCCGGGGACGTACGAGATCGTCTCGGTCGTGCCGGGCGGGTGGGCTCTCGACGTCGTGCCGGGTACCGCGGGCTCGGTCGGCGGCCAGTGGACGAGCGAGCTGACCCAGACGACGCCCGACTACAGCCGCCGCCTCTACCTCGTCACGCTCGTCGACCGCCGGTACTACTGGTGGCTGCGGCCCCTGTCCTACACGTTCGAGCCGGGCGACTCGTGGGAGACGCTGCTCGAGAGCGTGTACTCCGCGATGGGCGGGGTCGGGCTGACGGTCGACCCGGTCGCTGCGGCCTACGGCGACCCCCAGCCGCTCCGCTGGACGGTCCGCAACCGCCCCCTCCCCCTCGTCATGGACGCCGCGGTCGCCTCCTGCGGCCTCCGCCTCGCGTACTACGGGGACGACACGGCCCGCGCGATCGGACCCCGCGCCGCCTACCAGGTCTCGGTCTCCCAGCACCTCGGGTTCTACGGGAACGGAGACCTCGTCCTCGGCGGCCTCGCGAACCTGCCCTCGACGAGCGGGAACCTGCCCGAGGCCGTCAGCGTGACGTTCTGGGGTGACGTCCCGACCGCGACCAGCAATACCCTCGCCTCCCTCGCCCTCCCCGAGTTCGGCTCGTACGTCGGCAACGCGGGGGCCAAGGCGTTCGTCGGGGTCGACCAGCGAGCGGGGCAGACGACCCCGGCTCCGGCGAGCGTCGCCACCCAGGTCGCCACGGACTACTACCTCTGGTGGCTGAGCCTCGTCGACGCGACGTACCGGGGCGTCCAGCCCGCGGAGCCGACCGGCCTCGAGGACCGCATCGAGTGGGAGTGGGTGCCCGGCCGTCGGCCCGCGATCCGGCCGGAGGACGCGAGGGACCCCGTCGACCCGATCCTCCCGGCGGACCGGATCCTCACCCGCGTCGTCCCGCTCGACTGGCACGACCGCAACCTCTACGGCGACCGCCCCCCTCCCGGCTACACCTACGCAGTCGAGCTGGACTCAAAGCACGAGTACGAGGACCGGTGGAAGGCCACGATCCAGGTCGCCGACCTCGCCTCGGGGGAGCTGGTCGACGGCCCCCAGCTCGGCTGGAGCGAGGACGAGTACGTCCTGTACGGCCGCGCGGGGCTGACGGCGGGGGCCTACGGGACGGCGGTGCCCGACCCGCTCCTTCCCGACCGGTGGGCGTTCGTCCCCGGCTCGTCCGCGTTCGCCGGCATCGTCCGGCTGATCCAGTCGGGGTCGGGCATCGACGGCGGCACGGCGTGGGGCGCGAAGCTCATGCACGAGGTCGCCGGGAACGTCGTCACCTCGACGACCTGGCTCGGGGACGTGAGTGCCGCCCCGTGGGTGCTCTACCCGACCGAGAAGGGGTACGACGGCCGCGACGGGTTCCCGGAGGCAGGCGACCTCGTCGACGCCTTCCCGGACCCGGACCGGTCGGGGCGGTGGCTGTTCGTCCCGAAGACGATCAGTCCCAGCGACTGCGGGCAGTGCTCGTGGCTGGCCAACCTCCCGCACGAGACCTGCCTGCTGTTCGAGCAGCTGGGCGGCGGCTCCGACGGCATGTGCAACTGCTTCCCAGTCAAGTCCGAGACCGTGATGGTCTATCACGAGGGGGCACCGGCCGGGTGGCGCGGGATCGAGATGGGGACAAGCTGCTGCGGCTGCGGCGGCATGATCTTCAACGTGACGACCGGCAGCGAGGACTACGACGCCACGCTCCAGATGTACCGCTACCACGTCGGCTGCGGCGGGGGGTCCGGCTCGGGGTCGGTCTTCACGAAGAACCTCAAGCTGGAGTGCTGCGGGACGGACGTCCTCGGCCGCAAGTTCGCGGTCTTCAGCGGGTGGGGGACCGACCCGTGCGAAGGCACGCCCGCGGGCTGCGACAACTCGTTCCTGATCCGCATCACCTGCGGGACGTGCCCGACGACGAGCTGCACCTGTGACGCCTGCCTCGTCTGCTGCGAGGGGCAGACCCCGCTCGGCTTCTACGGCGACTTCTTCTCCTTCCCCGACGACAACTACAACGGGTACTGGTCCTACGCCCCGGTCTTGGGTGAGAACTGCATCTGGCGTGCGGCGTGCGACGAGTATACGTCCGAGCTGGTGCTGACGACGGAGCTGGTCGGTCCTGCCATCGTGGTCAAGGCGACCCTGACTCACGGCACGTCGGTCTACACGGCGACCGACTGGAACTGCTGCGAGGGCGGCGACCTCACCAAGGAGAGCGGGGACGGTCCGGCCACGGTCGCCCTCGGCCCGCTCAAGGTCAACGGCGAGTGCCCGGAGTGCGTCAAGGTCTGGCCCGACGTCCTGTACATGGAGTTCTACGACATCGTCGAGTCGGGCCTCGCCGTCTTCCCCTACCCAGCGAACACCCCGATCGCCATGTCCAAGGTCGCTGGAGTCTGGACGCCGACGACGGGGTGGCAGGACGACGACACGGGGCTGTGCAACCGCTTCAACTGCGACGCCGGGGGTCTGCCCGGCTGCGAGGGGTTCGGGTCGAACGGCGGCGCGATCGGCACCAACGGCACGCAACTCGACTGCACCTGTACGCCGATCTTCAACGAGGAGTCGTTCCTCTACATGAACACCGGGCCGAGCGAGAACGTGCCGTTCAGCGCGTGTCCCGTCGGCGGCGGCGGCAACGTGGGCATGATCGGCGACACCATCAGCTACAAGGTCCGGGTGATGGAATGAGCGAGGGACGATTCGTCGAGGAGGTGGGCCGGGTCCTCAGCGGACGCGCCCTCGCCGTCTACGACCGCAAGTCGGGGCTGCCGGAGTGGAAGCGCGAGGCGTACCTCCGCATCCTCAAGGGGGAGCGACCGGCCCCGCCCCCTTCCCAGGCCGCGACCCCCAACCCGGACGAGTGCCCGTACCTCGAGCCGGGGGCGAGGCGGAAGGTCGGCTGCCTGCCGTGCCGGAAGCGGGCCAAGACCCTCGGGGTGGACGCCTTCCGCTGCGCCAAGTACGACTGCCTGACGACGCTCGAGGAGCCCGGAGAGGGGGCGGAGCGGTGCTGCCGGTCTTGCCCGGACAACCCGGCGAACGTCCGGCGGACCGCGAGGACGGTCGAGGTCGTCCGGGGGTTCCGCCCCTCCGCCTCCCCGGTCCGGTGCGAGGGGTGCTCCGCGGATCTCGGGACCGTCCATCTGCTCTACCACCTACTGCCGGTCGCCGAGAACGACGTGTGGCTCCGCAACCTCTCGGAGCTGGCCGCGAGGTCGAGGCTGTTCACCGGTCGCAAGCTGTTCGCGGTCATGACGGGGGGCGGCGAGAGGTTCGTCCGGGGCAAGAGGCAGGGCGGACGCAGGACCGAGTTCACGCTCGTCGACCTCGACCTGGTCCGGCGGAACCTTCCCCCCGACGCCGAGGTCCTGCCGGTCCCGAACGACCCGGAGCTGCGGGAGGTTGCCTCGTGGGGACCCCTGTGGGACGGCCTGCTCGGGGGACCCTGCTCGGACTCCGACCGGGTCTTCTACGCCCACGCCAAGGGGGTCACGCGGGACGAGCCGACGACCCGGCTGTGGACGGAGCGGATGTACTCGGTCAACCTCGACCACCCCCGCCTCGTCGCCGAGGGTCTCGCCCGCCACGACGTCGTCGGGGCGTTCCGCAAGGTCGGCCGGTGCTTCGACTCCCGGAGCGAGTGGCACTACTCCGGGTCGTTCTTCTGGTCCTCCGTCGGGACGATGCGGGAGGCCCTCGAGAGGCGGCCGGTCGCCCGCAAGTGGTGGGGGAATGAGGCCTGGCCCGGCTCGGCGTTCCCGGTCGAGCGGAGCGGGGTCCTGTTCGGGGACGGGGGCGGCGGCACGGACCTGTACCGGCAGGCGGAGTGGGACCGGATCGAGCCGGAGTACCGGGCGTGGCTGGAGGGGCACCGATGACGGGGTCGAGACCGTTCCGCCACTGGGTCGCCCCGTGGACCTGCCCGACCGTCCCGACGACCGCGATCCCGACGGCGGACTGGGCTGGCTGGGAGGCCCGCTACGACAACGACCTCGAGCGGGGGAAGCGGACCTGCCGCGGGGACGTCGGCCGCGTCGAGCTGACCCGTCCCGATGACGCGGAGCGGTGGTCGTCCCTGACCGGCATCCCCGGACTGGGCCTGGACCGGAGCGAGTACGGCGGGGGGCTGCAGGTCACGGCCCCCGGCGGCTACCTCTGCTGTCACCTCGACTATGACCACCACCCCGTCGTCCCGGCGAGGCGTCGCGCCCTGTCGGTCGTCGCGTTCCACAACTTGGAGTGGCGTCCGGAGTGGGGCGGCGCGCTGGTCCTCTGCGACCCGAGCGGCGAGCCCGTCGTCCGGATCCTCCCCGAGCCGGGGAGGGTGGTCGCCTTCGAGTGCGGCGACCTGAGCTACCACGGCGTCGAGGAGGTGACGGGTCCGGTCGACCGGGTCACCACCGTCTCGTCCTACCTCGTGCCCGCGGGTCGCACCCGCGCCCTGTTCGTCCCCAACCGGAGGCCGCGATGAGGTGCCTGATCTGCGGCTCGACCGAGGTCCGTCCGGTCCCGTTCCCGCTGCCGGAGAACGAGCCCAAGTTCGTCCGGTGCGGCCTGTGCGGGTCGGACACGAGCCCCCTGCGGTACGAGGACCTTCGCCACCACTACAACACGGCCAACGCAGTCGGGCACATCGCCAACGGCGGGACGATCGAGGACATGCGGAGGTACTGCTCGGGGAACTGCGAGTGGTTCGACCGGGCGGGGGTCGGCGACCTGCCGAGGACGTTCCTCGACGTGGGGAGTTGCGACGGGTCGGCCCTCGACAACATGCGGGCTCAGGGCTGGACGGTCCAGGGGTTCGACGTGCTCGTGCCGCCCGACGACCGCCACCCGGTGCTGACCGCCGAGGAGTTCCGGGCCGACCTGTTCCCGACGACGTTCTCTGCCGTCCTCAGCCGCGAGGTGATCGAGCACGTCCCGGACCCCCGCGAGCACCTCCGCCAGCTCGTCGCCGCCTGCTCGCCGGGGGGCCTCGTCCAGGTCCAGACGCCCCGACCGTACCACGAGTGGAACCCGCTCCAGTATCAGACCCTCCACCTCTGCGTGATCGCCCCGCTCGCCCTGCAGGACATGCTGCGGACGGCGGGGCTGACGGTCGTCGACCGGATGATCTGGCCGGAGGGGCAGGCGTACCTGTGTCGTCGGTGAGTCACTCGCTCGGCCGCTCGTCGTAGACGTACACCAGCTCGCGAATTGCGCGGGTACAAGCTACATACCAAAGATGCTGTTCCTGACCGCGAGCCCACTCCGTCTTCGCCATCGGATGAGGGACCGAGGCCCGCTTGAGCTGGAGCAGGTAGACCCGGTCGGCCTCGAGCCCCTTCGCCCGGTGGATCGAGCTGAGCCGCACGCCGGGGGACGCCTTGTCGTCGGTAAATACCGCGTCGATCCTCGCCAGCACCTCCGCGACGGTCGAGGACCCCTCGAGGAAGGCCGCGACGCACTCCCGCTTGTCGTCGAGGTTCATCAGCTTCGCCTCGGACGGGTTCCGCTTCGCGTTCTCCTTCGCGGTCTCGGCCGCGTGCCAGTCGTCCAGCTTGCCGGACAGCTCGGCGACGTCGGTCGCGCTCAGCTTCTTCACCAGCGAGATCAGCCCGGCCCCGATGTTGCGGCCCTGGATGTTCGCCTTGCGGCCCTGCCGGATCAGCTTGAACGCGGTGCTGACGAGCGGGGCGTTGCAGCGGCACAGGACGAAGTCGCCGTCACGGACCTCGGCGAGGAACGACTGGGAGTCCGGCACCGTCTTACCGGGGTACCGGGCCTCGCGGACCAGGCCCTCGGGGTTGGACTCGTGGGCGGACAGGTCGGCGACGACCTTGTTGGCCTCGCGGACGATCGCCCGGCCGCAGCGGCGGGTGACGGTCAGGGGCAGCTCGACGCACCCGCGGTCGGTCGCCGTCAGCTCGCGGCCGAGCCGGTCCATGCTCTCGGCGTCCGCCCCGGCGAACCCGTAGATGGCCTGCTTCGGGTCGCCGCACAGGACCAGCCGCCTGCCGGACTTCCGGGCGAGGGCCTGCTGGCAGCGGTTCCAGTCCTGCACCTCGTCGCCGAGCAGGAGGTCGTACTGCTGGCAGGGGAGGTCGAGGACGACGGGGAGCCAGACCATGTCGTCGAAGTCCAGACAGCCGTCCCGCCGGACGTCCTTGCAGAGCTCGACGACCTGGCGGGTCAGGGACAGGACCTCGCCGTGGTTGCGGCCCGTGTCGACCTCGTAGTACGAGACCAGCTCCTCGAGGGCGTCGGCGTCGCTCGGGTCGACCAGGTTCATCTTGACGAGCCCGACGAGCTGCTCGACCGCGGAGATCAGCCCCGGCTTCCGCTGGCAGAGGTCGCGGAACCGCTCGCGGGGCTCCTGGATCTTCGAGCTGCCCACGAGCTCGACGACCATGTTCGAGACCCGGTACGAGTTGACCCGGACCCGGCCGAACGCCTTCGTGACCGCCTTGAGGCCGAGCGAGTGCATCGTGGACGCCTCGCAGCCCGCCGGGATCCGTCGGGCCAGCTCCTCGGCGATGCTCTTGTTGAACGCACAGAACAGGATCGTCGAGACCCTCCCCCGGCTCAGCTCCATGGACCGCCACACGGCCTCCTGCTGCGGGGAGGGCGTCAGCGTCGACGGGAGGCCGCGGACCCGCTTGAGGCCCTCGACGAGCGTCGTCGTCTTGCCCGACCCGGCCCGAGCGGTCACGATGAGGTGCGGGGCGTCGTCGGTCGTCCGCTGGGCGAGTCGGGCTGCGAGACCGCTAACCGTTGAACTCGTCGATGCCGGGGCAGCACTCTTCGCAACCACTGCCGCCGCAGGTGTCGCAGTCGAGGTCGTGAGCCCCGAGGAGGTAGGGTCCGAGCTATCGTCACCCTCCTCGGTCTTTAGTGCGTCGTAATTCTTGGCGATGAAGTCGTGTCGCTCAGTATGGTCCTTGATCGACTTCATCTGCTTGGTAAGCGGTCCCTCCGGCTTGCGGCCGAACAGCTCACCCCACGTCACGTCCGAGTCGCCGACCTTCCGCTCGTCGCCGGGGTCCTTCGCACTGGCCTTAGTAGCTCCCAGGAAGGTCGTCGGCGAGCTGGAAGGTGCCTCGGCTGACGGCGTAGCCGACGCGACGGGGTGAGGGGGGAGGCTCTTCTCACCCTCCGCCTTCGCCTTGCCGCGGAACTTGGCCGCGCTGCGGAATCGGGTCGTTCGCTTGGTGTTGAGGTTCGTGACGTGGTAGTGCGTCTCCGCCCGGCCCCCGAGGTTGGTCCGCTCCTCGATCCGGTCCACCCGGACCGTGACGAAGTTCCCCGACACGCGGGCTGTGTAGTGACCGCCGACCGTGATCTCGTGCTTCTTCATCGCCTGCTCCCGTTCTGAGGTTACGTTGCTCCCCTCTCTGCGTTTCACGGGCTTGAGACCGTCCGCCGCTGCGTCGCGACGGGCCGCATTAGGATAATAAGAGTATAACCTATAGACGGGAGAAGTAAAGCGGCCCCGAACATTTTCTTCAAGAAAGTTCGAGGCCGCTCGAGACAGGTCACTTCCAGTACTTCATCAGGAACGCCTCGCGGGTCCGGTCCCGCAGCTTCCGGCGTCGCCGGAGGTGCTTCAGGTTCGCGGCGTCGTACTCGGGATCGTCAGTCTGGGGGAGCGTCCCCTCTATCTCCGCCAGCTCCAGCTCGAGGCCGAGTAGGGCCTCGTAGTCCTTGCGGATCTCGACGAGCAGGTCGGTGTTCACTTCTTCCCTCCCCTCTTCGCGGGCTTGGCCTCGGGGTCGTAGTCGCCGTCGATCAGCTCGGGCTTGCCGCCGACCAGCTTGACGACCACGACGTGGTACTTTACCTTGACGAGCTGGGCGGCGACGGCGGGGAAGTCCTCGTGCTTGAACCGGAGGTACTGGAGGCCGTCGACCTTGAGCTTCGGGTCCTTGCGGCAGCCCGTGACCTTGGCGACCGTGTCGGCGTCCTTGCCCCAGACCCGGTAGTGGTCTCGGTGGAGGAACGCGATCAGCCGACCGGGCCACTCGCGTCGGGCCGCAGTCACGACCTCGCCGACGCCCTTGCCGCCCTCCTCGCCTCCGTCGGACTCCTCCCGGATCGCCTCGACCTCGGCCTCGACCTCGGCGACCAGCTCCTCCGTCTCCTCCGGCTCGACGGCCTCCTCGCCCTTGGGGGTCTGGACCGTCACCGCGTCGCGGGGCTCGCCGAGGTCGATCCCGCCGCAGGTCGGGTTGGCAGTCAGGATCCGCACGTCGTCCTTCAGCTGGTAGTGCTGCTCGCCCAGGTGGACCTCCGGGTCGCTCTCGACGAACCCCTTGAAGCCGGGGTCCGCGAACCGCCGCCACGCCCTGACGATCACCGCGGTCCGCTCGGCGGTGTTCCGCACGGAGCCGGTCGTCGGGTCGCCCGCCATCGCGTAGCGGACCTCCTGGAACTCCAGGCTCCCGGCCAGCTTACTCATGAACTCTTCCGCCCGCTTGTAGAGCGTCCAGTCCAGCCTCCGCTCGCTCGGCGCGGGCTCGGCGAGACGGTACGCCTCCTGGTCGGAGCGGCCGGAGCCCATCAGGTACATCAGGGCGGACATGTAGCCGAGGCTGAGGTATCGGCTGAGGCGGTTGTCCTCGACGACCCGGCCCCCCTCGGTCTTGACGTTCTCCTTGACGACGTGGCGGAGGCACCGGATGAGCCGCGGGTGGCGGTCGAGGTGGTCCAACGCCTCGGCGTGTGTGCGGCGGGGAGCCCAGGCGTCCATCCCGGCCCCGGTGCGGTGCCAGTGGAACCGGATCGCGTAGTCGGCGGCTCGGGCCATCAGCTTCCGCCGGGACGGGGGCTCATCGGCGAAGTGCTCGCTGCGGTACAGGACGTCGCCCAGCGAGCGGGGGTCGCCGACGTTGATCGAGTTGGCGACCGCGTCCGACTCGTCGATCCCGGTCACCACCACGCACTGCATCGTCACCGGCTCCGGCCAGTTCTTGACCCAGTGGCCGTGCGTCTCGGCGTCCCGTCGCCGCCGCTGCTCGGCGAGGACGAGGGAGATCAGCCGGTGCTGGCCGTCCATCGTCTCGCCGTACCGGCCGATGATGACCGTCTCGCCGTTGAGCTGCCACCGCCGCTGGAGGTGCTCCTGGACATACTTGTCAGCCAGGGCGGGTCGGTAGCTCCGGTTCTTCAGGTTGTTCTTGAGCCGGACCTTCTTGCCGTACTCGTCGACGAGGAAGTAGTCGGAGCCCCAGTCCTCGCCCTCGGGCTCCTCCTCCCACCCGAGCAGGTGCTTGGCCTGCTCGACGGTCAGGGCGTTCTCGCCCTTGAAGACCTCCGCCTCCTCGGTCTCGTACAGGACCTCGCGGGGGGTCTCGCCCAGCTCGGGCTCGTCGTCCGGCTTGTCCTTCTTCGGCTTCATCGGGGGCATCGTCGTCTCCGTAGTTCAGGGTTTGGGGTTCAAGTTAGTAGTTCGTCTTGATCTTGGTCGCGAACCCTTTCAGGAACGCCAGTTCGTACACCTCTTGAGCGGTCTTGGACACGAGGACGAGGTTGGCCGCGGACCCGGGCCCGTAGTCGACTCGCGTCCGGCGAGGGTGTCCCTTCGACTTCGGTCCTCCGGGGGTACATCGGACCGGGCGGGATCTCCTTCAGGTCGACGATGGCGGTGATCGTCTCGGGGTCGAGGTAGACGGTCTCGCCTTTGAGACTCTCGAGCTTGAGGGCGATTCAGTCTCCGACCACCGCGGTCTCGGCGCGGAGGAGGGTGGGCTCGTCGTAGGTCACGCGGCCGAGGCGGTCGATCCGCATCGCCGAGTCGCGGCCTCGATAGAGGATCTCGGTCTCCTCGTCGGTCAGGTCGAGGACGGTCTGGACGTACCCGAGGGTCACCTCCCGCTCGATCCACGCCCGATACATCACGCTGACCTCGCTCAGCCGGTTGAGCCGGTGGATCGCGGCCATCGCGCTGACCGACCGCTTGGGCCGGGGCGGGAACGGGGCGGGCAGCCGCAGGACGTCGGGAGAGACCTCGTCACCGGGCTCGGGGGCGAAGGCGTCGGTCTCGGGGAGGACGACGGGGCGACCTCTGAGGGCCTCGCCGAGGGTCACGAACGGGTCGTCAGTCTGGGCGGTCATGGCGATTCTTCCTGTTGAATCGTTGGTGGAGGTAGTCCGCCGCTCTCTCGTAGCGGCGTGCGATCTGCTCGATCGGCTTGGGCGTCGGGAGGGCGAACGCGGCCCGGACCGTCGTTGCGTGACGGAGGAACCGGGCGGCGAGGGCGAGTGAGAACACGTCAGGAGTCCTCGAGGGTCTTGCGAAGAAAGGCCCACACCTCATCGGTGGTCGCAAACTTGACGTCGAGTGAGTACTCGCTCTTGACGAACTCTCCCGACTTCCAGTCCCAGATCCAGTTTTCGACGGTATTGTCGTCGCGGACGCGGAACTCCATGCATCCGCCAGCGTAGTTCAGGACGAACTCCATAGCGTCTCCTCACATCCGGTATCCGGCTCGCTGCCGGAGGAACCGGAACAGGCCTTGGGCGACGGCCGGAACGCACACGCGGTCCTCGACCACCGTCAGCCCCTGGTACTTCCTCACCCGCACTCGCTCGCCGAGCGGGGTGAACACGTAGCGTCGTCCCTTCGGTCCGGTCAGCCGGTACGCGGGTCGCATGTCAGGCTCCTCACTTGTAGGTCAGCATGACGAGGGACTTTTTGCCGGCGACGTCGGCCAGCTTTGCGAGTCCGGCCTTGGTGTGCGGCTCGACGGCCAGGACCGTCCCGTGACCTATCCGACGACCGCTCTGGTCGTGGTGATAGTCGCTCTCGTAGCCGACCTTCTCGCCGTCGCCGCAGGTGTGCGTGACGATCATCTTGCCGGAGTCGAGGCGGACGAGCATGTTGTGGGCTGTCGCGTCCTCCTCCCAGCAGCTCCACACCTCGTCCCAGTAATCGCTAGAGCACTTACCGGTCTTGAGGTTGACGCTTCCGATACTCAGGATTGCGATCGATCGAGCCATCTTCGGTCTCCGGTTTGAGGGGTCGTCTCAGTCGCGTATAAAGGTTATAACCTATAAACGGACGAAAGTAAAACCCGAATCTCAAACTTTCCCTAAGTCGCTACTCGGCCAGGGGTTCGGACTTACTGACGGTCAGCTCAGCACTGATGAACTCGGGTCCATCGTCCTCGTACCCCTGCAGGACGAACTCGACCTTGACGTCGTCGACGGTCACCCCGGCCTCGCGGAGGGCCTCGTTGGAGGCCAGCTCGTCAGCGGCGAGAATCCGCTTGACGTCGGTCTCGCTCAGCGACTTGGCGAACGTGACGGTTCGGGTTCGAGTGACCGTCACCTTAGGGTCGGAGCCGACGGGCTCGTCCCTCTTCTTGCGTGCCATGGGGGTCTCCTTCAGGGGTTCGGCCAGACGTACTCAAGGTCGCTCGGCTCGGTCCAGCCGTACGAGCCGTAGAACGCGGGGTCCTTGCGGAGCAGATTCGACCTGTGTGACGAGTGGAGGTCCTCGCGACCGAGCCAGGTCGGGGGAGTCGCGGCCGGGTCCGCGCCGTAGGGGCCGAACGCCTTGACGTCGTGAGTCTTGAGCCTCAGGACGGTCGCGAGCATCACGTCGTGGTACAGCTTCAGGCTCTCGACGCGGCCCCGCCACATGACCGCGGCCGGGTGGCCGTACCATGGCGTCTTGCGGTAGGCGGACCCCGCGGGCGGGCGGGAGCCGACGACCGGGCCGTAGACGAACCGCCTCTCGGTCAGGTCGTAGAGGCACAGCGGACCCTGCTCGAGGGCCCTGACCAACCGCCGGACCTCGATGCACTGGTTCCAGCGGCGGACCCGGTCGAGGGCGTCGGCCGACCGCTGGTAGCAGGAGTAGGGGAGGAACGTCTGCATCAGAGACCTCAGTTGTCGAACCAGAACACGAGACGGACGTCTTCGGGCGAGCCGAGCGACTGTAACGCCGGGAGGGTCGCAGTCAGGAACTTCTCAACGCACTCGCGGTACGTCACTGTCCACTCGATGTTGGTGTAGTGCCGGGGGCGGAGGTCGTCGCGGATCGAGCCCCCGACGGTTCCTGGCTTCAGGTCCCATCCCGACATGCCTCGCTGCAGCGAGGTCGAGTACGGTCGGCCGTCCCAGTCGTCCTCACCGGGCGGGTCGCCGACCCACTGGATCTCTCCGGAGTCGATCGCTCTTGCCATCCAGGCGTTGGTGACGTGCTCGATCGAGCCGCCGGAGATGCCGCCCGACCAATTACTCGGCTTCCCTCGCGTCCGGTATAGCTCGAAGTTCCACGGGTCGACCCACCCGCGACGCTTGACCGTCCGGTTCCAGTCGTAGGCGAGTAGGTCCGCGACGCTGACCCACGAGGCCGAGTGGTAGTCCGGTCCGGTCACCGCGGCCCGGCTCGGGTCGATCTGGGAGCGGTACGGCTTCTCGCTCACGCTCGCCGAGCAGTCACGGCGGACCCAGTCCTCAGCTCGCTCGCGGGAGCAGAGGTTCTCGCCAGTCTCCTCCTGTCGCGTCTCGACCTCGTCGTCCGTCCCGTCCATGACGTAGTAGACGTACTCGCTCAGGGTCTCGGCCGTCACGTCGGCGGGGAGGTCGCGGGGCTCGGCGACCGGCACGAACTTGTCGCCCGTGTCGCAGCCCGCGAACCCGTAGCCGTTACGGACGTCGGCCAGGATCGAGAACAGGCAGTAGTTCCGATTGATGTAGAGCGGGTCCTCGAACAGCTTGTCGTAGTCGACCTTCGGGTCTCGCCGCCGCTCCGGATCGTAGTACTCACCGGTCTCGTGACGCTTCCGCCAGTCGAGCCGCTCCCAGCGGCCGTCTCGTCGGATCTCGACGTGCGGGTGGATATCGCATCCCATCTCAGTCTCCTCTCAGGTTAGTGGTTCGGTTCAGGGCCTCTGCGTCACCGCTCCTCAACGAACTTGACCTTCCACCACGCCGGGAGACGCTCCGACAGCAGGTTCTGGAACATGCTCCAGATCGTCGCCTCCGGCACGACGTGGACGTTCCTCTTGCAGGCGAGGCCGAACGGCACTCGGAGGAACACGATCTCGTACTCGATGCCGAACGCCTCGCACAGCCGGACGTAGGGGGCCAGCTCGACCGCCGTCGTGTTGGTGTTGTCGACGATAACGACGCCCCAGGACTGCTGGATAGCCTCGACGAACTCGCGAAGGCATCCCGAGTGGGCGCGGCTCGCGTTCTCGGGGCGGAACTCGTACTTGGGCGGCACGAGAGTCCCGTCGGCCCTCGGAGGCTGGGAGACGTAGTGGTAGCTGTCGGCCGAGACGACGCAGACGCTCGACCCGTCCTCGAGCACTCGCTGGCGAGTCCATCTCGACTTGCCCGCGCCGGGCAGGCCCCGCATGATGTAGACCTTCATCGCTTCTCCTCAGGGTTCAGGACTTCTTGGTGACGATCACGACGCGGACCCGGAACTGCTCGACCGGGTGCTCGCGGGCGGCCTCGAGCTGACGCATCAGCTCGGTCGCCTCGGACGACGTGTCCATCCGCTCGCTCCGCGGAGCCCACTTGTCGAGCCCCGACATCCGGGACTGGACGACGAACTTGGCCTCTCGGGTCGCTGCGGTCATGGTCGGCTCCGGTAGGGGTACTAAGAGTATAACCCTTAATACGCGAAAGTAAAGCGGGATCTCAGACTTTCACGCAGGCCATCCGCTTCGCGCACTCCGGGCCGATCCCGCTCTCCACGCTCTCCGGGACCGTGAGGAGGCGACCGCACCGCCCGCAGCGGCCCTCGTGGTGGACCGTCCAGCCGTGGCGGGTGTAGGCGTCGTGGTCGTCGCACCAGATCCGGGCGAGGACGCGGTTGAGGACCTGCAGCTTGCGGCTGTCGGCCCACTGCTTGGACTTGGCGGTCGTCGCGACCTGGCCGGTGAAGGCGTCCAGCTTGCCCATGTAGGTGTAGTCCGACGTGTTGTCCGGCCCGGTCAGGACCTTGCAGAACCACGCCTCGGGCCAGCGGTCGCTCGCCTCGACCTTCTCCAGCCGGTAGGTGTGGTGCGAGCCGTCGGGCTCCCGGACCGTGAAGATGGCGTCACCGGCGAGGAGGAAGGTCTTCGTGATCATGGTCGGCTCCGTTAGGGTATTAAGAGTATAACCCTTAATCGGGAGAAGTAAAGCAGCCGGGTAGGTTTTGTTCAAGATTCTGCCTTACGAGGTCCGTGCTTTCGCCCGGTCGGAAGCGGATTCGGAGCGCGGTCTCCGTACCGGACGTGAATCTCGACCTGGAGGGCGGACGTCCGGTCGTAGACGGCTCGGCCGCGGCGGGACAGCTCGTCGGTCTTATCCTTCCAGTCCGTGTACTTCTCGTACCCGCGACCGGCAGCGATCATCTCTTCGCAGAAGGCTGACGACTGGACCCGAAGGCGGTCCAGCTCGCGGTTGATCTCGGCCGAGGACATATAGGCGGGATCCTTCATCCCTTGCTCCCTTCAAACTTCTTCAGCTCGGCGAGGAACCGCTTGCCGCCGGTGCCGGACTTGTTCAGACGATAGTACCCGCCTCGCAGACCGACGTACCCGCCGACCGAGCCTCCGTCCGTGCCCCAGATCGAGCCGCCCTTGAGCGGAACGAGGGCCAGCAGGTCGTAGCTGATACTGTCCGCGAGGACGTAGGCGTCGTTGTCGCCGGGGGCGAAGGTCGTACTGACCTCCACGCAGGTGTCACCCTTGATTGTCCACTTCCAACCGTACTGGCGGCACTTGGCGGCGAAGTCGGCGGCGAGTTGGGCGGGGCTGGTCTTGGTAGCGGTCATGGCTGTCTCCGTTTGGGGTTGTCGGTCAGGGTATTAAGAGTATAACCCTTAATCGGGAGAAGTAAAGCCGGTCCTGAAGGTTTTGTTCAAGAATCCTCAGAACTGGGTCCGCCCCCAACCGGCGACGGTCAGCGGGACGCGGACGGCGGAGGCGACGACCCGGCTGCAAACGTCCTGCGGGATGTCGTAGCTCGCGACCCCGGCTGCGCACCGGCCCGCGTCGATCGCCCTCCGCTCGCTCGCGGCGACGACGTATCGGGTCTGCACGTCGAACACCGAAAGGTCGCCGACCCGCGGGACGAGGATCGTCACCCGGTAGAGGCCGCAGGGCTCGTCCTCCGCCTTAGTCGCCGAGCGGTAGGTCATGCTCGGGCCGCTGCCGTCCTTCGCGTAGTCGATTGAGATCGTGGACATGTCGGGTCTCCTTAGGGGTTAGGGGGAAGTCAGTCGTTGAACGCCTCGACGCGGACGCCTGTCAGTCGGCGGTCGACCCGGAGGGCCTCGGCCGTGGGGACGAACGTCCAGTGGGTCAGCTCGTTCTCACGGTTGACGTGAGCCCGCTCGAGGACGAACCACGCCTTGCGACCCGTGACGTGACTCACGAGGCAGATCCCCTCGTCGAGGGCGTCCGGATAGACCTGCTCGGGGTCGAACCGGGGCAGGTCTGAGGCGAAGGCGGTGAAGGTGCTCGTGCTGGGGTGCCAGGTGAACTCGCGGGTCGAATACTCGCGGCGGGCTGAGCAGGTCGCGGCCATCGTCGGCTCCTCGGTAGGGGGTTCAGCGGACCGGAAGGTCCAACTCGCCGTGGTAAAGGTTCTGGACGGTGAAAACGAAGTAGGCGGGCGTCTCGTTCTTCTCGAACCCGTCCCGCAACATCGCCTCGTTGGCCAGCTCGCGGGCCTCTTCGCAGAGGTTCACGCGGTCGGCTTCGGCCAGGACGCGAGCCTTCCAGTCGCTGAACCGGATCGTCTTACCGCTGATCGTTCGCTTTGACATCTCAGGTCTCCGGTTCGGGTCTCGGTCAGGTACTAAGAGTATAACCTATAATCCGGGGAAGTAAAGCCGGTCCCGAGATTTTGTTCAAGATTCCTCTCAGCGTATCCAGCGTATCGCAGCGTAGGGAGGCCGATACGCTGCGTAACCCGTTTAGAGGTAAGGACTTACGTCCGAAAACGGCCTCAGCGTATCAGTGTATCGGGGGACGCGTCTCCGGCCCAGCGTACCCCTCTTATTAGTATTCTTCTTCCAGAAATACGTTAAGAGGACCCTCGGGGGCGTTTTCCGATACGCTGATACGCTGGACCCCGAAAAGTGCTTAGACGCTAGGATTTCTAAGGTTTTCAGCGTATCGGAGGGTGATACGCTGTGATACGCTGGATACGCTGGCCTACGAGAGGTCCTCGACCGCGGGTAATACGAGGTCTTCGAGCCGCTTCTGGGTCTTCCTCCAGACGTGGACGCCCCTCGGGCCGGTCCCGACCTTGACGATCAGGCCAGCCGCCACGAGCCGGTCGGTCCACTTGTTCGCCTGGTTCCTGTCGACCGCCCCGGCGACTCCGATCAGCCCCGAGTCCCTGGCCTCGGTCGTCGTGAACTGCTCCGGGAGGTCCTTGAGCTCGTCGTCCCTCTCGCTGTAGTCCCCGTCGAGTAGCTCTCGGAACGTCCGCGAGATCAGCCGACGGGCGACCGCGTAGTCGTCGAGGGTCGCCAGTACGCACCCGCTCGAGTCCCTCTCCCTCGATCCCTGCTGGACGTAGGCGACCGCCTCGATGAGGGACCGGAGGTGCTTGGCGACTCGCCTGACGTCGATCTTGCTCTTGGGGAGCAGCTTCGCGAGTCTCGCCCCGTAGGGGATCCGGACGTCGACCGGCTTGAGCCACTCCTGGAACTCGTGATGGGTCTTCTCGAGCCAGACGTGACTGTCCTGCCCCCGCTCGCCTGGCAGCTTCTCGGAGAACACCGCGTCGACGACTCGCCCGGTCAGGTCCTCAGACGGGTCGGTCCGGACGGTCAGGCAGCGGTTGAGGTCCTCCTGGAACACCGACTTCTGGGTCGTCGTCTCGGAGTACGAGACGGGTCCGTCCTGCCGCTGGACGACCGCCTGACCGTCCGCGACTGACCTCTGGGTGACGTACCCCTCGCTGAGAAGCATCCTGAGGACGAGGGTTCGGTCTCGCTGGGCGTCGTCCTGCTCGTGCCGTCGCTCCCCTCCGAGGATGATCTTGTTCCTCAACCAGCCGTTCTTACCGTGGAGGAGAGCTCTCGGGGTCAGCAGCATCGCGTTGACGATCGACTTCGGCGGCATCAGAAACGCCGGTATCCGTTGGATCTGGTCCTTGCCGGAGCCCGACGGCCCGCGGATGATCACGGAGAGGGGGTGCCTCAGCTTCCTCGACGAGTACGCGAGGTAGACCAGCAGACCGGCGTCCTCCTCACCGACGAGTCCGCGGGCGGCGACGTCGCGACTGATCGCCCCGATGAGGTCCGGCTCCCTCGCCAGACTCGGGGTAAAATCACGGAACGGGGGCATGCTACTCCTACAGGTGGGGTGTTCCCTGGCGTCGGGCTCCCTGGCGTCTGACCGTGAGGGAGCCGGTACTCCCTCACGGTCTCACTTCTGACGGACTCCCTCAGTCCTCTCGTAGAACTGCCTCAGCTGCGACGGCCTGACGGCGTACCTCCTCCCGACCCTGACGTGGGCGAGGAGCACGACGACCCCGTCGACCTCGAGGCCCTCCTTGATCCACCGCTTGACGGTCTCGGGGTGGACCCCCTCCCGCGCGGCGACTGTGGTCACGATCTCCGGCTCGTCCATATGGACCTCCCTTCACCCGTATTATAATACGGGTGAGGTCGGAGGGTAACGATGGAACCGTTAGTCCTGACTCGTCGCCTGATCGAGGCCGGTAGACAGCCATCCGCGCCTCACGTCTCTCCACTCGACTCCGATCGCCATGAGTTGCTTCCGGTTCCACCCTCCGGCGGGAGACTTAGGACCGTCGGGAAGATCGTGACGAGGAAGCAGTACTCGACCTTCCTCGCTCTCAGAGGGAAAACGACTACCGCTCGAGCCGAATAAGGGTTATAGTAGAGGCATGAAGACCGCCCCCACACGCGGCAAGCCGCAGAAGTACCCATGGCAGCGGTGGATCCCGTCGTCCCTGATCGAGGGCTCGACGCGGACCCGGACCCTCACGCTCCAGCGGGGGAGGGACTTCTCGTGCCAGCCCCACGGCATGGCGCAGATGATCCGCAACCGCATCTCCCGGCTCGGCTACCCGATCCACCTCAGCGTCGAGGTGCGGGAGTCCGGCCTCACGATCACGATGGAGCGGAAGTGAGGGAGGCAGACGCTGACGACCGAGGAGGTCCTGCGGACGACCCCCGTCCCGGCCTCTGACCCCGAGGACGACCCGAGTGACGCCCAAGCCGCCCAGCCTCGGGACGCTCCGCAGCTACGGCCTGACCGAGGCTGACTGGGTCGAGATGTGTCGGGCCTGCGACTGCACCTGCGTCATCTGCGGCAAGCCGTTCGAGGACCGGCCCCTCGTCGTCGACCACGAGCACGTCAAGGGCTTCCGCGCCCGGAAGAGCCGGAAGGCGAAGAACGGCAAGACGATCAAAGTCCGCGTCATGCCTCCCGAGGAGCGACGGCTTCACGTCCGGGGGGTCATCCACAACTTCTGCAACAGGTTCATCCGTCGCTGGCTTACCCTCGACCGCGCCGAGGCGATCGTGAGGTACCTGCGGGCGTTCGAGCGGGTGAAGCGGAGCCGGAGGAGGTCGCCCGGCCGGTAGGGTATGATCTAGACGTCTGGCACGCAAGGGGAGGACTGCCGACTCCCCGACACTCACCTCACGGGAGGGTCGAAGATGACCCCGCTCCAGCAGCTCTACTCAGACTGGCGAGACTGCCAGCGTTGCCACCTCGCCGAGGGCCGCAAGAACGTGTGCATGGTCCGCGGGTCCGTCCCGTGCGACGTGCTGTTCGTCGGCGAGGCTCCCGGACACAGCGAGGACGTGTTCGGCATCCCGATGATCGGACCCGCGGGCAAGCTGCAGGACGACATCATCGCCGAGGCGGTCCCGGAGGGGGTACGCTGGGCGATCGCGAACGTCGTGGGCTGCTGCCCGGTCGGCGAGGACGGCCGCAAGGTGACCAAGCCCGACGACGTCGCGGTCCAGAAGTGCTCGCCCCGGCTCCGAGCGATCGTCGAGCTGTGCGACCCAAAGCTGATCGTCTGCCTAGGCGAGGTCGCCCAGCACCACCTGATGACGGGCCGGTACGTCCGGATCGAGCTGCACCGCGAGGTCCCGACGATCCACACCGTCCACCCCGCCGCGATCGGCCGGGCCAACATCGCCCAGCAGGGGCTGATGTTCCAGCGTGCGGTGGTCCAGGTCCGCAACGCGGTCGAGGAGCACGTCCTGGGATCGAACTGACCAGAGGAGGGTCTGTCATGCTGGTGCTGAGCCGTAAGGTGAACGAGGTGATCTGGGTCGGCCGGGGAGTCCGGATCCAGGTCGTGACGACTGAGAGGGGGAAGGTCCGACTGGGGATCGACGCCCCGTCCGACACCTCGATCATCCGTCAGGAGCTGCTGTCGGAGGAGGACCTCGCCGAGCGGCTGAGGGACCTCGCCGCCTCGAAGTGACGGGGTTATACTAGTCCTACACCGAGCCGAAGAGGGCTTCAAGTCATGGGCAGAGAAGAGCTGTTCACCCGTCTCCAGAATACGATCGGGGACCTCAACTTGAGGTGCGATCAGATCGCCGCCGAGGTTCGGGGGGTCGAGGACCGCCTGACCGAGATGGGGGTCGGGGTCAACGCAAGAGTCGACGCGGGGGACGACGGATCGTTCGGGTACCGAAGGGTCGGGAGCCGGTGGCGTATCGTCAAGTTCGGGGAGAGTCCCGAGTATCGGCCCCTGTCAGACCTGTCGAGGGAGGAGAAGCTGGTCGCCCATCGACACCTCGATGCCGTACTTCAAGCCATCGTCGACGCAGCCTCGAGCCTCACGAAGGAGGGCGTATAGTAGAAGCGTGGCTAGGGGGCACCCGAAAGCCGGTCCCGCGCCGGTTGCCACAACCTTCTTACTCGCGGAGTCACTAGCGGAGTGACCTCGGTGCCACCGTTTAAGCATTTCAATACCGGCGTCTACATCATCAGAAATGTTCTGAACGGTAAATTCTATATCGGGTCGGCCGCTAAGTCTCTCAAGCACCGGAAAAGGTCTCACTTTCAAACCCTTAGAGGAGGACACCATCATAACAGACATCTTCAGGCTGCGTGGAACAAATATGGTCCGGTATTTGAGTTCTCTGTCCTAGAATACTGTTCTCCTTCGAGTTGTATTTCTCGTGAGCAGTTCTGGATAGACAAAACGGAAGCAACGGTTAAAGGTTATAATATCTGCCCTACGGCAGGAAGTGCTTTAGGGAGAAAACCTACAGAAGAGTTCTGTAAGACAGTTTCAGAAAAACTCAGAGGCAGAAAGCAACCTCCAGAACTCGTAGCAAGGCTATCAGCGATAAGGAAAGGGAAGCTGAGCGTAAGACAAGCTGAAGCGTTACAAAGAGCCAGAGCAGCGAGACAAGCTATTGGCTACACCGATACTTTCAAGAGAAATCTGAGTATTGCCTTGACGGGTAGGTCTCATTCTGAGCAGACTAAGGCGATACTAGCGGAGAAGTCGAAAGGTAACAAGAACGCATGCGGCAAAAGATCAGAAGCATCTCGTAACAAAATGAGAGAAGCAAGACTTAAATTTCTGAGGAAGCAGAATGAGCAAGCTGAGAGAGATACTGGCAAAGGTCAAGCCTAAGGAGAAACGCCCTCTGTGGGGAGGCCCTTGTGGGGAAGGTCCTAACTCAGGAGTAACTCAATCAGCCATAAAATCGTGGCTTTCTTGTCGAGAGAGATTTCGAGTCAAGTACATAGAAGGGTGGAAACCTCACGACAAGTTCCACTTCCGTATGTCGTACGGAGATATGTGGCATACTTGTGAGGAGGCCCTCGCCGCGGGCAGGGACTGGCAGCCCAAGCTGCTGGACTTCTGCCGCGACCTGATCAAGAAGTATCCGTTCCAGTCGCCCGAGATCACTCACTGGTACGGCGTCTGCAAGACCCAGTTCCCGATCTACGTCGAGTGGTGGCGGGAGCACCCCGAGGTCGTCGAGCGGACGCCGCTCCTACAGGAGTACCCGTTCGACGTCCCGTACCGGCTGCCGTCCGGTCGCGTCGTCCGGCTGCGAGGCAAGTTCGACGCGGTCGACCTAGTCGGGACCGGCCGAGAGGCGGGAGTCTATCTGTTCGAGACCAAGACGAAGGGGGACGTCGACGAGGTCGAGATCCAGCGGAACCTGACGTGGGACCTGCAGACGATGATGTATCTTGTCGCTCTCAGCTGTTGCGGAGGAGAGTCCGACCCGTCCCCAGAGTGGGTAGCTGCGAGAGAGATACTTGAGCCTCATATCCTCGCTGGCGGAGGAAACATCAAAGGCGTCCGCTACAACGTCGTCCGGCGTCCGCTCAGCGGCGGCAAGGGCAGCATCACGCAGGGGAAGGGCACGCAGGGGGCGAAGTGCTCCAAGTGCGACGCGACCGGCCGGTTCACCGACAAGCGGACGAAGGTCGAGACGGTCTGCCCGAAGTGCGAGGGGGCCTGCCGGGTCGGGGCCAAGCCGCCGGAGACCGACGCCGAGTTCCAGGCCCGCCTCGCCGAGGTGATCCGCAACGCGACCGGCCCCGAGTGGGAGGTCCGCGAGGACGAGAACTACTTCTTCCGCCGATGGCGGGCGGAGGTCCGGCCGGGGGACGTCGAGCGGTTCCGCCGCGAGTGCCTCGACCCGATCCTCGAGCAGATGTGCGACTGGTACGACATGATCAAGGCGTGTCTAGTCCGAGACTGCTCGCCGTGGGACCTTCACGACAACCGCCTACATTGGCGGCACCCGTTCGGTGCGGCGAACACCATCGACGAGTACGGGGCCTCCGACATGGACGAGTATGTCGACAACGGCTCGACCGCGGGCCTGGTCCGGTCGGCCGAGCTGTTCGGGGAGCTGAAGTCGTGACCTACGAGGTGATCGGAGGCGACCTGAGAGGGTCGTTCACGTCTCAGGCCGAGGGCGGCGGGTTCGCCGACGCGACCCTGTACGACTCGGACGACCACCTCGAGATGATCCTCGGAGAGGACGAGCTGGTCGGCCTGTACTACTGGCTCCACAAGAAGCTGTCCGAGGACGGACTGATTCCACCCAAGCCGAAGCAACCCTAACCCGGAGGTCGAAGATGACCGTAGCAGAGCTGATCGAGAAGCTGAAGACCCTACCGCCTGAGATGGGAGTAGCGGTTGACGACTGTGAGTGGGGACTATGGACTCCTCAGGTGGACGTCGTCAAAGAGTGGAACGGCGTCGAGCACGTCGAGCTGCGTATTGGAGATAGCGAGTACGAGGTCGAGCCGACGCCCGCCCAGAGGGCCGCAGAGCCGAAGCCCGTCATGTGGCGGTGCCAGTACTGCGGCAAGGAGAAGCTGCAGGTCTACTCCGAGTCCTGTGGCTGTCAGAACTGGCGGCCGATGATGATCCGAGCCCACAAGGACCCAGAACCCAAGGAGGAGCTGAATGCCCCCGCTGAAGAGGGCCACGGCCCCGGTCGTGACCAAGACTGAGACCCGCCCGCGACCGTCGATGGACGGCCCGGTGCTCAGCCGTCTCGAGCCCGTCGAGGACTCGGTCGGCCCGATGAAGATGCTGGTGTACGGCGAGAGCGGAAGCGGCAAGACCGTGTTCGCCTCGACGTTCCCCGGCCCAGTGCTGTGGATCGTGAGCAGCGGGAGCATGCGTCCCGGCGAGCTCCAGTCGGTCCCCCACTCCGAGCGGGGGAAGATCACGAAGGTCGTCCTCCGGCAGACGAACGAGGTCAAGGAGCTGTGCGAGCACGTCCGGCAGACGGGCAAGTTCCAGACGGTCGTGCTCGACCACGCCAGCGGGCTGGCCGACGACGCCCTGAAGGAGATCCTCGGACTCGACGAGATCCCGGCCCAGAAGGGCTGGGGGATGGCGAGCCAGCAGCAGTACGGCCAGCAGGCGTTGCAGCTCAAGACCCTGTTCCGCGCCCTCCTCAACCTCGACGCGAACGTCGTGATCGTCGCCCAGCAGCGGACGTTCGGAGGCCGGGAGGACGGCGGCGACCCGGACCTGCTCCGGCCGACGGTCGGCGCGGCACTGAGCCCGTCCGTCGCGGGGTGGCTCGCCCCGGCGTGCGACTTCGTGGTCCAGATGTTCAAGAAGGGTCGGACGGAGGAGCGGGTCCGGACGATCGGGGGTAAGGAGATGCGGTCGCAGGAGCGGGTGCCCGGCGTGGTGTACTGTCTCCGGACCGCCCCGCACGACACCTTCCTGACGAAATTCAGGCTTCCAAAAGGGATCGAGTTACCTGAGTATCTCGAAGACCCTTCATACGAAAAGGTAATGAATCTCGTAACTGGGTGACGAAGTTTATAGTAAACTTCATCGTAGCGTCTTAAAAGGAGGCTAGGGATGAAGATTACTTTCAAGGACCACGACAAGACAGTTCCTCCAGAAGTTCGATTCTGGGCTCGAGTGAGGAAAACCAAAGGTTGTTGGTGGTGGAAGCCGACCGAAGCCACCAACAAAAGAGGATACATTTCGGTTAACAAAAGGGTCTATTACGCTCCGGTCTACAGCTGGATACTTCATTACGGAACTCGACCAGAGCTGGAAGACCGGAGCCGAAGCAGGAAGCTGCTCGTATGTCATACCTGTGATAATCCGGCCTGCGTTAATCCCAAGCATTTATTTCTAGGGACCTACCGAGACAATATTCACGACTGTATCAAGAAAGGAAGATTCAACTACGGATCTCGCGGTAAGAAGGGAATTGAACACAATCTGGCTAGGCTTACGGAAGACGATGTCAGGTACATTCGTAAGCACTTCAGAGTTGGAAAGGCTCCTAACAAACCGGGAACCGCTGAGAAGCTAGCTGAGAAGTTCGGGATATCTCGAGTTCAAGTTGCCAATATTGGTAAGAGGAAGCAGTGGAAGCATGTCAAGGACTGACGAAGTTCCGGATCCCCAAGGGGAGCGAGCTGCCGGAGTACGTCGAGGACCCGTCGTACGACAAGATCAAGGGCCTCGTGTACGGGGAGTGACCGTGACCGTCATCGAGCTGATCGAGCGTCTCCGGACGCTCCCCCCGGAGGCGACGGTCGTCCTCAACGCGGACCGCAACGGCCTTGCCGTTGGCAAGGCGGTGGGTCGGGTCGAGGCGACCGAGGCGGTGCTCAAGAAGGACGGAGACTACTCGCCGACGGCCGTCGGGCTGTACGACGAGGAGGAGATGAGGGAGTACGGCTACGAGATCCGCAAGATCGTCAACCTCACCCCGAGCTGACGGGGCCGGGGTAACGGTATAACTATCTATCCAATCACCTGAGTGAGGAGGCGACGAATGGCGACGCAGACCGGCGGCGGTGGACTGTTCAAGAAGTACGGCTCGCGGCTCGACGCGGCGGCGAAGCAGGCCAGCGGGAAGGAGGTGTCGTACGGCTTCCAGCAGATCCCCGGCGGGATCAAGAACGGCGTGGCCCGGCTGGTGACGATGGCGTTCGAGACCTACAAGGAGGGCTCGAACATGAAGAAGGTCGACGGCTCCTCGGCCGTCGGCGAGTACTACTTCCGGGCGGTCGGGGTGGTGGTCGAGCCCGACCACATCGTCGACAAGGACGGACGCAAGATCACGGTCAAGGGGCTCCAGACCTCGATCATGATCCCGGTGATCGACACGAAGAACGCCAAGGGCGAGATCACCTCGATGGAGGCCAACATCGAGCGGATCGAGAACGAGATGAAGCGGTTCGGCGTCCCCAACTCGGAGTTCGAGCAGGGGGCTGCGGCCCTGGAGGGGATCGCGGCGATGCTGCAGGAAGCGGCCCCGCACTTCAAGTTCGAGACGAGCCAGAGCGAGCCGACGCCCCAGTACCCGAACCCCCGCGTCTGGGAGAACTGGTACGGCACCCGCGGGATGGAGGGGTACGAGCCGCCGCCCGAGGGTCCGACCCCCGGCACGACCGACGACACCGGCAAGGCCCCTCCGACCAAGCCCGCTCCGCCCCCGGCGGCGAAGTCCCCCGCGAAGCCTCCGGCGTCCAAGCCCGCTCCGGCACCCGCCCCCGAGCCCGAGGCGGCCGAGCTGCCCGACGACGTCCGCGAGCTGGCGACGATGGCCGAGAACGGCGATGACGGCGCGGTCCAGAAGCTCCAGGACATCGCCCTCGCCCTCGGCATCAGCGAGGAGGAGTGGGGCGCGACCCCCAACTTCGGGGCGGCGGCCGACCTGATCGAGGCCCGGCAGTCCGGAGAGGGTGGCGGGGAGGCCGCGGAGGAGGCTCCCCCGGTCCCGGCGAAGGGCGACGTGTACGAGTGGTTCCCGGTCGACCCCAAGACCAAGAAGCCGTTGAAGAAGGCCGTCGAGGTCGAGATCACCGGCGTCGACGCCAAGACGGAGACGGTGACGGCCAAGCGGTCGGACACCAAGGCGGTCGTGAAGGGCATCAAGTTCAGCGAGCTGTCGGTCCCGGCGTGAATCCGGGCGATGGCTCACACGTTCACGGACGGCTGACAGGAGTCCTCGGGGCACGGACGCCCTACCCATGTCTGACGCAGGAACTGGCGGGAGTTCTAGACCTCGAAAGTACTTACCAGCCTGCGTCAGACGCCTCTCAACTCACGTCGGGTACGCTATGCCCCCGTTCCGTCACTTCCCTCCCAAGCCGTCCCCCGAGCCGAAGCCCGAGGCCGAGAGGAAGCTCCCGCTCTGGCCGTGCCCGACCTGCGACGGGCTGGGGCGGACGCCGAACAATACGAAGTGCAAGAGGTGCGGCGGGACCGGAGAGCGGAATCTCGAGGGCAAGGCGTGACGAGTACGCTATGATATTGGTGACGGCTAGACCGGCCAGTCGAAGAGCGAGAACCTTACTCGCCTGCCGTCACCAACTCTTAAGGACCGCTGAAGGAGCGGAGTCATGCCGAAGGGTGTCTACGTTCGTGGAGAGTTCTCGAAGCACTCCAACAATCGCGGTACTGACGTTGAGCGACTGTTCTGGATGAGAGTAGATAAGGAGAACGGTCCAATCCATCCGGTTCACGGTAAGTGCTGGGTGTGGATCGCAGCCACCGTCAACGGCTACGGACATTTCAGGGAAAAGAAAGCACATAGGATAGCCTACGAACTAACCGGGAATGTCATCAAGTCGGGGCTGTTCGTTCTTCATAAATGCGACACCCCCCGCTGCGTGAGACCGGATCACTTATTCCAAGGTACGGTCCAAGATAATTCTGACGACATGGTGTCAAAGGGACGTCAAAGTAGAGCCGGTACGGGTACTCCTTGTCCTGGGGCGGCGAACGGCAACGCGAGGATGACCGAGGAACAAGTCAAAATAGCTAGATTCTTGTACTCGAAAGGATGGTCTATTTCGCGTATCTACGCCGTAACTAAGCCCAAAGTCTCTGAACATGCTTTAGCAGACGCTGTCAAGAAAAGGACTTGGAGGAATCTTCTATGATGGCTTTGGACTGTGAAACTACGGGGTCTGACTGGAGGCATGGGGCGAGGCCGTTCCTCGTGACGACATGTGAGTACGGTAAAGACCCTGTGTTTTGGGATTGGCCGGTAAATCCGATCACCCGAACCCCGAATATCCCTCAAGAAGACCTAGTCAAGATTGCTGATTTGCTGACAAAGCAAGAACGAATCGTAGGTCAAAACATCGGCTTCGATACTCACGCTCTCGACTCGATAGGGTTGTGGGATCTGGTTAACATAGACACATATTGGGAGAAGGTAGAGGACACCTTACTAGCTGGACATCTGTTAGCTAGTAATCAACCTCACAATTTGACCGATATGGTCCTGTTTTATCTCGGGATCGACATAGAGCCGTCCGAGAAGCGGATGCGGGACGTCGTCGTCGAGGTCCGGGGGAGGGTCCGCCGGGAGCACCCGACCTGGGCTCTCGCCAAGGAGGGCCGGGCCGACATGCCCTCCTGCAAGGCGAACAAGGCCAAGCGGGCGAAGGGCGGCGAGGACGAGAGCCCGTGGAAGCTGGACACCTGGCTGCCCCGTGCCTACGCGAACCGCCACAAGCTGCCGATGGACCACCCGTACCGGACGGTGACGGCCCAGTACGCGAACGAGGACTCCGAGTCGACGGTCATGCTCTGGCCGGTCATGGAGCGGAGGCTGAGGGAGCGGGGCCTCTGGGAGATCTATCAGGAGCGGCGGAGGCTGCTACCGGTCGTGTTCGGGATGGAGCGGCGGGGCGTCACGCTGAGCCGGAGCCGTCTCGAGGAGATGGTCGTCCGGTACTCGCGGGAGGGGGCCGACCTGGGTGACCGCTGCCGGGAGATCGCGGCCTCGCTCGGGTACGACCTCGACCTCCCGAAGTCCGGCAACAACGACAGTCTCCTCCACTTCTGCTTCGGCGACTCGCTGCGGGACGAGCGGGGGAAGAAGGTCCCCGGTACGCTCGGGAAGGGTCGGCAGTACCTCGCCCTCCCGATCGCGGCGAGGACCGACAGCGGGTCGCCGAGCCTGAACAAGGAGGCTATGCAGACCTATGTCGAGACTCTGACTGAAGGACCGCAGCTCGACTTCGTAAAGGCAATAGGAGACAAGCGGAGCCGGGACACGGCCGTCCAGTACATGGAAGGGTACCGGCGGTTCTGGGTTCCTCTCAACGACGGGGATACCTGTCGTCTCAATCCAAACCTGAACGCGACCGGGACGGGTACGCTGCGGTTCAGCAGCTCGAACCCGAACGAGCAGAACATCAGCAAGAAGGAGGGGTTCAACCTCCGCTACGGGTTCGGGCCGCCGCCGGGATACGAGTGGTGGCCGATGGACTACGAGAACATCGAGCTCCGGATCCCCGGCTACGAGTCGGAGGAGGAGGCGATGATCGAGCTGTTCGAGCGGCCCGACGACCCGCCGTACTTCGGCTCGTACCACCTGCTCAACGCGAGCGCGATGTATCCCGACCTGTTCTGGCCGCTGGCCGACCAGCGCGGGGAGTTCAAGCGACGGTACGAGTCGACCTGGTACAAGTGGTGTAAGAACGCCGGGTTCGCCCTGATTTACGGCTGCATGGAGAAGAAGTTCGACACCACCGCCCACAAGCCGGGAGCGTACGGCCTGATCCGCGGACGACTGACCAAGCTGTTCGCCCTGATGGACCGGTGGGTCTCGTTCGCCAACCGGCACGGGTACGTCGAGACGATCCCCGACCGGTCGATCGGGTCCGCCAGGGGCTACCCCGTGATGTGCTCGCGGTCGGAGTGGGGTAGGATAAGCCCTACGCTCCCCCTGAACTACCACGTCCAGTCCACCGCGATGTGGTGTACGAGCAAGGCCATGATCCGCTGCGAGGAGCAGCTGAGCGAGTGGCGTCGGGACGGGTTCGACGCGACGATCGCGCTCCAGGTCCACGACGAGATCGTCTTCCAGATGCCCGCGGGCGGTCGTCGGAACCTTCCCAAGGCCCGCCGCCTCCAGCGTCTCATGGAGCGGAGCGGCGAGGACGTCGGGGTCCCGCTGCGTGTGTCGGTCGGGTACTGCCCGACGAGCTGGGACCGAGACGAGCACCGGAGACTCAAGCTATAAAATTGGTTTCAGTTAAACTTTCTGGTTACTATAGAGGTGGCTAGAGGTTTAACTATGCCGACGCCTAGAAAGAGACCTCTCGAAGACCCTAAGCAGCCGTACGTGTACGTGTGGCGAATCGGTGAAGACGTTCTATGGGTAGGTAAGGGTCGCGGGAACCGCGGTCGTCCTACAGGCAAGTCATCATGGTCTGGTAGACCGCCCGGTCTCGTTGCGATACTCGAAACTGACAGGTATGCGATCGAATGGTCGATCGAACCGTTTGATACTGACGAACAAGCTCAAACTAGAGAGCGAGAGCTGATAGCTCTTCTCAAGCCGAAGTTCAATACGGCGACCGGCGTCGGCGGGTTTAAAGGCATGCATACTGAGGACGGACTACGTCGGATAAGCGAAGCAGCGAAGAACCGTAAAGTGTCGGACGACGAGAGATCCCGTAGGTCAGAGAGAATGAAGGGTAATACTATACGCCGAGGATCCTCACTCTCAGAAGAGACGAAGAAGTTGATCAGTGAGTCGTTGAGAGGGCGTAAGCCTAGCGAGTTGTGTCGTAAGAAGTCTGCTGAGCGAGCTGCCGTCAGGAACGTGACAAATCCACCTAGAAAAGGTAAGGCTTGCTCGGCTGAGCACCGTCGAAAACTCAGTGAGTCTGCTAAGAAGAGGAGCGAACGTGCATCTCAAGTTCCGAAACATCAATGACGCATTCAGTGGGGTTGTGAGAGGGTTTTATTCAAAAGAGTATCCAACCAGAGAGTCTGATTCTCGAGCAGGGAGAGTCATTCAAGTCACTGAGCCGGTGATCATTGAGTACAGTCACCCTCGCGAAAGGGTCTTACTCAATGCGAAACGAGACGCCAACCCCATGTTTCACCTCTATCACTCGCTCTGGCTCTTGGCTGGACGCGACGACGTCGCTGCACCCGCTCGCTATGTTAAGCGGTACGCCTCGTTCTCTGACGACGGGGTCACGTCGAACGGCTCGTACGGCAGGCGGTGGCGGACTGCGCTGGCGTCTCATACTGAGGACCGCTTCGTCGATCAATTGAACATCCTGGTAAGACATCTTCACGACAAGCCGGAATCTCGCCGCGCCGTACTTCAGATGTGGGACGTTGAGAACGACCTGGCTAAGGTCGACTCATCTAAAGACGTGTGCTGTAACCTAAGCGTCCTGCTTGCGGTCAACGACGAGGGTCTGCTCGACGCCACAGTCTTCAACCGATCGAACGACTTGATCTGGGGGACCCTGGGAGAGGACTACTGCACCTTCAGCTTCCTCCAGGAGTACGTTGCGGCTCAACTTGGAATCGGAGTCGGTCGGTACTGGCAGGTCTCGAACAATCTGCACGTTTACCTGAACAACTTCGATCCAGAGAGGTGGCTGGCGTGGGAGGATACCGGCCCAGCTAACCAGCCGTATCCTGCGACTGTCCCGCTCGTTCGCGAGTCGAGGACGTTCGATCAGGAGCTACTGCGACTCGTCGAGATTTACTCCCACGCGAGACTACCGCCGGAGAGGTTCGATGAGCCGTTCCTACAAGACGTGGCTCAGCCGACGCTACTAGCCCATCGGGCGTGGCGGGACGGTTTGTCCGATCTCGCGGCAGAGTTCGCTGCTCAGATCATGGCCGACGACTGGCGTGCGGCAGCGACAGCGTGGCTCGAGAGGAGGCAGCGGTGAGGGAGCAGATTCTGGACCACGGCTACGTCGAGCTCGTCGAGAGCTGGGGCAGCGACGAGCGAGTGATCGAGGCGGCGAGGATGTCGACTGAGTCCGGATTCGTGTCGTGGGAGCCCTACGAGGGGCACCCCAGGGGCGACGCGGGCCTGCTCGAGTACCTCTACCGGAACCGACACGCGACGCCGTTCGAGATGGCCGGGGCGGTGATCGAGGTCCAGGCCCCGATCGTCGTCTTCCGCGAGTGGCACCGCCACCGAACGCAGAGCTACAACGAGCTCAGCGGGCGGTACACGCCGATTCCGGACGTGAACTACGAGCCGACGGTCGAGCGGTGCCTGTCCGTCCACGGGACGAACCGGCAGGCGGGCGCGGTCAGGGGGTCGGAGGCGGTCACGGAGGGGTCGGCTCGCGAGTGGCTGGCCGAGCTGGCGGACTTGTATCGGAGGGCAGAGGAGACGTACCAGAGCGGGCTGAGGCGAGGCGTCCCGAAGGAGGTCGCCCGCCTCGCGGTCAACATGGGTCGGTACTCGCGGATGAGGGCGTCGGCGAACCTGCGGAACTGGCTCGCCTTCCTGACCCTGCGGATGGACGAGAAGGCCCAGTGGGAGATCCGCTGCTATGCGGACGCCGTGGGCCGGATCCTGTCGGGACTGTTCCCGAGGACCTGGTCACTGTTCGTCGCCAACCGCCAGCCGTAGGACGAGCCCCTCGAGGACGTCCTCGGGCTGGTCGGCGAACACCGCGCGGACGTCCTCCTCGGACCGCCCGTCGGCGAACCACTCCCGCTCGTCGGGAGGGACCTCGTCGAACTCGTGCCCGCCGCTCCAGACGGAGAACTCCTCGGCGAGGTCGGTCGTGAGAGTCGTCATTGCGGTTTCCTCGAGAGGGACCTCCCTGGAGGGAGGTCGGTGAGTCGGCGTCCGGTCGGGTCATTCCGGGTCGGACTTCTGGCCCTTGGCGGTCAGGTGGTAGGACAGCCCGCGGACGCCCTCGACCTGGACCTGCTTGACGAACCCGTTCTTCTGCAGGGGATTCGCGTGATACAACTGCCCGTAGACGTCGAATCGAGTGAGACCGGATTTCTCGGCGAGGAGGTCTGCGGTCGCGGCCGTAGTCGCGGACACCGCGCCGATCTTCCGCATCGCCTTGATCACCGCGAGGCGTCGTTGGGTCGGGCTCATGTCCGTGTCGCCGACGCTACGGACTTTCGCCGTGACGGCGGGAGTCTTCTTGGAAGTCTTTGGCTTGGGCGACGACTGCTTGGGCGAGGTCGTCTTCGGCGTCGGGTCGGTCTTCTTGGACGACTCGGTCGCAACCTTGCCGATCGGGGTACCGTTCTTGCCGTGGAGCACTCCGTCCTTGACGGTCATCCCGGCGGCTGCGGCCTTGTCAGTCACGGTGGCTTGGGCGGTCTCGGTCTCCTGGCTCATTTCGGTCTCCTGGCCGACCTGGTCTGTGGGGGGCGGCGGGCCGGTCGGGTCGCCCGTTCGCCTCAGGTTATAATACTATAACCTGTGACTCGTTGAAGTACAGCGCACTGGATCAATTTTCTCTGAAGTTCACGGAGGTCTGGCCTCATGACGAGCTGGCACAAGGACTTACACCTCATGCACGAGAGGTTCGGGATCACCGTCTCGGGGATGGATCCGGCCCTCCTGGCCGACTTCCTCCGGTTTCGGGTCGCGTTCCTCAGGGAGGAGCTGGGGGAGCTCGAGGCCGCGACGACGGCCTGTGACGCCGTGGACGCCCTGATTGACCTGTGCGTCGTGGCGGTCGGCACGCTCGACCTCTACGGAGTCGACGTCGGCGAGGCCTGGTCCCGCGTCATGGCCGCGAACTCGAGTAAGATGGCGGGCTCGAACCCCAAGCGTCCCAGCCGGTTCGGACACCCCGACCTCGTCAAGCCCGAGGGCTGGGTCGCCCCCACTCACGCCGACAACGTCGGCCTGCTCTCGGAGGTGTTCCCGCGATGACCCACCCGGACTACGCCGCCCACGTCCTCGCGTTCACCGAGGAGATGCGGGCCGTCACTGCCGCCAAGAACGCGGACTACAGCGCGGGCACGGACGACGCGATGCGGAACTACTACGAGCTGTCCCAGGCGAGCGGCTGCACGCCGTTCCAGGCCTGGATGGTGCTGATGATGAAGCACGTGACGGCGATCATGCGGTACAGCAAGGACGGCAAGGTGTCCTCCGAGTCGATCCACGGCCGGTTCGTCGACCTGGCCAACTACGCGATCCTCGGCGACGCGCTCGTCAAGGACCTCGCCGCCAAGTCGGGAGTGAAGGTCGAGGAGGGCTCGCCGTGAGCAGGACGCTCGACTACCTGTCGGGGAGGACTCCCGGAGACGACCGGCTGAGGGCCAAGCTGCGGGCGTTCGCCGGGCTGGCCGAGAGCCTCGCGGCCCTGTCGACCTGCAGGCGACTTCAGGTCGGCTGCGTGGCCGTGACCTCGGACCTGTCGTCGGTCGCCGCGGTGGGGTACAACGGCCCCCCCGCCGGTCTGCCGAACGACGGCTGCCGTCGCGACTCGCCGGGGCTATGCGGGTGCTGCCACGGCGAGGCGTCCGCGCTGAGCAAGCCGCGACTGCCGGGGACCGACCTCGTCCTGATCGTCACCGCGTCGCCCTGCGAGCAGTGTGCGGGGGCGATCGTCAACAGCGGGTCGGTCGCCGCCGTCCTGTACCGGGACGAGTACCGGCTGCCCGAGGGCCTCGACGTGCTGAGGCGGGCCGGAGTCGTCGTCGCGAGCTGGAGGGAGAGGCTGTGAGACCGCTCCTGATCGGCGAGAGGCGGAACCGCCCGTCGGCGAGGGAGTGGGACGCCCTCGAGTGGGCGACCGCGTGCGTCGGGGACGGAGCGTTCGACGAGGCCGACGGCGTCAAGCTGGCCAGGATCGGCCTCAGTCTCGACGCCTGCGACCGTCTGAACGTCCACCCGCCGGGGTCTCAGGGCGACCCGTGGGACGCGGACCTCGCGGCTCGCGTCGCGACGAGACTGGTCGACGTCGTCGCCGAGAGGCCGGTCGTGTACGTCGCGGGAGGGCTCGCCCTCGCGGCCGTGAGCGCGGTGCGGAGGGGGAACCCCCTCGCCGAGGTCTACGGTCGGACCGTCCACGCCCCGGCTCTGGGCCGCCCGGTAGTCCCGGTGCCCCACCCGTCAGGCCTGAACCGCTGGTGGAACGACCCGCGTCGGGTCGCCGCTCTGAGAGACCTCTTGTCCGAGACAGTCCTGGGAGGGACCGCATGCCGCCGTTCGTGAAGAAGTCTGTGGAGAGACGCCCCACCGCCTTGGGAGTTCACATCTTCGCCGGGGGGTTCACCGTCGGGGTCAAGGCGGCGGGGTTCGACGTCCTCGCTCATCTCGAGGACACCGACTATGGGGTCGCGACGGCCAAGGCGAATTGGCCCGACCTCGACGTCAGGGTGGGAAGCGAGAACTGGTCTCCCGAGGAGTTTGCGGGACGGACCGACTTGCTCGTGTCGAACCCGCCGTGTGCCATCTTTAGTAGCGCGGGGATCAGTACGACGCGGGGGCCGGAAGCGTGGAGGGAAGACCCGCGTCTCGGTTGCTGGTATCGGGCGTTCCGAGTGTTCGATGTCGTTCGGCCGAAGGTGTTTGCTCTCGAGTCGGTATGCCAGGCTTACACCAAAGGGAGGGAAGTCGTCGACGCCTTCACCCTGAAAGCTACCGCGAACGGCTACTCGGTCGTTCACTTACTGATCGACGCCAAGTGGACTGGGCTCCCTCAGTCCCGTAAACGATTCTTCTTCGTGGCTTATCGCCCAGAACTGGACTTACGATTCGACTTCGACTTCGCAGACCCGCCGTCGGTAGGCGAGGTCCTCGCGTCAGTCGGAGACGATCCAGGCGAGTACGAGTGCGGGAAGTCGTCCAAAGGTAGGGCGAACCCGTCTCAGTGGATACCTCAGTGCCGACCCGGCGAACGTCTCTCTGACGTGTTTGACAGGACGGTCGAGAACCCGACGCGGAATGCCCAAGGAAAGGTGTCGGGCCGTCCGAGTTTCAACTGCCGACGGCTCCGTCACGACGAGACGATGGGAGCGTTCATCGGTAACTTCTACGCGCACCCTGAACAGGACAGGTTCGTAGGGACGCGTGAGATGCGAGCCTTGTGCGGATACCCTCAAGACTTCTGGCTCGAAGGGTCGCCGGGAGGTCACGCGTCACTACTCGCGCGGGCGGTCATGCCAAACGTCGGTGAGTGGCTCGCGACGTCCGTACGGGCCGCGATGGCAGCGTCCTCAGTAGACTATGGCCAGACCGTCACGGTAGTCGATCTGAGACGCCCTGGACTGGACGCGATCGACCTGACGGCCAGCTACGCCGACTCCGATTCTTCGTCGACTCTGGATAGTTGCCTCGAGACGTCCATCGCGGTCGCTCAGCGAGATAGTCGACGGCCCACGAAGACCTCGCGGCGGTCGGACCCTGAGCCGATCGTCTCGTCTCCTACGGTTCGGGACGACGGCGACCCGGAGCGCCCGAAGATCCGCGAAGGGTCTGGCGAGTTCATCCGACGTCTATGGATGACTGGTCAGTACTCGCCCGAGCGACTGGTAGAACTAGTCCACGCAAACTGGGAAGGTCGTACCACTCGCGTAAACGACGTCTACTACAACTACAAGAAACTCGTAGAGGCCGGGACGGCCGACGTCCCGCCGTGGCCGAAGAAAGTCGTGACGAGGACGCCCCAACCGCGCGAGACGCTGGGGACCGCAACGATAAGGCGGTTCGACGGTTACGGGAAGCCGACCCTGCTACTGACCGGCTCGACGCCGATGCAAGTCGGATCGAAGAAGACTCAGCTCAAGATCGTCACCGCAGCGTCTTGCTGGGCCGCCGCGTTCGAGTCGATGGGCTATGCGGTGGACTGGCGAGCCGTGACGCCCGGAGAAGACCTGTCAGCCTATGACGCTGTCGTCGCGTGTCTTAACAAGCCGAACTCGATCACGTCGAACTACTTTCACGGCGCGGCGTGGGCGTTGTCGCAACGATCCGACGCAGTAGTCGCTATCGACGACTGGCAAGTCGGCGAATTGATATCAGGACTACAGACGTGCGCCAGGTCAGCGGAGAGACTGTTCAGACTACGCGGATCTGACATCGATCAGAGAACGAAGACGATCGTTCACGAGACCGTCATCAGTATGACCGAGAGATGGCAGAGATCGGTACTGGTCCCGGTCCTCGGTGACGGTGATGTCTCACTCCTCGGGATCCCGTCGGACGTCGTCGTCAGCGTAGATCCGACGCCATTCGCGTTGAGGTACGACAGGACTTACGCGGGCAGTAAGGAGAAGCGATGGGTACAGGCGTCGTTACTCCGTAAGCCGCTCACTGCGTCGACGTGGCCGGTCGAAGGTTACGGCAACTCAGACCACAGCGAGGGCGGTATCGGCCCTGCCGGTGAGAACGCGCAGCCTCGGCTCCCAGAGTCAGAACTGTTCACCGTCTACGAACGAGCGTGGGGGGTGATCAGCCCGGCGCACCCTCACGCCGGGAGCGGATGGTGGCGAGTACGGTACTTGATGGCTGCAGACGCGGGCTGTGTACTGAATGCGGACCCGGCTGAGGCTGCCTGCCTCGGTGACCCATATCTCAAGGCGAGCGACCGGTCGGCGGTAGAACGACTGGGTGAGATCGGTCTACGTTCACTCGCATCTGCCCAACGTCGGCGGCTGGCAGAGGTAGCTTGGACAGCGGACCGAGTTCGTGATTCACTGACGGACCTCTTGAGAATAGCGACTGCTACGGCGTGACGAACTCACTACGCGAAAGGCTAGCTGATGACGACGGAAGTGCCCAAGATGCTCAAGCCCTACACGTTCCACGGAGTCCGACTCGAGCACGAAGGGGACGCGGAGTGGGCGACCGGCGAGTGCCCGTTCTGCGGGAAGGCCAAGAAGCTCCGGGTCGAGGTCAAGACCGGGATATTCAAGTGCTTCGTCTGCGGGACGGGAAATGAGAAGGGAGCCGGGAACGCGACCACGTTCGTCCGCGCCGTGTGGGAGGGGGCGAGCCAGGACGAGTCCCTGTACCGGACGCTCGCCGAGGGCCGCGGGCTGCTGCGGTGGGAGACGCTCCGCGAGTGGGGCGTGCGGTTCGACCGGACCCAAACCCCGCTGCTCCCAGGCTACAACGCCGAGGGGAAGCTGGTCCAGCTCTACAAGTACGTCCGCGACCGGGTCACCGGCAAGGGCACGCTCTACCCGACCCCGACCCTCGGCCACGGCTTCCACCGGTCGGCGTGGGACGCCAAGCGGCAGGAGGTCTGGGTCGTCGAGGGGCCGTGGGACGGGATGGCCCTGCAGGAGGCGATGGGCAACGCCCGGAGGGACTCGGACGGCCTCGCGTACACGACGAGCGGGTCGACGCTGGCCCGGCAGGTGAACGTGATGGCGATCCCCGGCTGCGGGTCGGTGGGCGAGCCCTTGAAGCGGTGGGCTCCGCTCCTCGGCGGCAAGCGGGTGAGCCTGATGTTCGACTCGGACCACCCCCGCGAGCACGAGGGGCGGACGATCGAGCCGTCCGGGTTCGCGGCGATGAAGCGGGCGGTCGGCATCCTCGGGGCCGCGGACGAGTGCCCACGGGAGGTCCGCTACCTCCGCTGGGGCGACCTCGGGTTCGACCCCGACGTGCCCTCCGGCTACGACCTCCGGGACGCCCTGCGGGACGGGACCGACGCGGCCGACCGGGTACGGATCCTCGGCGGCCTGCTCGAGCGGGTCAAGCCGGTTCCGTCCGCGTTCGTTCCTGGCGAGCGGCTCCCGGACGGCGAGACCCCCGCGGCGGAGGGCGACGTCGAGATCCACTGCAAGCCGTGCGACAACTGGAGGAGCCTCGTGACGGCCTGCCGGAAGGCGATGCGGTGGACGGACGGGCTCGACGTGGCGTTCTCCGTCATGCTGGCCTCGATCGCGTCGACCAAGCTGCTCGGCGACCCGATCTGGCCCATGATCATCTCGCCGCCGTCGACAGGAAAGACTGTGCTGTGCGAGGCCCTCTCGATCAACCGCAAGTTCGTCAAGGCGGTGAGCACGTTCAAGGGGTTCCACAGCAACTACCAGACCGACGCCGACGGGACCGAGGACCACTCGCTCGTCAAGAAGCTGTACGACATGGCGTTGGTCACCAAGGACGGCGACACGCTCCTCAAGGCCGACGACCTCGGCCGGATCCTCAGCCAGGCCCGCGACATCTACGACGGCTCCAGCCGCACCTCCGCCCGGAACATGACGAGCCGGGACTACACCGGCATCCGGATGGTGTGGATCCTGTGCGGGACCGACTCCCTCCGGCAGATGGACCAGTCCGAGCTGGGCGAGCGGTTCCTCAAGTGCACGATCATGTCGGGGATCGACGAGGACCTCGAGGACGAGATCGTCTGGCGGGTCGTCAACCGCGCCCACCGCAACATGTCCTTCGAGGCCGACGGGACGCTGGAGAGCCAGCACGACCCGGACATGGTCGAGATGATGCAGCTGACGGGCGGGTACGTCGGCTACCTGCGGACCAACGCCAAGGATCTCGCCTCGCGGGTGACGTTCCCCGAGGACCGGCTCCGCAGGTGCGGGCAGCTCGCCCGGCTCGTCTCGTTCATGCGTGCCCGGCCCAGTGCGCTGCAGGAGGAGGTCGCCAACCGCGAGATGCCGGCCCGCCTCGCGATCCAGATCACCCGCCTCGCCCACTGCCTCGCGGTCGTCCTCAACAAGACGGAGGTCGACGAGGAGGTGATGCGGCGGGTCCGCAAGGTCGCCCTCGACACCGCGGCGGGGGTCACGCTCGACCTCGCCCGGAGCCTCATTCGAAAGAGCAAGGAGGACCCGTCGGGGCTCCTCGGCAAGCAGGTCAAGTATCTCACCGCCGTGACCCCGTCGGTCAGCTCGGACGGCCGCTGCCGGGACCTGCTCCGGTTTCTCAAGAAGATCGGGGCGGCGGACGTGACCGAGCCGAGCACGACCGCGAGCGGGCTGGGCGAGCGGCCGAGGTGGGTGCTCACCGACCGGGTCCGCCGCCTCCTGGAGGAGGTCGACAAGTCATGATCGACGACGAGAGACTGACCCCTGAGGACCGTAAGAAGATCGACCACCGCCTCATCAAGGCTTTGAAGTGGCGGGGATGGGACGAGGCCAAGCGTTGCGACTGTCACGCATGTGACGCTATTCGCGAGATCAGTTAGATCTTGATCAAGCGAGGTATGGAGGTCGAGGAGTACTGTTGAGGAGGTCGACGAGTCATGACTGAGATCGGTAAGGTGCTGACGGCCGCGGGGTTTGTGGCCCTGATCATGGTCGTCTCGATCCTCCTCGGCAAGCCCCGGCAGGAGCCGAGGCCCGACGTCAGGGTCGAGTACCGTCTGTACGACAAGAAGCGACCGGCGACGTGGCTCCGCAAGTACGCGGTCCCGACGACCTACTACGTCTGGGACGACGAGCGGGGCCGGTACGTCGAGGCGTCCAAGGAGCGGTTCGACGCGACTCCGGACGAGGAGGCCAAGTAGTTATACTAGAACCCATGAACCTAGTAAAGGCTGTCAAAGAGCTGGTCGACGCTCACGAGAGGGTCGTGAACGACCTGCGAGTCGCTCAGACCCTTCTCAATCTCCGAGCGAGGGTCTGCGTCGGCGACACGTGGATGTATGTCGCGAACTGGCAGCCTCCTCGCCGAGCTGACAAGAGGACCGGGAGGAAGGCGCACAGAGGCTACGCCGCGGTCGACGTAGTCAAGTCGGTCAACCGTCGTGAGGACCGGGTCACGTTCGAGGACGGCGGGTGGAGCGATCTGAAGAGCATGGAGACTGACCCGAACTGGGTCCTCCTCGGACGGGTGTATACGCCGGGGGACGAGAAGCCGCTGGGCAGGAAGGCGAGGAGGGAGGGATTGACGTGGCGACGATGAACCGCGAGCAGTGGCTGACCGACCTGTCGACCGAGGTGACGCCCCTATTCAAGGGGTTCGCCCTCAAGCCGTTCCGCCTGACGGTCGGGTGGCCGATCAGCCGCGGTCGTCCGGGCAAGCGTCAGGTGCTCGGTGAGTGCCACGCCCTCGAGTCCTCGACGGCCGGACTCAACGAGATCTTCATCACGCCCCTCATCGCCGACCCGATCCAGGTCGCCGGGGTCGTCTGTCACGAGCTGGCCCACGTCGCGGCCGGGGTCGAGGCGGCTCACGGCCGGGGCTTCGTCAAGGTCTGTCGTCACGTCGGGCTGACGCGGGGCAAGCCGACCTCGGTGATGCCCGGAGAGCGGCTCGAGGAGTCCCTCAAGCGGATCGTCGGGAGGCTCGGGAAGTACCCGCACGAGGTCATGCAGCTCAAGACGGTCGAGGCCAAGCGGCAGCCGACCGGAGTCACGCTTGTCTGCGACTGCGGGTTCCGCTGCTCGACGAGCCGCAAGTGGGTGAGCGAGGTCGGGGTCCCGACCTGTGCGTGCGGAGCCAAGCTGGAAGAGCAGGTCAAGGGGGAGTGATGCCGCCGTTCGTCAAGAAGGCTCCGTACCGACCCGTCTCGCCGCCGCTCAAGTGGCATGGCGGCAAACACTACCTCACCGAGTGGATCATCTCGCTGATGCCTCCGCGGGGCGACTCGGACGGATACCTCCACTACGTCGAACCGTACTTCGGCGGTGGCAGCGTCCTCCTCCAGAACGACCCGGAGGGGATCAGCGAGGTCGCCAACGACTTGAACGGCGGGCTGACTGACTTCTGGAGAACTCTCCAGTCTACCGAGGGGTTCAACCAGTTCAAGAGACTGGTCGACGCGATACCGTTCAGCCAAGCCGAGTACGACGAGGCGACCGTCAATTCGATACTTCGAGCGGACGGCTACGGGGAGACGGTTCACAGAGCGGCCACATTCTTCGTCCGGTGCCGTCAGTCCTACGCCGGGAGGATGAAGGAGTTCACCGCGGTCACGAAGACGCGAGTTCGCCGCGGGATGAACGCCGAGGTGTCCGCGTGGCTGAGCTGCGTCGAGGGACTGCCTGAGGTTCACGCCCGGATGAGGAGGGTCCTGATCCTGAACCGACCGGCTCTTGAAGTGATCCGCTCGCAGGACGGCCCGCGAACGCTGTTCTACCTCGACCCGACCACGGGCGAATACGAGCACGAGATGACGGAAGGTGAGCACGCAGCTCTGCTCAATGCACTTGTGTCGTCGCGGGAATCCGGAGGCTCGCTCCAAGGACGATTCCTTCTCAGCGGCTATCGCAGCGATCTTTACGACTCCTACGCCGCGCGGTTCGGTTGGAGGCGTCACGAGAAGGCCATCCACAACCACGCGGCGGGCGGGAAGAAGAAGCGGATCATGACGGAATGCGTGTGGACGAACTACTAGGCGGGAGGCCGTACCGTAAGATAGTCGGAAGCCAGGGGGACTCTGCCGGACACCGCTCATGCCCGACACCGCCCCCGCACCGACGACCGAACGTCCCCCACAGTACCCTCAGCCGACGACGCCCCAGTACGTGCCGCCGTTCCAGCAACAGCAGCAGGAGGCCCCGCCCAACGGAGTGGTCCCCTCGGTACTCCGGGAGTCCGGGGGGCTGCTCCGGGTGATGGGCGGGGTCCCGCTCCAGACCCTGATGCTCCTCGGCCTCCTCGGGGTCGTGGGTGCCCTCGTGTACGGGGTCGTCTGGGTCCACCCGCAGTCCCAGCGGGAGATGCAGAACGAGTGGATCCGGTCGAACGAGGACCAGCGCGAGATGGACCGGTCCATGTACCGCGAGGAGCGGAGCAAGGCCCGCGAGCAGAACAAGGCCGTCCTCGACGGGATCGGACGGCTCGAGCGGGCGATCGACCGGTGGGAGAAGAAGTAGGTCAGTCGTCGGGCAGCTCAGTGACCCGGCACTCGTCGACGACGAGGTACCAGTCGATCCCGGACCCGCGGGCCTCCCCGTCGCGGACGACGCCGCGGCAGACGCCGGTGACGACGAGGCCGGACGAGGGGTCGAGCCTGCGAGCGTCGCACCTCAGGTGTACGCAGTACGGCCGGTGCTCGAAGATCCGGTGGGCCTCGACCCGGTCGTCGTGACGGACCCAGCCGCCCGAGGGGACGTGGACCTGGATCGTGAGGCCGTCGTACCGCCGCTCGGAGCCAGAGGTACGATAGGCCCGCACCAGCTCGGAGAGCGACACGCGATGGATCCGGGGGGAACCGGTCGGCCTCCCCGGACCGCAGCCGAGACAGGCCAGGCTGACCAGTACCGTCATCAAGGAGCGAGCGAAGAACGCCATGGCGAAGACACCTCAGAAGCCAGTGAAGAAGAGAGTACCCACCAAGCCCAAGCAGCACCTGCTCGAGCCCGTCCTGCGGGAGCTGGTCGACCAGGTCACCCTGATCGCGAACGCGGCGAAGGCCGAGCCCGCACCCGCGGCCCCGCTGGACTCCTCGGTGGTGATCGGCGAGGACCCGCCCCTCGTCCCGCCACCGCCGCCTCCGATCGGGCCTCCCCCGACGGACCCGCCGGTCGGACCCCCGCCCCCTCCGCCGCCTCCGGCCGACCCCGACCCGTGCAACTGCTCCGACCCGTTCGTGAAGTCGTACCTGGACTTCCTCAAGAACTCGACCAAGCCGCTCGTCAAGTGCTACCCGACCTGGGACCCGACCAAGCCCGCGGGGGAGCGGTGGGAGTGGACCGCGGAGTGACCTCCGGCACCCCTTCTCAACGTAAAACGGACCCGGAACACGCCGCGCATTCCGGGTATTTTCTCAAAGTTTCCGTAACCCGCCGCCCGGCAACGAGTTAGGGCGGCCCAGACCAGGGAGAGAGTCAGTGAGGAAGCTGTATCTGGCGGTCGCCACGGCCCTGACCGTGGTGGCCCTCGCCCGCGGGGCCGACCCGATCCCGAAGTCCGACGTGCCGCCGGTCGCCGCTCTGGTGACGATCGAGGCCGTCCAGCCCGTGACCGCGGACGTCGGCAAGAAGTGCGTCGTGACGGTGAAGACGACCGCGAAGAAGGTCACGTGGCGGTTCCCGGCGGGGGTCGACGCGGTCCCCTTGTCCCCGGACGGCAAGAGTCTGGGCGTCTGGGCGTTGCCGGGGACCTACTCGCTGACGGCCCTCGCCCCGAGCGGCGACGACGTGGCCCTCGCGGACGTGACGGTGACGATCACGGGGTCGGTCGGACCGCCCGGACCGGCGTCGACCCTCAACTCGGACGTCAAGGCCGCCTACGACCGGGACTCGACCGAGCCGCTGGCCAAGGCGGTGCTCGCTAAGAAGCTGGCCCAGCTCTGGCGGGCGACGGCGTCCCCCGAGTACCTCGCCGAGTACAAGCCGGGGTCGACCTGGGCCGACGTATTCACCGACGTCTCGACGACCAACGCCAAGCTGATGGGCCAGACCGACCTGCAAGGGGTCCGGCTCGTGATCGCCAAGCACCTCGACGGCCGCATCCCGACCGACCGCAAGACCGTCCTCGACCGGAAGCTGGCCGCGGCCGAGTTCGGGGCGGTGGCCTCCGCGCTGGAGGCCCTCGCCAAGTGATCCGTCGGGTCAAGCACCTGCTGCTGATCGTCTACGTCGCGGCACTCGCTGCGGCGTCGATGACGATCGTCGTCCTCTACCTCAACCGCCTGATCAGGAGCCTCTTATGAACCCGAACCTCGGCTGGATCGAGCCCAAGGACCGCACCAAGGAGCAGTCGGACGCCCACGACGCGGCGATGGCTGCGATGCCAAAGTTCGCCCTCGGCGCGTCGGACATCCCGACGGGGCCGCTGAACATCCAGCTCGACATGGGCTGGTCGCACCCGGACGTGGTGGCCGACGTCGGCCTCGCCTTCGACCGGTTCCACCAGCTGACGGGGAGCTGCGTCGGGGCGGGAGGCGGCAACGCCCTCTTCACCCTGATATGCGTCCAGCGACTCCTCACCAAGGGTGCGACGCGGGCGTTCCTCCCGTGGTGGCCTCACCCTTACGGCCGGAGCCGGTTCATCGCCGGGTTCCGCGGCCGGGGCGAGGGGAGCCTCGGCTCGACGTTCTTCCAGGCCCTCAAGCGGTACGGCGTGCCGGACGCTCGGGAGGCGGTCGCCCAGGGCGTGCCCGGATTCAAGGCCGACGACGGCCTCGTGCTGACGAGCAAACAGGAGCTGGACTGGTCGGACGGCGGCTCGCAGCTGGTCGCCTCGTACGACGACGAGGCCCTGCCGCGTCCGCTCGGGTCGGGTCAGGAGGTCCGGGACGTCGTCCAGGCCCGCGCCGCCCTCGCCAACGGGAGTCCGCTGACGGTCGCCTGCTCGCGGTACATCGGCAACGGCCGGATCGTGGCCGGGGCGGGCGGCAAGCGGTACGTCGTCGGCAAGTGGGACAGCAGCGGTGGCCACCAGCAGTACTGCACGGGCGTGGTCGACGACGCGGTCCTAGGGCCGATGTACAAGGTCGGCAACAACTGGCCCCGGTCGGTCTACCCGACCCTGCCGGACCAGACCGTCAACTCGACGTTCGTGCTCGAGGACGACTTCAAGCGGATGTTCGGCTACGACGCGGAGGTGTTCGCCCTGAGCCACCTCGAGGGCGGAGTGGTTGTGCAGCCGGAGGTGCAGGACGTCTTCAGCTGGTACGTCTGATGAGATCTGGGATCTATTATCAGCGACGACCGACTCCCGACGTAGATTCGGGAGTACGCCTTACCCGCTTCCTTGGCCTCTGTGAAGCGGGTAAAGGGGAATCACTTCGGGACGAACATATAGCGGCCGGTCACGCAGTGCCAGCAGAAGAACCCATCCACCCATTCCCACGGGATGAGACCGGCGTCGGTCCACACGCCGTCGTTCGTCTCCTTGCCGCATTCCAGACGTTCGCCAGAGTCAAGGGCTACAAGTTTCGGCATCGTCGTTCTCCGGTTGGGTGTTCGTCCACAATGCCCCGGCGTTGCACCGGGGCGCGGTCGCTGACGGCACGGGGATCACTTCGGGATTTTCTCTTCGGCGTGTTTGACAGCTTCGGCCACTGCGTCCTTGATGTCGCCCTGAACCCATCCTTCGATGGTCGAAACGGGGCCGCTTACGGCATACTCGTACCCGCCGTGGGCGGGCGTGAAGACCGCACGCCGGTCTGCGCCGTGAACCTTGATGTTTCTGATGGTGGATGCCTTCTTGGTCACGTTTCGCTCCTTGTAATGCCACCGGCGCGTTGCCGGCGGCGTGAAATGAGGCGGATCAGTTATCCGAGTTCAGCCATTCCATCTCTTCCTGACGGGCTTGCTTTGCGTCTCGGTATGCTTGGGCTTCGGTTGCCGAGTAACCGTCTCGGCGGACGCCGTTGTACTCGTCCAATAGCGACCAGACCCATTCATCCGAGTCAATGCACTTCTCGACACGAATCTTGATACTCGTCGTCGTCATGTCGTCTCCAGTTTGTTCGGGGTGATTCGGCCTCATCAGCACCCGCCTCACGGGTGGACCGGGCGGACCCGGTTTCGGCCTCAGATTGAGAATGCGAACGACTGGTCCTTCGGATCGCGGGCCGCGTCGTGGAACAGGTCGCCGAGGTTCTCGTAGACGTTCGCCAGAGCCGCCGCCGTCGCGTCAATCTGCTGGCCAGCCTCGAGCTTCGCGTCGAAGTCGGCTTCCGCCACGTTCACGGCGAGTTGAAGCGTCTTGTATTCCGCGATCAGGTTGAACAGGCGGGTCTTGAGTTCGGCGGCTTTGATGTTCGCGTTCATGGCTCGTCTCCTGGTCAGGTGTCGCTCGTACTACCTAAGAGTATAACCCTTAATCGGGAGAAGTAAAGCCGGAGTCTGAAACTTTTCCAGATCGGGGTCGGAGACGCTACTATAGAGGGTGCCAGGGGGACCCGCACGGGGTCTCGCCATGCGTCGACTGCTGACCGCCCTCGCCCTCCTCGTCCCGTCTGCGGCCCTCGCCGAGCCGCCGGACCCGGCCGTCCTCCTCGAGCTGAGCCGCGCCCGTCGACTCCGCGAGGCGTCCACCGCCCCCCAGCCCGCCAAGCCGACCCCCGTCGTCCGGACCAGCTGCGGCTGCGCGAGGACGGGGGACTGTCTCTGCTACAAGGGCGAGTGCGAGTGCCGCGCCTGCGGGCTGGGGTCCGGAGGTACCCCGACGCAAGCGGGAAAACTCCGTTCGGCTACCACGCAGACCATACCTGCCCTCGGTGCGGGCACACCTCAGCCGCCGGGAGCGGGACCTGGGTCGTCCGCGGGTACGTCCCCGGAGGTCACGTCCACTCCTGTCCCCGCTGCGGCCAGTCCTGGCACCACTAGCGGCTGTGCGAGCGGCCAGTGCTCCTCCGGCCGCGTGACCTACTCCCGCGGGTTCTTCCGCCGCTGGTGAGGGTAGGATAGTCTCGTCGCCCAACCACAACGAGGAGATCAGATGACCTGGGTTGCGATCATCGCCGAGCTGATGAAGATCTTCGGACCGCTCCTCGGGGAGCTGCTGAAGAAGTTGCTGGACAGCCTGTTCAACAAGGTGTCGAAGAACCTGACGCTGACCGGAGACAAGCAGAAGGACTCGGTCTCCCTCCTGAACTCGGCACGAGAGCAGCTCAAGGGCAAGCCGCTCCGCCGACTGATCGTCGAGAAGATGGTCGGTCACGTCGAGACCAACGGCCTCGTCAAGATGGAGGGCCAGGAGCGGAAGGAGTTCAAGGCCCTCGCGGCGGTGGCGGCCTGACTCACGTGAGAGCACTCCGGAACGTCCCGGAGCCAAGTCGGTGAGACGGCGAGTTCGGAGCTCCCGCCTGCCGAGAATGTAGACGTGGCGTACTGATCAGCGGAGAGACGCAGATCGCTTCCCGTCACGGCTGACGGGACACCCTGTACCCTCTGGAGGAGAAGACGATGAAGACGATCCTGACCCTGGCCACAGTGCTCCTGACCGGGACCGCAGCCGACGCCAAGTGCCGCCTCGCGAGCCGGTCTCGGAGCGTGACGACGAATAAGGTCGTGACGGTTCAGACCTCGCCGGCGCCGGCCCCCAAGACCCCCGCGCCGAAGGCCGAGCCCAAGACGGCAGCCCCGGTCGCGGCACCGACCGCCCTCGCGTCCGGATGCTCGTCGGGGAGCTGCCGGACCTCCACGTCGACCCGATTCCGATTCTTCACCCGTTGAAGGAGGTGATCCCAGTCTGACGGTCGCCCTTCCCTCGGGGTCGGGGTCTCCCAGTCGGTGGGCGGCTCCGACCCCGTCTCCCTAAGTAGAGAGGTGAATCGGATGGTCGCGTCGATCGTTCTGTTTCTATTTGCTCCACTACCCGCAGATTTTCGCCCAGAAGTGGGCGATAAGTTCTGGCTCACAAGCCAGACCGGGTACGGTGACGTGTGGCAAGCCGAGGTCATCAAGCGTGACGCCAATCCGGGTCAGCCAGACCTGTGGTTTCGGTATCCATCTCACGACGGGCTCACGATCAACGATAGCACTCCTGTCGGTCGCGGCCACGTCTACAGGACCAAAGTCGGTGCGCAGGTCGCTGTGTGGATGATGGCTGAGAAGGCTGCCGCTCGGTCGCGACTCGAGGCGGACGTGCTCAGAGAAAAGATCGGTAAGTGAGTCTTAACCGACCAACTCGTCTTCCTATGAGGACTCCCCATGCGTCTCCTGACCGCCCTCGTCGCCCTCTCGCTCGTCGCGGGCGACTCCCCGGCCCTCGGCCGCCGGTCCCGCCGCGTCGCCTCCTGCGAGGCCCCTCGAGCCGTCGAGTACGTCGGGGCGACCACTCCGGCACCCTCCGGCGACGCCCTGTCCGAGGTTAACGCGGCCCGCGCCGCTCGGGGGCTGAGGCCGTACCTGAGGGACGAGGGGCTGACCCTCGCCGCCGAGCGGGCCGCGTCCTTCCGGGCGTCTCTCCGGATCGCGGGACACACCAAGAACGACTTCAGCTTCCTGCCTCCGGGCTCGTCGGCCTCGGCTGCGGGGTGCGGGGCGTTGGACCCGAGCTGGGGATGGGCGTCCTGCTGCACGTACGACGGCTACGCTCGAGCCGGGGCCGCGGTCGCTTACGGGGCGGACGGCCGACGGTACATGCACATCTTCGTCAAGTGAGGTGGCCGTGACCTACTCGCTCTCGATCGACGGGGACCCGATCCCGCCCTGGACCCGTCGGTTCTCAGACCCTGACGCCGTCTGGCGGTACGTCGACCGGACGATGTCCGCGTACGGCTCGCGCCGGGTCTACTTCCAGCGAGTCGTGTAGAGGAGGCGAGCGATGCGAGGAGACCCGTGGACGAGCCTGTGCCAGCAGCTCCGGTACCTCCGGACGCTGGAGCCCCACCCGACGCACGGCCACCTGCTCCGGGGCCTGTACTTCGTCGACGGACGATGGTGCCGCCTCCACGTCAGGTGGTGACCTCCGCGGTAGGATACGGACGGCCTATCAACCCAGGGAGATCGTGATGAAGAGGATGCGACTGGCGGTGGAGAGCCTCGAGGAGCGGGACGTCCCGGCGACTTGGGGCGGCAGCAGCGGCAACTGGTCGGACGCGACCAAGTGGGTCGGAGGCGTGGTCCCTGCGAGCGGAGCGGACGTGACCTTCCCGCTCGGGACAGGCGACGTGACCGCGGACCATACCGTGCAGGTCGGGGCACTGGACAACCAGGGACTGACGACGTGGCTGCTGGTGAACAGCCCGGTGACGATCGCCTCGGGCGTGCCGCGGGGCATGCAGTTCGCGGTGGCGTCGACCCTGACGTTCAGCGGCGGGGTCTGGGTCGGGAGCACGGAGCGTTACACCAAGACCGGCTCGAACGGCTCGATCACGATCGACTCCGGCACGACGTGGGGAGTCGGCACCGTCACGATCGACAGCCTGATGGTGACGAACAGCGGTACGATGCGGATGACGGACGTGCTCACCCTGCAGAGCTCGTCGTCGCCCGCGATCCTGCTCAACTACGGGACCGTCGAGTCCGTGCCGGGGTTCCTCGCCCTCGTGCAGGCACCGGTCTCGTCAGTCAGCGGGTCCCAGGGCAGCGTCGCGAACCACGGCACGCTGTACGCCAGGAGCGTGAACCTGCCGAACTGGCCGCTCTCCGGGTCGTCCCTGACGATCACCTGCCCGGTCCAGCAGCTCGGACTGGTGACGTGGGACTTCGGCTCGATGGTCTACCTGCCGAGCGACGTCCTCGGCGGGACGGGACTCACGGGCGGGGGCGGCGGAATCTTGATCCCGTGACCGTGACTCGGAGTCTCTCCCATGCAGCAGGTCGTCAAGGTGTCCGACCACGCCCTCCAGCGGTACCGCGAGCGGTTCGGGCCGCGGTCGATGACCGAGGAGGTCGTGGCGATGTTCCGCCGGAGCTCGCCCGCCCCGGCGTGGATCCGCAAGCAGGTCAGTCAGACCGAGATGGTCGACAAGACCGCGGTCGTCGAGGGGACGACGGTGATGATCGTGGCGGTGAGGGACGTCCCCGAGGTGGGGGTCTCGTTCACGACGATCGTCAGCGTGCTCCCTCTCGACTGGTTCGAGAGCCAGCGCAAGACCAAGTCCCAGCACCGCAAGGGCCTCGTCCCGCTCTACCGGCGGGGCCGGAGGCGGGTATAACTCTTATAGGAGGGCGAGAGATGATCTGCTCGAGATGTCAGCTGCCGACCGGAGAGGCCGACCTCACGGAGGGCCTGTGCGGGCCGTGCCGGGGCGAGGACCTAGACCGACGCCTCGAGAGTCAGGGGTTCCTGACCTCTTGGCAGGAGGCTGCGGCTGAGGGTATGTGCGTCGCGACGGCGGAGGGGGAGCGGGTCCCGGTCGTCACGATGAGCTACGAGCAGATCGCGAACTCGAAGGCCCCGCTCGAGTCGATCCGGTGCTCGTCGAGGCCGGTCGTCATGCCTGGTAGGCTCCTGTACGGGGTCGAGTTCCGCGACGCGAGGGGCGAGGACGGCCGGATCGACCTGACCAGCGAGCGGGTCGTCGAGTCGTTCGTCCGGAGCAAGGTCCGGCACGGCAGTCAGGTCCTGGCGGTGAGGGTCGTCCGCGAGATGCCGCCAGACGAGCCGGGCGACGAGCCGACCCTCGTCCCGATCACCGAGTGGAGCCGGGGACGGATCGACGCCTGTGCGTTGAGGCGGGGCGAGATGCTCGTCGAGGTCTCGGAGCCGGACTCGCGGAGAGGGACGTACCGGGCGGCGAGGCACGTCGAGATGACAGGGCTGACGACTCTCACTCAGAGCGAGACGGAGACCGACAGGAGGGTGCGGAGGGTCCTCGCTGAGGCTCGCGAGGCCTTCGAGCAGGGAGAGCAAGTGGCGAGGAGATACCTCGAGTCCCGACAGCGTCGTCTCAAGGCGTTCGGCGTCGACCGGGGCCGGGTGCTGGAGTTCCTGACCAAGGGCTGTCGGTACGTCACGGGAGACATCCCCGAGGACGCGGAGATCCTCGAGGTCCACGACGACCCGATGCTGCGGATGTTCGTGTTCACGCTCCGCCACGACTCGTTCCCGCCGGTGCCTCCGGGCCAGGTGCTGGAGCTGATCCGGCCGGTGTGGAGCGAGGAGAACCGGTACTACCAGGCGAACGGGAACAAGTTCTTGGGCAACGACGAGAAGTTCGTCGGCAACAAGGAGGTCGGGTGATGCACGACGCTCTGAGCATGCCTCCGGACTCCCGCCTCCACGAGGTCGCCTCCCAGCTGAGGGACTGGCTCCCGCAGTTCTACGAGACTGACGGAACGCCCCCGCCGGTCGAGGTCGGCTACGCGAACGACACGTCGTGGCTCAGAGTCGGCGAGTGCTGCGTGTGGGAGAGCGAGAACGGCGGCGAGATCGGCGAGCTGGAGGACGACGGGCAGGGGCGTCGGGAGCTGACGCTCGAGAACGCGGTGACGGCTTACAGGGGCTGGGTCGCCAACCTCGCGAGGGTGCTCAAGTGACCGAGACGACTCCCAAGCCTCTGACGACGGGCGCGGTCGCTCGGGTGACCGGGGTGGCACCGCGAACGGCGGCCCGGTGGTGCGACTCGGGGAGCGACGGTCGCCGCGGTCGGGGTCGTGATCTTCCGGAAGTGGATACTCGAGTGAGGAGGCCGGGCGATGTGGACTTGGTTGCGAGTGAGGCTCGGTCTCGACCTGCGGTGGAGGCTGGAGCGGGGCGACCTCAAGTGGACGATCCTGCTCCACGATTCCGACGACCGCGAGATGGTCGAGGAGACGCTGAGCCAGGTCGGGAGGATGCTCGCCGAGGGTTGGACCCTGACGGAGCAGCCGGACCGGAGGGGCGTCGACAAGTTCTGTCTGAAGGGATGAGGGGGAGACTATGGCTCGAGAGTTCAGGATCGTCACCGACGGCCGCCGGTTCGTCGTCCAGCACCTCGACAGGTTCCTGTGGTGGACCTGGTGGCGGGACGTGGTGCTGATGGACGAGTCGACGGCCTCCTTCGACAGTCTGGAGGGGGCGAGGGAGTGGATCCGGGAGTACGGGGCTCCCCGCAAGTGGAGAGTGGTCGCCGAGGGTGAGTGACCGTCGCCGAGGACCTCAGCCAGGGGTGCCTGACGCGGGTGTGACGTGGCGAAGGACAAGAGGGACAAGGGCAGGGGCGGGCGTGATCCGAGGGCCGACGGGCGGAAGAAGGGCACCAAGGACCGCCCGCCCCTCGAGACCGCGATCGCGACGCCTCCCCCCGAGGAGGACCCGTTGACGGTCCAGGAGAGGCTGTTCGTCAACGAGTTCCTCGTGCATCGGAACGGCCTCCGGGCGTACCGGAAGGTGTACGGCGGTACATCATACGGGGCCATGGGGGTGGCGGCCTGCAACTTGTTAAAGAAGGATAAGGTCAAGGCCGAGATACAGGCGTATGTCAAGGCCCAGTGCGAGCGGACCAAGATCACGGCCGACCGGGTGCTCAAGGAGATCGGCCGCATCGCCTTCGTGGACCCCGAGGAGCTGCAGGACGACGAGGGGAACATCCGCAAGCTGAGGGACGTCCCGGTCGAGGTCCGCAAGGCCATCGCCGGGGTCGACGTGAGCCGGGTGAGGACCTACACGGACAAGGAGACGGGGGTCACCACGGAGGAGTCGGTCCTGCGGTACAAGCTGTGGGACAAGAACGCGGCCCTCGGCAAGCTGATGAAGCACCTGGGGCTGGAGACGGAGATCACCCCGCTCGAGGCCCTGATGGCGATGCTCCCCGAGGACGTCCGGGCCGAGGTCCGGGAGGCGATGGCCCGCAAGGGGAGCAAGGAGACCAAGTGATGCCTGAGAGCCAAGGCGAGCTGACGTACCGGCAGCAGGCCGCCCTGTCCGCCCTCACCGGCGCGGTGGGGAACCAGCGTTGCGCGACCCTCGACGCGATCCAGGGCCAGGTGGGCGTCGCCACGACCTGGGCGGGGTACTTCCGGGTCGTGCCCTCGGCGACCTACCCGAACGGGGTGGACCTGGCGACGCTCCGGACCGTCCTGGGCGAGCTGGTGACTCTTGGCCTGGCGGCGACCGGGACCGTGGGCGGCACGACCTACTGGGGCCTGACCCGACCGGGCTGGACCTGCCCCCTCCTCACCTCCTGAACTTTCTTGAACAAAATCCTCCGGCCGGGCTTTACTTCCTCTCGGAATAGGTTATACTCTTATTACCTGACCCGGAGTTAGCCATGACCGATAAGGACCTTCCCAAAGGGCTGATGGAGTTCGGCAGCACTCTCGGCGACCCGGAGTTCTCCGGCGAGCTGATGAAGCGACTGCTCGACCTCCCCGAGAACGGCCTACGAGTGGTCGTCGCCAAGCACGCCACCGCCCTCAAGGAGATCAAGCAGGCCGAGAGGGTGCTGGCTGAGAAGCGGGCGGCGGCGAGGGAGATCGCCCAGTCGACCTTCAGGACGGTGCTGAAGAACTGGAGCGTCGAGGAGATCCAGAAGGCGACCGGTTATGACGACGAGTGAAGACGAGCCCGATTCGTCCAACGGAAACAGGGGCGAGACGGCAGGCTGGTACTGCCCCGGTCGCCCGTGACGCGAGGAGGGGACGTGACTGACCGGAAGTGAAGTCGTCCTAGCACTTCTGCGATTATCGTCAGCCGATAAGCCTCTAAGCCGGTAAGTAAAACTCCTGAAATCATTAGAGGCTTACCGGCTTAGAGGCTAGTCGGGTAAGGTCCAGTAGTGGGCCTTGATCCCTCCCTTTCCCTCGAACCGCTCCTGACGGCGGATGACTCCGAGTTCATCGAGAACGCCTCGTACGGTTCGGTCCGCGAACCCGGCTCGTGTTCTCCTCACGGCACTTCTTCTCGAACGCCACGGACTCCTCCTCAGTCAAGAGGACTTGTAGGCGGCAGCGTCGCGGCGGATACGGGGACTTGGGTCGCATAGGGCCTCCTTAAGCGGTTAATATACGTCGTCGGGTCGTGAAAGGTAGGGCTTCCCGACTCAAACCGAGGAGAAGGACATGGACGACGGCGGGTATGCATTTCCAAGACAGATCGACCGAAACGATCAAGGCGATACTCTCTCAGGGTACGAGTACGGCATGACTCTCCGCGACTGGTTCGCAGGACAGGCGTTGGCGGGACTCTCTGCACGATCCGGATCCACGTCTTGGGAGCGGATGGCCGAGGACTGCTATCGGCAAGCCGACGCCATGCTCGAGGCGAAGAAGGTCGCCGCCGGGAGTTAAGGTATAACTAGATCGTCGCCTCAGCCGCGGCGCAAACCTCAAGGCTGCGAGGGAGGCCAAGCGATGAGCTGGTACTGGGTCTTCGGGGTCGGGGCCGCCGCGTGGCTCGCGGGTTACCTCTACGGGTACGGGGTCGGGCGGGAGGGCGGCAACCGAGACCTCCTCGCCCGTCAGGCGGACCTTGAGCGGCAGCTGGCCGACCTGCAGAGGACGGTCGACGCCGTGGACTGGCTGTACTCTCCGGAGGACCTCGAGGATTCTTGAGGATTCCGCTTTACTTCTCGCTGTTCATAGGTTATACTCTTATTACCTGAACGGGAGAACGCCATGCCGAAGATGAACGTCACGGAGTCGAACTTCCTCGGGATCCTGATCGCTCACGGCCGGGTGCCGAAGAGCAAGGTCAGCCTCGGGGGTCGCTATCACGTCGCCCTTCAGGGGCTGTGCCGTCTCGGGTACGCCTCGCTGAAGGCCGAGGGCCTTGATCAGGTCTACGTCCCGACCGAGGAGGGGATCGCCGCCCTCGCCGAGACGAGCCGCAACGAGACCGGAACCGACGCCCGATCAAAGATGGTCCCGGTCGGGACTCGCCGCAAGACGGGAGGCAAGTGATGAACGCGAGGCTGCTCGAGGTCATCCGCCGCGCCCAGGACCACGGCTGGCGGGTCGACCACGTCGACGAGGGGCTGGTCCTGCTCGTCAAGTCGTTCTACCGGGGCCGACCGCCCCGCCCCATGTTCGTGACTCACGAGGGCCGGATCCACGGCCAGAGGAGGGCGTCGTGACCGACCGAGCCGCCCTCCTCGCCGCGATCCGCGAGGCCCCGAGCGACGACACCCCTCGGCTGATCTGGGCCGACTGGCACGAGGACGGGGGCCGAGCTCTCTACGCCGAGTTCGTGCGGGCTCAGGTCGAGATGGCCCGGCTGCCCCAGGCGAGGGCTCTGGACCTCCGCTGGCGTCCTGAGAGTAAGGTCGGCCACCTGATCCGGTTCCGGACCAAGCGACGGGTCGAGGCGGGCGAGGAGGTCGACGTCCACTACGACAGCGGCCGGACCCTCACGATCGAGGTCCTGACCGCGTCGCCGAGAATCCTCGAGGTCGAGGGCCGGGTGATCAAGGACGGCCTCAAGAGCAGTCGGGACCGCGTCCGCCGGAGGGAGCTGCGGGAGCGGACGAGGCAGCTGTGGCGGGAGGGCGAGGTCGTCCGCGAGGCGGTCCCCGAGCAGCTGGACGTGACCGACGTCGGGTTGGAGTACCGGCCGGGCCTGAGGGCGATCGTCTCTCGAGGGCTGGTCTCGACTCTCGGGGTGATCATCCTCGACGACGACCTCTGGGTCCGCGAGGTCTGCCGCCTGCACCCCGTGACCCGGATCGTCCTGACGGGGGCGTGGGACTCCGTCGAGGAGCGGGTCGAGGCCGGGTACCTCCCCGACGACGTCCTTCTCGACGCCCGGTGGGAGTGCCGCGACGGCCGCCGGACGTTCGTCAGCGAGATGGGGGACGGCCACCTGCTCAACGCCGTCGCGATGTGCGAACGGACGCCGGGGTGGCGGGTCGGGGCCGCCTACGTCCTCCGTCGGGAGGCCGAGCGGCGAGAGTTACTATCGAGCCCGAGGGCAGAGGAGTCGCAGAGATGAGACGTCGAGCCCGACCCGAGGTCCTGGCCCTGTTCCGCTCCGGACGGCTGAGCCAGGCCGACCTCATGTACGTTCGCGGGCTGAGGCCTGACCGAGCTGGTCGACGCGGTCACGCTCGAGAAGAAGTGGTACTGGAGGAGGAAGTCGTGAAGATCATCAAGAACGGCAAGGTCAAGCCGCGGACCCTGACTCTCGAGTGTCACGTCTGTGGTTGCGTGATCGAGGTCGAGCCGGAGGAGCTGACCTACGACGACCGGCCGTGCTCCGTGGGCTACCTCCTGTGCCCGACCGAGGGCTGCAAGGCTCACGTCAACAAGAGGCACGAGCCGGTCAACTTCGGCGTGAACGGGAGGGACGGGTCGTGACTAAGAAGGAGATCGACGCGACCCTGGCGAGGCGGTTCGACGCCCTGAACCAGGCGATCGCTCTGGCGGAGGCGAGGCTCAAGGCGATGAGGCCGCCTCACGACGTCTGGGTGTCATACCGGTATGAAGGGTGGAGGACGTTCTCGATCGGCCTCGCGAAGGTCGACGGTCGTTGGAGGCTGGCCCACGAGACCCGTCACGACAAGGGTGGCGAGGAGGTCAAGCCTCTGGTCGAGATGCCGGTCGCGGTGCGGGTCGAGGCGGTCTCAGGGGGCAGCCTGCGAGTGCTCCAGACCAGGATCGTCGAGGCCAAGGAGGAGTTCACCCCCGAGGTCGAGGCGGCGATTCGGGCTGTCGAGGAGTTCTTGAACGAGGTGACGCGATGAACGAGGAGCGACGTGCGGAGTTGCGGCGGATTGCGGAGGCGGCGACGCCGGGACCGCGACACATTCAGTTGCGGCGAGACATCGCCGACGAGTACGAGTCGTGGTTGATGCCGCTGAACCTGTATTTGTGCGAGGGGCTTCCTGACGAGGACGCTGCTTACATCGCCGCGTTCGACCGTGAGACGTGCCTTGCGTTGCTGGACGCGGCTGACCGCGTGGCGGCGTTGGAGGCTGAGGTGAAGCGGCTCCAGAGCATGACCGAGCACGACATGCTCAAGGCGTGGGTGAACCGGATGCAAGAGAAGCAGGCTCATATCCAGCATCCCGACGGCAATACATGGTGCGAATGGCGATGCACCGCGTGCGGAAAGAGGATCATGTGGAGCAACGGCGACACAAACGACCTCACGGGCGTCGATATTGATTGCGTCAAGTGCTGTCACTGCGGCACCATCCACGACCTGCGAGACGATTACGAAATCAAGTTGAGGCCCGAGTATCGCAAGGAAGACGCCGAGGAAACGCACCCGTGCATCGCGACACTCGAAGCCGAACTTGCCGCTTTGAAAGGAGCCGCCCTAGCCCGACCGTCCGGCGAGGGTTAGGATAGGCGTACCCCCAGCGAGGAGCCCAGCCGTGTCCGACGCCCACCTGAACGCAGCCAAGATGCACCTGTCCGAGGCCTCCGCCGTCGCCGGGGACCTCGCCTCCGCCTTCCAGATGAAGCGGCTGACGCGGGCACTCAACCGGTGCAACCCGATCGACCGTCACCCCCCGCAGCCCCCGGCCCCCTACGGCGAGAACCCGTTCGAGGGCGGCAACGTCGGCACCCCGCCTCAGAGCCCGCAATACAGCGTCGGCTCGTACCCGGAGGGCCGGGCGATCGAGGCCAACTTCGCCGCCCCGCCGGACCCCTGTGCCGGAATGCGGGAGACGCTCGCGGCTTGCGGGGGTCCTCAGATGTACGTGACCGACTCGTCAGGCCACGAGCACAAGGAGTCAGGACCGGGCGGTGGTCAGTTCACGAGCGGAAGCGGCTCTGGCGGGTCGTCAGACAACGGTAAGGGTCAAGGGTCGTCCGCTTCCACGCCGCATACTGGAGACTCCTCCGGTTCTGTGGACTCGCAGATCGAGGCTATCAATCAAAGGATCATGCAGATCGTCAACGACGGCAAGGGCAACTCGGCAAAGGTGGTCAAGGCGAGGATGAAAATCATCGCCCCGCTTGTGAAGGAGCAGGACCGACTCAAGATGCTCAAGGACCCGAAGTCCCCGATGGCGATCGCCGCGTCCTCCAAGCTGACCCCCGCGGGGGACGGTGGATTCGATGTGTCGCACGACGGGAAGCCGATCGGCAGACTGGTCAAGGAGAGATACACGGGATTCAAGACCGTCAACGGAGCCAACCAGATAACTCAGAAGGAGGGCTGGGTAGTATTGGACCCCGAGGGGAACCGAGTGGCTACCAGAGTCGAGAAGAGAGCGGACGCGATTGACATGCTGGCTGCCCGGCACTCGAAGAGTCTCCAGTCGCCGACCCAGAACTCGCGGTACGAGGCGGCTTCTCCGCTCCCGAGGGTCGAGTATCCCGGCGACACGATCCCTCCGGCCCTGCCCCGCGACGTCATGACCGACCCGTGTGCCGGCATGAGGGAGGCCCTCGCCAGCTGCCGCCCGCCGTCCCCCTACTGCCCGTCGTTCATGGGCCAGCCGACCGGCGAGATCCCGCCCCTGGCCGGTCAGCCCCAGCCGCTGGACACATACGACTCGTTCGCCGAGCGTCCCGGACCGATCGACCCCAGCTCATCGCTCAACGACACGCTCCGCCAGCTGTGGCTCCGGCAGCACCTTCAGGAGCGGACCGCGGCGAACCAGATGCCGTACAGCTACCCGAAGAACCCCGACGGTCGGATCCAGGGACCGATGAACGCCGTGCCGGAGGGCGACTTCCTCGGCGGCCGGTTCGGTCCGGGGATCCGCAGGATGCGGGAGTCGCTCGCAGCCTGCCGTCGGTGACCGATCGACCAACTCCAGGGACCCGTCGCCATGCCCGTCGCCGCCCCGCGACCCCTCACCGCCGAGCAGCGGGACCGGGTCGAGGACCTGTACCGCAGGCACAACGCCCTCGTCCGCAAGCTCGTCTCCAAGTTCTGCAGGAGACACAACGCCCTCGTCCGTAATCGTCGGGAGCTCGACCTCGCCGGGTTCGAGGCCCTGGTCGCGGCGGCCCGCGGCTACGACCCCCGCAAGATCAACCCCGCGTCCGGCCGACCCTACTCGTTCGGGGCGTACCTCGGCCGGGCGGTCCACAACGCGCTCGTCAACTACCAGAGGCGTCTCGGGCGGGACGGGCGGACCTACTCGCTGGTCGAGGACGGCCTCGTCCCGGACGGGAGCGACGAGCCGGACGTGCTGGCCGTGGACTGTCCGGCCCTGACGGAGCGGGAGGCGGAGGAGGTCTGGTCGGTCGCCGAGCGGGTGCTGAGCCACCGGGAGTACTGGATCCTCCGCCGGGTCTACCTCGAGGGGATGCCGTTCTCGGCCGCGGGCCGGGCGATGGGCGTCTCCAAGGAGCGGGCGTGGCTGCTCCACCAGTCGGCCGTCGAGAAGCTGCGGCCCGCCCTCGCGGAGTTCGCCGATGGCTGAGAAGCTGCCCGACGTTCCGGTAGAGCACCGCCTGACTCCCGAGGACCTCGACCGCGAGGTGCGGACGAACTGGCCGCTCCTCCACATCATCGCCGGGAAGTGGCACCGACGGAACCGCCGCATCCCGTACGACGACGTGTTCGCGGCGGCCTGTCTCGGGTTCGTCGAGGCGGTCCGGCTGTTCGACGTCCGTCGCGGGATCAAGTTCAGCACCTACGCGAGGTGGTGGTCCGAGAACCGCATCCGGGACCTGATCCACGAGGAGGACCAGCGACTCGGGCCTCTGCGGAGACGGTTCCCGAGGGAGAAGTTTATTCCGGGCGAGGCGGACGCTCGAGCGAGGCCGCTCCCTTACGTCAACTACGAGACGTCGTACGCCCACGGCCGCGAGACCGACGGTCTGCTCGACTCCTTCCCCGACCCGACCACGGTCGGAGACGAGCCCGACCGGAGGAGGCCGGACTCAGACCTGTGGGAGCGAGTACGGTCGGTCCTGCCTCCTCGCGAGTACGAGGCCGTGCGTCAGTCCTTCCACGACCGGCTCACCTACAGGCAGATCGGCGACCGCCTCGGGGTCAGCTCGGAGCGGATCCGGCAGCTGATCAACCAGGCCGTCCGTCGCCTGCAGCGTCGTCTCGTCCCCGACCCGCTGACCGAATAGGTTATACTCCTCACATGAATCCGTACGAGACCCTCGAGGTCCGCCGCAACGCCTCGCTCAAAACGATCACCAAAGCGTATCGTCGGCTGGCGATGGCGAGCCACCCCGACCGGAACCCCGGCGACCCCGAGGCCGCGGCCCGGTTCGAGGCGGTCCAGCGGGCGTACGACCTCCTTCGCGACCCGGACCGCCGACGCCGGTACGACGAGACGGGCGACGCGAGTCAGCCGCGGGCGACCCAGCACCCCGACGCGGACCTCGTCCCCGTCCTCAGCGCGTGCCTGAGCCAGGTCGTGGACCAGCTCGTCGAGCAGGGGCAGCGAGCCCAGTCGGTCGACGTCGTCCGGCACATGAGGGAGTGGCTCCGGGACGCCAGGGGCCAGCGGGAGAAGACGCTCAAGAAGATCGAGAGGGTCCTCGCGTTCTACGCGGAGGCGACGGGCAGGCTCAGGGTCGGAGAGGGCGAGAACCTGGTCGGCTCGGCGGCTCGCACCCACGTCGAGAACCTGACGACGCAGCAGGACCACCTCAGGGGTGAGCTGGCCCTCGCCAAGCGGGCCGGGGAGTACCTCGACCGGTACAGCTACGACTTCGAGCGGATGCTGCAGTCGGGATGGGTGGGTCGGACGTCCGGCTACTACACGACGACGGTGGGGTGAGGTGCCGATGTCTCGGGGGCCGTCCTGGACGGAGGCGGAGCGGGAGGCGGTCCGTGAGCTGGTCTCGCTCGGCTACTCTCGCGAGGAGGTCGCCGAGGAGGTCGGCGAGCGGTTCGGGACGTCCCGGAGCCCGCACGCGGTCGAGTGCCTGATGTCCCGCGAGGGCTGGCGGTCGGTGGTCAAGGGCTCACCCGACGCCAAGAGCCGGTCGGTCGTCGTAGCCATGCTCGGCCAGGGGGCCGACCAGAGACAGATCGCTCGCCGCCTCGGAGTGACCAACCAGACCGTCGCGGGCATCGTCAAGAGGATGGTCCGAGACGGCCTCCTCCAGCGAGCGGCGACCGGACGCGGGCGTTACGTCCCGAGCCTCAAGTGGGTCCGTGACGAGGGCGGGGGACGAGGATGACGCTTGACGAGTTCGAGCAGGGCTACGCCGAACGGTCTGGGAAGACCGTCGAGCAGCTCCACGCGACTGGGAGGCGAGCGTTCCCGTGTCGGTGCGGGGACGAGTCTTGCGAGGGCTGGCAGATGATCAGTGAGGAGATCCTCAAGGAGTACCTCGTCGCGACGATCACCTCGGAGGACGATCCGATCGATTGGATGATCTTCTAGAACCGCTAGACTAGCGGTATGACGCCCGCCGAGAGACTCGCCAAGCACCTCCGCCGCCTCTACCCCAAGAGGCGGATCCTCGCCGTCCTGGAGGGACCGGCGGGGCAGGACCTCCCCGACCTGACCAAGTACCGGTACGACCCCGTCGGCTTCTGCCGGGACGTCCTCGGCGTCACGCTGACCCCGGACCAGGAGAGGGTGCTGTCCCAGCTCGCCAAGGGGCGGCGGGTCAAGGTGAACTCTGGTCACTCGCTGGGGAAGTCGTTCGTCGCAGCCTGCGCGATCGTCTGGTGGTTCTACACGCGGGACCCCGGCGTGGCGGTGACGACGGCCCCGACCCGCGCCCACGTCGAGACGGTGCTGTGGACGGAGGTCCGCCTCCTGATCATGCGGGCGAGGGTCCCGCTCCCGACGTTCCTGATGCCCAAGGCCCCCAAGCTGTACGACCACCCGGACCACTGGGCGGAGGGCATCACGGCGGCGAGCCGCGAGGGGTTCCACGGTCGTCACCGCCCGAACATGCTGTTCGTCTTCGACGAGGCCGAGGGCGTGGACGCGGTCTACTGGAACGCGACCGACACGATGTACATTCCCGGCCAGGACCACGCCTGGCTCGCCATCGGCAACCCGTACACGACGAGCACGCAGAGCTACCTCGAGGACCTCGCGACCGACCGCGACGGGAACCCGAAGTGGGACGTGATCAGCCTCTCCGCCCTCAATCACCCGAACATCCGAGCCGAGCTGGACGGCCTGCCGCCCGTCGTCCCCAACGCAGTCTCCGTCCACCAGGTCGACCAGTGGGTCCACTCCCGCTGTACGCCCGTAGACCCCGCCGACGTCAAGCCGCGAGACGTCGAGTGGCCCCCCGCGCGGCCGTGTCCGAAGTGCAGAGGAGCGAGAGATGAGTCAATTCCGTCTGAGGTACAGGAACGCGGAGGACCATCTCACGGTCTGGGGGACCGGACCGGAGGGGACACGGGAGCGTCTGGAGGAGAAGCTGAAGTCAGTCGCAGAGAGTGGCGGGACGGTGATCGGTTGGGAGGAGAGGAGCGAGCAGCCGGTCTTCCGTCTGATGTGGAACGAGGGCAGGCTGTCTCACCGCCGATACTTCTACAGCGAGGGGGAGGCGAGGGACCATCTGGAGACGGTACTGAGTCGAGCGGGACGACCGGTCCGGTGGCGGATCAGCGATGTCCGGACTGCGACGGATCTGGCGTCGTCGGAGGCGGCAAGTGGTGGCGACCCGGCCCGTGGTTCCTAGCGGCGTGCATGGGCGTCCGGCCGACGGGCGGGATCGACACGGTCTGGGGCGAGGACGTCTGGACGGTCTGCGTCACGCCCCGACCCGACCCCCGGCAGCAGCTGGTCTCGTGCTGGCTGCAGCGGCATGGCGTCACGATCGGAGTCGACGCGAGCGGCTACGGCGACGACGACACCGTGTTCCACGTCCGGAGCGGGCCGGTCAGCCTCCACCACGAGGCCCACAACGGCTGGAGCCCCGGCCGCAGCGCGGGTCGGCTGAAGGAGCTGTGCCGGGAGTACGCCTCCCTCTACGACTCGTGGGCGACGTTCCCCGGCGCGCCCAAGCTGAGGCCGGAGGAGGTCGTGGTCGTGCTCGAGGGCGACGGCGGCTACGGGATCGGGATCCACTCGCACCGCGACGAGTTCGAGGGCTGGCGGATGGTGACGGTCGGCTCCTCGTCCGGCATGATCAGCCCGACCGGGATGCCGATGTACTACAACACGCGGTCCGAGATCTGGTGCGAGGGGGCGGCCCTCGGCGCGGCGGGCCTGATCGACCTCAGCCGCCTCCCGCCGGAGGTCCTCGACCGGATGAAGATCCAGCTGCTCACCCCGTTCTACGAGGTCCGCGGGAACGGCTGCCGGTTCGTCGAGAGCAAGGACGAGGTCAAGAAGCGGCTCCGACGCAGCCCCGACGACGCGGACGCCTTCCTCCTCAGCCACCACCGCGTCCCCGACTGGAGCCCGCAGGTGGTCGGGCGGGACGATTAGGTTATACTTAAACTGGATGCCGCGTATGCAGCCACTGACGGAGGTGAAGTGATGGCGACTATCACGGGCGAAGAAAAGGTCCTGTACCTGATCGAAGGCGGATGGCTGCAAAACCTTCGCGGTTGGTGGCATCCGCCGTCTTGCCTTGCGTCGTGGCCGCTGGATGAAGCGTATGAGATGGCTCAGCGTCTGAAGTCAGGCGGGCATCATGAAACGGCTATACACGCTCGCCACGGTCATCGCCGCCGCGTGGTGTTGTGGGATCGGGTTGGCGGCGTGGGTGCTGTGGAGGGTGCTGAGATGAAGGTGACGCTGAACTGGCCGGAGGACAGGTGGGATGAACTGCAAGCCTTGCGTGGTCTGCTGTTCGAGGTGTCCAGCCTCAATCGTGGGAACATGCACCTTGAGCGAACCGCGAAGTGCATCGCGATTGCTGAGAAATTGCTAAGCACCACGCGAGACGACGAATTGCGAGTGTCGTTTGTGTTGTTTCTGGAAGACCTTGCGATCAGTCGTGGAGAGGGCAACGCATCATGAGCGACGACGAACTGGACCGGCACCTGCGGGTTATTCGGACTGCCCTGTATTACGATGCTCGCGACCGGCTGCGACAGGCCATCGACGCGGCTGTGCGTGCTGAGAGGAAGGCGTGTGCGAAGGTGTGTAGCGACGAAGCTGATATGCGACGGGCAAGAGAGCAAACATTCATGCGTGACGGGGCCGAGTTTGACGGACGCATTCAGTGGCACAAGTCAGTCACGGCCGCCGCGCTTGCCGCAGCGATTCTCAACAGGAGCGAGTAGTGACCACACAGCCTGATGTCGTCGTGTTCGCCTTCGGCAGTCTGATATGCGGGCTTGCCGCTGCCAAGAATCTGTACGACGCGACTCATGACTCTTGGCGGTCGATTCGCATCCTGTCGTGGATACTCGTGCCCACGTTTCTGGCGATGGGTGTTCTTCTCGGAGTCTCTGCATTCATGGAGGCAATGAAGTGAGCGACACCATCACGGCGGACGGCCGCGTGATCCCGCTGAGCGAGTTGGAGCGAGTGGCAGAAGAGCAGCCGTGCGGGGCGGACGCGAAGTGGCTTGCTAAGCACGGGATCAAGCCTGTGGTGCGATTCGACCGCGAGACATGCCTCGCTCTCGTGGCCGAGGTGCGGCGGCAAGCCGAGGAGATCGCGAGCCTGCGTGAGCGGGTGGCGGAGTTGGAAGCGTGCGTCGCGAACGACACGGCATTGTTCAACGAACTACACGGAGGAACGTCATGAGTGACACCGCGCTGACACCGGAGCGGATCGCGGAGTTGCGAGCCACAAGCGACTCAACGCCGTGGATGGACACGGGCGAGGGGCACTACCACTATCGGTTCGGGAATGTATCTCGCGAAGCCTATGTCGCCCTGCTCGCCGCCGCCGAGGAAGCCACCGCACTGCGGGCTGAACACGATGCGGCCCTCGCCGAAGTCACCCGGCTCAAGGAAGAGTCGTTGGCGGCGGCTTCCGAAAGAGGCCGATCTGACGCAACGATTGCCACCCTCGAAACCGAGAACGCTCGGCTCCGTAACCTGCTGACCCGCGTGGAGGTGGACGAGCGGTGGCGGCCGATCGAGACGGCACCGAAAGACGGGTCGCTGTTCATGGCGTACAAGTGTGGCGTTCCGGTGTTCGGTGCGATGAAGCCGTCCAAGCGTTCCTGCGGAAGTGTTGACGGCGTTCTTCAGTGGGAAGAAGTCATCGTCTTCAAGTTGCACCCTCGGGACATCACATGGAATCCAACTCACTGGCGGCCCCTACCCCTCTCCCCGGAGGACGAGGCCGAGTTGGACGCACTGCGGAAGGCGGTGGCGATGGAGGGGGAGACGCTATGAGCGATGAAAGTTTACTGGCTGTCATAAGCGGCGGTCTTGTTGTGGTAGTCATGGCCGCCATGCTGATCATCAAGATCGTGGAGTTTTTCTACCCCAATCGGGATCGAACATGAACCGGCGACGACTCATGGTCTACTGGTGCCTGGTTGCAATAGCGAAGCAAGCACGGAGGAAGCGATGAACCAGAGTGACGCCTTGCTCCGCTCCATCATCGAGAACCCACGGGAAGACCTTCCCCGGCTCATCTATGCCGACTGGCTGGATGAGGCGGGGGAGGCTGAGCGGGCTGAGTTCATCCGCGTGCAGTGCGAGTTGGCGAGACGCCGCAATCTCATGTGCAACCGATGTGAGAAGGTTCAGAACAAGCAACGCCACTTTACTGCACATTGCCGTGGCGACGTGTGCGTTCTGCGCCGTCGCGAGTACCTCACTAGCCGGAGTCTTATCCTCTGGCATTGGCCGAAGAATGGCGTTCCCGACTACACCTTTCCGGCTCACGTTGCGACCCCGGACGATTGGCGGCGGGGTTTTTTGCGATCCGTCACGCTCGATTGGTCATCCTGGCTGCGTCACCACGCCGGGCTGTTTTGGAGCTCGAGGCAGACTGTGGCGTGCGACGAATGTGGCGGGCATGGCGCATACGCAGACTGCTCAGAGGCGGAATGCAAAAGATGCGGCGGCGTGTCGGGAACAGGGAAGAGAGGCACCGGCAAGGTGCAACGCCCGTTCGTGGCCTCCTGCCAACCGCTGGAGACGGTGCGGCTGACGACGTGGCCGGAAGGCTATTGGGCTGGAGGTTCCGATGACTACTTCATCATCAATGGCTACCGCTTCGACCGCGTGAAGTGCGACGTGTGCGATGGGCGGGGCACTTACCAGTCGGAAGCACATGGATACTTAGCCCCATGCTCATGCCGCGGCAACCCGCTGAACCTGTGGGAGTGCGAGGATTGGCCGGGGGTGGAGTTCGTGATGCCGGAGTAGTTAAGATATAACCCTTTCCCTCAGGAACTCGCCGTGCCCCTACCTGTGTACGTTCTCGGCTGCGAGGAGCTCCCTCGTCGCAAGCAGCTCTGCCTCGACCACCTCCGGTCCGTCGGAGTCGACCCCGTCTGGTGGAGGAGCGTCCACGGCAAGACGTGGGGGCTCGAGACCGTCCGGGAGTACGACGCCGGGCGGCGGATCAGCCCAGGCCACGTCGGCCTCCTGCTCGGCCACTGGACGCTGTGGAACCATCTCTTGAACCTTCCTCCCCAGTACGGCGGGGGTAAGTGCTCATCCCTTACCTCGATTGACGCCTGGATCGTATTGGAGGACGACGTCTACATTCCTCACGCCTCTCTCGGAGCGATCCAGAGCGAGGTCTCCCACCAACTCAACCAATACAACCCCGACTGGGACTTCGTCTTCCTCGGCCTGGCCGAGCCGGAGGGTCCGCGGGTCTGGAACAAGATCACGGAGCGGATCGGGCCGCCGGGTTCCCGCCTGTGCCGCCTCGAGTGGCCGTGGGGGACGCACGCCTACATGGTCCGCCGCCGCGCCCTGCCGGTCCTGCTCGACAACATGGCCTTCGCCGAGCGGAACGTCGACCAGCAGCTGTACGAGCGGGTCCTGAGCAGGGGTCTACTGAACTGGTGCGCGGTGCTCCCCTCGCTCGTCCGGCAGCGGACCTACGACCACGAGGGCACGGGCACGCCGGAGTGGGCACCGTCGACCGTGAGCGAGGCGGACGGCCCCGACCGGGACTCGTCTGCCGCGGCGAGGTACGTCGAGACCGAGGCCAAGAGGGAGCAGCGGCCGGTCGAGCAGTCGGCGGACGTCCTCGCGGCGAGCCTCCGGCTGACCGACCCGTTCCCGTGCATCTACCGCGGCGAGAGCCTCGAGATCGTCGGGTCGGTCGGGAGCCGGTCGATCCCCCTCGACCAGTGCGCACGCCTCAACCGCCCTTGCTTCAGCCGCCGCCAGTCCCTGCCGGTCACGTTCAACGACGCGGTCGGACGCCAGGCCGTCGCCACCCCGTGCGAGACGTGCGAGCTCCGCGCCGAGATGGCCCCCGCCGACCGCGTCCGGCCCCGCCTGCCGCTCCCCGAGGGGCACTTCAACCCGAGCCTGTGCGTCTACCGGGGCCGGATGATCCTCGCGACCCGCGACAGCTGGGGGCACAGCAAGGTCGCCCTGTGGGACCTCAAGAGCCCGCTACCCCAGTGGGGGGCGAGGATCGACGCCGTCAGCCTCGAGGGCAAGGGAGGCCTCCCCGACGTCCAGCACATCACCTACGACGACCCCGAGTGGGTCTGCGAGCCCGTCAGCTCGGTCGGCTCGGACCACCCGGAGGCCCCGCGGCTAGAGGACCCCCGCCTGTTCACGATGCCCTGGCCGACCCCGGACTCCGAGCGGCGGCTGTGCTCGATGTTCAACCTGCCCGACGGCTACCCCCCGAAGCTGGTCCAGGTCGGCTACGTCGTGTTCAGCGAGGACCTCCAGCGGATCGAGCACACGGAGGTGTTCAAGAGCCCGCCGGGGAACCTGTACGAGAAGAACTGGATCCCGTTCTGGGACCCGAACGAGCGGCAGCTGAAGTGGTCGTACGCCTGGAAGCCGTACCACGTCGTGATCGAGCCGGGGGACTTCTCACACCCGTCCGACGAGATCCCCGACGTCACGACCCACGCGACTCCGAACCCCCTCCCCTGGACCGGCGGGGTGATTCGCGGCGGGGCGGCTCCGGTCCGGATCGACCTCGGGGACGGCGAGGTCCTGTACTACTTCTTCCACGGTGCCCTGAAGCGGCCTCAGGGGACGGTCTACACGGTCGGCTGCCTCGTCACGGAGGGGCGACCGCCGTACCGGGTCCTCCGCCAGACCCCGACGCCGCTGATCTGGCCGGACCTGCCGGCGATCGACGAGACGGTCGTCAAGCGGTACGTCGTGTGGCCGGGCGGGGCGGTCCTCGCCTACGGCAGCTGGTGGCTCGCCCTCGGGATCGACGACACCTGCTGCCGGATCCACCGGCTGAGCATTCAGGAGGTCGATGCGGCCCTCAGGGACGTGCCGGAGAGCGAGGACGCGAGGACGACCTCGATCCGCGACACGGAGATCGCCCTCGGCATCAAGCCGGACTGATAGGTTATACTTAAATCCTCACCAGGGAGACCGCACTATGTCCTTCGCCCCGTACCGGAGCCTCGACGACTGCCGCATGGCCGACTCCGCCAAGAGGCTCCGGACGATCCTCAAGATCGCCCCCAACGTCCGCCCGCTCGTGGAGAGCGAGTGCAACCTCATGGTCCGCGCCGTCGTCCGGCGGTTCGGGACCGAGTGCGTCCGTCAGTGGCTCGACCAGATCCTGGAGGAGACGCTGGAGAACCTGACCGAAGCACCAACCCAGGGAGAATGCCATGACGACAGCTGAGTTCCGCACGGTAGTCGACGCCCAGACGGAGAAGCCTCGCGAGGATGACCTCGCCGGCATCGTCGACCAGCTCAAGGAAAGGATCGGCGAGGTGACCGCGAAGGCTCGCGACATCGGTCTCAACGCCGAGGAGTGCGACTCGCTCCGCGAGCGGCTGGTCGCGGCGGCCGAGTACCGCTGGATGATGACCCGCTACGCCTCGATCGACCTCTCGTTCGCTCAGAGGAGTCTGAGCTATCTCGTCGGCCGGGACGAGAGCCGACCGGACCAGGTCGTGATGAGGGGACTCGTCTCCGACGACTACGTGCCCAAGAAGACCGAGACGGTCGTCCAGCTGCCCGAGTACGTCACGGTCTGGGACGATCTGAGAGACTGGCAAAGCCGCTACTCCGAGGCCACCGGCTGGAACGCCCGTGAGTCGGTCTACTCCGCAAACCAGCGGAGCGGGTACGACCTGCCTCCGGTGCGGGTCGGCGGAGTCCACTACTCCCGGACCCGCGTCTACGTCACTACCAAGTATCCGGACGGGATCACATCCGAGATGTTCGACCGGATGCGGAAGGCGAAGGCGTTCAGCAGGATGTTCGGGGTCTACCTGCTCGACCGTGGGATCGAGGGGCGGCTCGAGCGTGAGCGGGACGAGTTCGGCCTGTTGTGGTGTCCGAGTCCCGACCGGTGGGTCGCGTCCAAGGAGCCCCCTCGCGTCGAGGGCGATCCAGCGATCCTGTTCCGGTCGGGCGGGAGAGTGTATCTGGTCGGCTACTTCGACACGCCCGACGAGAGGTCCCTCGACGCGATGATCCGCGAGTTCAGTCAGGGCGACCTGCCGAGGAAGGGTCGCAAGTGACTCGTCGGACCTATAATTCGGGCAGGAGGACGCGATGAGCGAGAGACACCCGTGGGACCGGCCGACGAGCGAGGTGCTGCCCCGACAGGAGACCGGCTGGTCCCCGCGGTTCGAGCAGGGCATCCCGTCGGACCGACCGTTCAACGAGACGCCCTCTCCCCCGACCGAGGAGTGGGTGACGGCTCCGCCGACGAGCCACATCGCCCGGTTCATGTACGTCGACGCCCGCGAGAACAGCCTCCAGCGGAAGTTCGGACGTCGGTACGGGGAGGGCGGGTCGAGCAACCCGTTCTCCTCCGGCGCGAGCGAGCTGCGGGTCGTCTTCAAGGGGAAGGGCGGCCGGGGCGAGGACAGCGAGTATGCGTACTACTACAACTCTCACGACTTGGGAAGAAGTGTCTTCGAGCGGATGAAGACGTCTCCCCATCCGTATTCCGAAGTTCTCTACCCAGAGGTAGTTCTAAACAAATCAGTTCCGTATCAGAGACTCTCGCGGCTATAAGATTAGGTTGAGGACTAGGCTCGCTACCGAAGAGACAGTATTCCCTGCTGTTCTGTCCTCAGCCTACCTCTCAGGGAAGTCGTTATGGGAGACGACTGATGTCTGACGTGTATACGCTCGTCAAGAGCGGAGTCATCAAGGTAACTAAGAGTCGCTGGACCTCCGCCGAGCATCGGTTTTGGAGTCACGTCGAGAAGAACGGACCGATTCATCAGATTCTCGGTACGAGATGCTGGGTCTGGACTGGAGTGAAGCAGTGGGGCTACGGAATCATAAGCGACGCCGGTAAACCTTGGAAGGCTCACAGATGGTCGTACCGTTATCATCGCGGCGATCTTCCAGACAACTTGGTCGTCTGTCACAAGTGCGATAACCGCGAATGTGTCAACCCTGGCCATCTGTTCTTAGGAACTCATCAAGACAATTTCGACGACATGAAGTCAAAAGACAGGTCGGCGAGAGGAGAGAGGCACCGCAACGCCAAACTGACTGACGAGGACGTCAAGTTCATACGAAACTATCGAGGCGACATGACTCGATACGATCTCGCTGACAAGTTTGGAGTGAAGTACGGAGCTATTACAGCTGTACTCAATCGCACCACCTGGAAGCATTTGAAGTGATTCACGATAAGTCCGTGCCTACCAACGACTCTCGAGGCTGTGATGCCGACTGATCCGGACTGCCCGCAGTGCAAGGGGTGCGGCCGAGTGGCTGACCTCCCGCAGTTCCCCAAGCCCGCGTGGGAGGATTGGGAGAACCGGCCGAGGGCCGGACCGGACCCCATGACGGACTTCGTCAAGGCGGTGCCGTGCCCGCGGTGCCACCCTCAGGAGGAGGTCGTGGCCGAGAAGCCCTCCGACCTCGTCGTCGAGTGCGGGGTCAAGACCGTCGCGGCTCGGCTGAGGGAGAAGGCCGTAGGATATAGGCGACAGGCGGAGCAGGTCGAGGGGCTGGCCAAGGTCGCCGAGGAGCTCACGCCGGGGTCGAATGCCGAGCGAGCGTTCGTGGACTTCATCAAGGCCCAGGGGATCGAGCTGTGACGAAGGAAGAGATCGGACGCCAGGCCCAGATCGACATCGAGCTCGCGCGGAAGCTGTGCGACCCGACGATCGCGGGCGACCGCCAGAACGAGCCGACGACCCTGTCGCCCAAGCTGGCGACGGAGATCGTCAACGCCCTCTTGAACAGCGGCAATTGCCTCCAGTTCGTCGCTGGTGCCCGAGACGAGTGAGTACGCTGTATGAGTATTGAACTCGAGAAGCTGATGGAAGAGAAGAAACTCCCCGAGTCAGATCGGGACGAGTTGAGAATCTTCTCGTCGTTCCTCAGTCGTCGTAAAGACGCGAGGAGCGGCGTCGGAGTCAAGCCCCTGACCGAGAACGAGAAGATCTGGCTCGGTCTGAATGAACCTCAGGGAGAAGACCGTTGAACGAGCGACCCGACCTCACCGACCCCGCCGTCCTCCGCCAACAGTGCGAGGAGATGGCCGACGGGATGGCCCAGGAGGCCATGGCCAAGAACGGCCGCAACGCCTTCCAGGGGCACCCCAACCCCGTGTTCTTCTTCGGCCGGGCTTCGGACCTGTTCCGAGCCGTCGTCGCCCACCTGAAGGGCCTCGAGGAGTCGAAGCCGACCGAGACCAATAAGAAGAAGTAAGTCAGTCCGTCTGATGCCAGGGTGCTCCTCGTCCGGGCACCGCGATGCCGCTCCCGTTCATCCCCTCCGGCTCGTCCGGCGTCTCCTCGTCCTCCTCCGTCCAGGTCGGGGGTCGGGCGATGCCGGACCTGCCCGCGTTCAAGGTCGTCCCGCCGAACCAGAACCTCAAGGTCGAGGACTTTCGGCTCCCAGATGGGAGTCCTCTTACAGGACCAGACGGCTACCTCGTCCCGCCCGCCCGAGAGTTCAGCATGGTGCTGAACGCGGCGACGCGGACGTACAGCTACCGGTTCGACGAGGCGATGCGGGACTCGTGGGTCAAGGCCCGCGCGATGCGTCGCGACGCGTTCATCCGGGGTCTCCTCGAGGAGCGGATCCTCCCGACGATCAACCGCCGGTGGCAGCTGGACGTGGACGACGACCGCGACCCCAACCAGCGGGCCGTGCGGGACGCCCTGACGAAGGTCGTGGAGGCGATCCCCGACTTCGACGCCTACAAGCGAGCACTCCTCGACGGCGTGTGGTTCGGCCGGGCCGGGACCCAGTGGAACTACTGGCGGAACCCGGACGTGAACGACCTGTGGAGCCTGCGGCGGTGGGACCCGGTCCACGGCGACTCGATCCAGTTCACCTTCGACGGCGTCCCGGCGATCCTCATGGACGCCATGACCGCGGGCTGGTACTCGTCCAACGGGGCGACCCAAGGCCAGTGGGGCGACATCCGCTCGACCGACCGCGGCGGCATGGCCCTCGTCCTGCAGCGGCCGACGTGGCGGAACCGGTTCGCGATCCACCAGCACATCCGTGAGAAGGCGGACTACTTCGAGGGCGAGCTGGCCGGGTCGGTCCAGGGCCTCGGCCTCCGCGGGCTCGTCTACTGGCACTACCTGATCCGCACCGACGCCCTGACGTGGATGCTCGCGTACATGCAGTCCGTCGGCCAGATGGACATGATGATCTTCAACTTCCCGTGGGGGAACGACCAGGCCAAGAGGCAGCAGGAGGCCAACGCCAACAAGATCATCGGCAAGGCCGCGTTCGTCGTGCCCCGGAACCCGGCGGGCAACTGGAACGCGGTCGAGCAGCTGAGCATGAACGACGCGGGGCTCAAGGCCCTGCACGACCTCATCAGCGAGTACTTCGACCGCCACATCGAGCGGCTGATCGTCGGCCAGAGCATGAGTGCCGGCGCGGACAACGACTCGGGGCTGGGCGGCTCGGGCCGGGCCAACTTCGCGAAGGCGACGAAGGACGAGATCCTCGTCTACGACACCAACCGCCTGGACGAGGTGCTCACTCGCGACCTGATCAAGCCCCTGAAGCAGTACAACTTCAAGTGGGCTCGGTTCCCGGTGCGGTTCAAGAGCGTGCTGCCTGACCTCGAGGCCGAGAAGAAGGTCGCCAGCGGCAAGACGATGGTCGAGCTCAAGGTGCCGATCAAGGTCGACGAGCTGCGGGAGGCCGCAGGCTACTCGCGACCCGAGGAGGGCGACGACGTCGTCCAGCCGCCGCCCGACCCGAACGCCGGACCGATGGGGATGGGCGGTCCAGGGGCTCCCCCGACGCCGGGAGGCCCTCCGGGGACGCCCCAGCCCGGTCAGCCCGCGCCTCAGCAGGCCCAGCCGACGCGGGTTGGTCCGGACGGAGGGTTCGGGCCTCCCGTCGGTCAGCCCTCGCCGCAGTCTCCGAGCGGGTTCGGGCCATCGTTCAACTCGCGGCAGCCGGTCGCCTACGGCCAGCGACGGGAGGGTGAGGTCTGGCAGGGGCCGTCTGGGAAGTGGTTCAAGCTCAAGAGCGGCAGGGTCGTCCCGACCAAGTCGCCCGAAAGTGGCTCCTCGTCGACGGGCGACTTGGTCGGACCCAAGCCGACGGCCCCTCGCGAGGCTCGGTCCGGCGACGAGGCGTCGGGCGGCCGAGAGACCGACGACGGCGACTACCGGGAGCTGTCCTCGTCCGAGATCTTGGGGTCGATCGCGGGACCGCGACTGACCGACGAGGAGTTCCCGAGGGTGCACAACCCGAGCTGGACCCCCGGCTGGCAGCCCCCTCCCCCAGAGCTGGTCAGGAAGGCCGAGCTGGCGAGCGACCTCGGCAAGTACAACAGGGACGGACGCGAGGTGAATGCCGGACTGAGGTCCGGCAAGGTCGACCCGTACTACGCCAGGGTCGTTGAGTCGCTCGACGCCTGCATGCGGCCCGTCCCGTCGAACTGTAAGTTCCATCGCGCCTTGGTGTCCAAGGGCGTGGACGGGGCAGACGGCGGCAAGTTCATCGAGTCTCTGAGGAACGCACCCGACGGGTTTGAGTTCACGGACCCGGCGTTCACGTCGGTCTCGCCGTCGGCCAAGGACAACGACAGGTACTTCAAGAAGACGAGCGGTCCGCGGGCGTCCATCGAGATCCTCGCCCCTGAGGGGACGATGGCGACCTCGTACGGAGAGAGGGGTAACGAGGTCATACTGGCTCGCGACACGACGTTCAAGAAGGTCAGGAGCGAGCAGCGAGGCGACGTCCTGCACGTCGTCCTGCAGGTCGTCAAGCAACCGTCGTCGCAGTCCCAACCGACCCAGAACTCGTCTGGACGCCAGCCGGTCCCCTACGTCACGGACGCGAGCGGCCACGAGCACAAGGGCTCGGGACCCGGCGGCGGTCAGTTCACCAGAAGTGGACAGGGAGGAGGCTCCTCACCTCTATCGCAGGGACCGAAGACTGGTCGAATTAAATCTACTGACGGCAACAAGCCCGTCGAGGAGTGGAGTGAGAACGACGTCGAGAGGCTGACGGAGCCCGTCGTCAAGGACGGTCTGCCGAACGAGTGCTATGAGAACGCTCGGAGGGAGTATCTCACGAGAAAGGCCGCTGGCGAGTCAGTGAAGTACGTCGTAGGTAACTTGTACGGCAAGCCGGCGGGCGACAAGTGGTTCGACGAGAGCAAGAGAGCGAGCCCGACTCCTCACGCCTGGGTCGAGACCGAGGATGGCGACATCATCGACCCGACGCCGTTCAAGTACGGGATAGGCGATTACAAGAACCTCCCTCAACGACCGGCTCAGCAGGCTTTCGAGAAGGCTCTGTACGTCGGTGAGTTCTCGCCAGCAGACTCGACCCTGACCGAGCCGTTGAAGAACTTCCCCGCAAAGATCTCGACCCAGAACTCCGCACAGCAGTACGACGCGGCCCCCGCTCCAGCCGCAACCGCCCCGTACTTCCCCGGCGGGTCGAACACCTACCTGCCCGAGTTCGACAAGACCGAGATCGGGTTCACGAGGCTGAGCCGGGGCCAGGACCCGACCCGGTACGGCGAGAAGCTGGGCTGCGTCATGGTCCCGCTGCAGGGTCAGGCGGCGATCGAGCTGCTGAGTCGGGCCGCCCTCGTCCGGGACTGCGACCTCGCCGACGACGGCCGGGAGGAGAAGCCCCACGTCACAGTCCGCTACGGGTTTCACGGCGGGGTGACGATGGGCGATGTACAGCAGGCCCTGAGGGGGAAGGGTCCGTTCGAGCTGACGCTGGGCGGGGTCAGCTGCTTCTACGGGGAGGACTCGGGCAAGGACTACGACGTCGTGAAGGTGGACGTCACGAGCCCCCAGATCCGGGCGATGAACTCGATCCTGGGCGGGCTGCCGAACACGGCGACGCACTCCGAGTACGAGCCGCACGCGACGTTGGCGTATGTGCGGGCGGGCGAGGGACGAAAGTATACGAAGCTGCTGGCCCCGCTCGACCTGAGGGTGGTCGTGGACGAGCTGGAGTACTCGGACTCGGAGAAGGCGAAGTCCTATCTCCGGCTGACCGGACCGGGGACGGTCCCGCAGACCCAGTACGCCGCGGCTCACGCTCCGAAGGGGGGAGTCTCCGTCGCCGGCAAGCAGTTCACGGGCGGGCAGTTCATCCCGTCGGACGTGATGGACCGGGCGACGCCGGAGGAGAGGGCGAGGGTCGAAGGGGAGCCTGCTTCTGAGAAGACCTCAGTCAAGATTCCCGATCGAGTCCACAAGACCGTCGCTCCGGTCGTTGAACGAACTTTGAACGATCTCTGCCGTCGATTCAATATTGACCCGGCTTCGATCAAGGTCGTCTGGCAGTCCGGAGGGACTAACACGGCCTCGACGACGACCGGAATCAAGCGGCAAGTGTCGGCGGAGGAGGCCAAGGACCTCAAAGCGAAGGGCGAGAAGGTCTTCCAGATCACTCTCGGCAAGGACCCCAAGTTCGTAGTGATCGACAAAGGTGACACGATCGCTCTCCGGACTGACGGCAAGGGAGTTCACTTCGGTCTCCCCAAGGAGAAGTTCGAGACTCTCAAGGACAGGACCGGCTGGCACTCGAAGACCGGCATAGACCCGATCGAGAGCACGATCATTCACGAGTTCGGTCACGTTCTACAGCACCGCGCCGGTCTTACGAACAAGGAACTGGCCGGACCGGTCCCCGAGGAGTACGCCGATCTAGCCGACAAGTTGGGTCGATATGCCAAGACCAGCTACGGTGAGTTCCTGTCTGAGGCGTTCCTCGCCTACGTCGACGGTCAGAAAGAGTTCGGACCGGCTTTGGAGCCGCTGATGGTCGGATCAAGGCCCGCAACCCAGAGCGAGCCGTCCGAGGAGCCCTCTCTCGCCCCGCCCAACCCGATCTCGCCCGTCACTGCCTCGGTCCTCTCGCGGCTCCCCCGGACCGCCTACGAGCGTCTGAGCGGCCGGGTGACCAAGCTGACAGAGGCTCCAACCGCCGAGGCCGTGACGGAGGCCTGGTACGCCGGGGAGGCGAGCCCGCCGCCGAGGGACCGGTGGACTACCTGCTACGGCTTCTACGACCCGGCGACGGGCGAGCTGGTGACCGGGCCGGGCGGTCCGAGCGTGGACCAGAGGGGCGTCCTGGCTCACGAGGTCGGTCACGCTCTCGACCAGTCGGACGATCGCAAGCACTTCCAGCTGAGTGGCGACCCGGAGTTCGTCCAGGCGTGGCGGGCGGAGATGGGTCGGGGGCAGCTGAGCAACTACGCCCGCACCGACGAGGTCGAGGGGTTCGCGGAGGCTTGCAGGTTGGCGTACGGGACCGAGGGCGGGATGGAGACGTTCCGGAGTCAGTTCCCCCGGTGCTACGCTTACTTCAAGAGGATAGGGCTGGCGGAGTAGCCGGGAAACCGGGATAGTCGAGATAGGCGGGTCTATAGGGGTACGCCCGCCCGGATAGCTGGGTTAGTTGGGATAGGCGAGTCTCTACGGGGTATAGCGGTTCCACGCGGTCTCGAACCGGTGTCGGTAGTAACCCCGAGACGACTGATCCCGGTTCCTCTCAGACCTCACCTCGTAGGGGCGAAGGAGGTTGGCGAGAGCCTCTGGGGTGATGTTGTTCCCCTTAGACCATCGAGACCACGGCTCCTCTGTCCGCTTACAGAGGTACTCGATAAGGGTGTCGGTCGGAAGGAAGTTGGGCTCGACGCTACCGACCAGCTTCCCCATCTTCTTGACGACCCTCTCCCGCTCCTCGAACGCCTCCTTACAGGCGATAAGTACCAAGGTCCCTGGAGACAGCATCTCGGACCGGCGGTTCTTCTCCTCAGCGACTTGAGCGTAGTTTCTCAGTAGGTCGATCGAAGTCGGCTCCGTGACGGCGAGGATCGCCTGGAGGGGGCGGAGGAGGTCCGCCATGCGGTCGTTATCGATCTCGAAGGGCTCAGTCCGGTCGTACTCCTCCTGAACCTTCTTGAGATTGTCGGTCGACCATTTCTCAAGCCTCTCCTTGAGACCTTTCGACTCCTCGATGACGACGCGGTGGTTGTAGAACTCGACCTTGTCGTCCTTCGTCTTTCGAGTGAGGTGAATCGGGAGGCAGCGGTCGGCGAGCACTCCGTCGAGACTCCCGATGAGAGCGATCGCCTTCGGGCTGTAGACGGAGAACTTTCTGATCTCGTCCATGTTTGAGCCGCCTACCCGTATGACGACAGAGTCGGCGTCGATCCCTGCGTTGAGGATCTCTCGTAGAACCTCTGAGGACTCTGACCCGCGGCGGCTGATCGACTGGGCCTCGTCGAGGAGGAGGGTCGGTCGCTCCTGCTCGATCATCCGGTACATCGCCGCCGGTGAGATACTAGCGGTATGGAAGGGCCTAGGACAGACCTTCTCGAGGAGCTGGAGGAATCGGGTCTTCCCACACCGCTTCTCGGGGGAGGTCACGGCGAGGTGGGGGAACCGGCTCCACGCTTCAGAGCACCAAGCTGCGACAGCCCAGGTGGAGGCGACACGGATCTCGGTCTCGCTCAGGGCGATGTACCGAGAGAGGAATCGGTGGACTTCGACTACGACGCTGGGGGAGATCTTCTTACGGATCGGGGGCATGGGATACCTCGTAGAGACTCGGCTAATCCGACTCACCCGGCTAGGGGTAGGGGGTACCCCGTCGAGACCCGCCTAACTCGACTATCTTAGCTACCGCGGCGACTGAGCGATAGCCCTATTCCTAGAAAACTCGACTAACCCGCCTATCCCGGCTTCGCGGTATAGTAGGAGACGGAGGTTCGAGATGACGACTGACGCGAAGTTCGACAAGAGGCACGAGGCCCGTCGCCGAGCGGTAGTCCCGCGGTACGAGGTCGTCGGCGGGACGGCCTACCTGCTCTTGACGAGACCCGGAGAGCGGAGCGAGACTGAGAGGTGCGCGTTCTGCGGGTTCGGCCACGTCCATAGCGAGGGGGACGGCCACCGTGTGTCTCACTGCCGCACCGGGGCGGAGGAGGCCGTCGTCGTGAACGGTCGTCTGGTGATGGCCGAGGTGAGGGCCTCCGACGGGACTATACTGAGGAACGAGGACGGGTACGTCGTCAGGACGGTCGTCCCGACCCTGTAAGGTAGGATTTACTCATGCCCGTACTCGACGACATCTTCTCGACCCCGCTCGTCTCCGGCAGCCGCCGCGGGGACGCCCCGATCCAGTCCGTCCTTGAGGTCCAGGACCAGTACGGCCGCCCCGTCTCGCCGACCCTCTACGCTCACGCCCCTAAGGGCGGGGTGACGATCAAGGGCAAGACGTACAAGGGCGGCGAGTTCATCCCGGCGGAGGTGCTCGTCGACGCCAGCCCCGAGGAGCGGCGGGCGGTCGAGTCGGGCGAGAGCCGGGGCAAGCCGCTGCCGCCGGAGGGTGGGGTGAGGGAGCCGAAGCAGAAGTCAAAGGTTCAGGAGTGGCTCGCCGGGACCAAGGTCGTCGACAAGCGAGGCAATCCTGCAAAGGTATATCGGGGAGCTTACAAAGACGACCACGAGCCGCCCATCTTCCTCACGACAAAGAAGTCGTCGGCAAATACTTTCGTCGAAGACCAGCCCGGTGCGAGGATGTATAGCGGATTCGTCTCAATCAAGAACCCGCTCGACCTCGGTCTCAACGACGCGAAGGGAGCCGCAGAGCTGGTCGACATTGCTAGGGAGGCTGGGGTCCAAGGTATCAACTTCAAGGTCTACCCCGAAGGCGACTACGAGTTCTCCTGCCCTGAGATCGCCGGCCATTCGCCATTCGAGGGCGAGAACATTCAAGACCTCGTATACATCCCGGCAGTTCGTGAAGGTCTTAAGCGTCGCGGCTATGACGGACTCGCTCTCATCGACCAGTTCATGGGCGAAGATTTAGCTCCTACATTCGTCGCTCTGGATTCCAACCAAGTCAAGTTGTCATGACGACGGTTGTTCACTGTAAGAAGGCTCCCTACGACGTCTACATAGGAAGACCGTCGAAGTGGGGTAATCCGTTCAAGCTCGAGGACTTCGACAGCCGAGAGGCGTGTCTAGATGCGTATCGCTCGTGGCTTACGAGTCAGCCGGACCTCCTAGAGAGTCTGTCAGAGCTGAGAGGACGGACTCTCGGATGCTGGTGTAGTCCTAAGCAGTGTCACGGCGACATACTCGCCGCCCTCGCAGACTTGGAGAAGTTGTGACCGTTCATGTCGTCCTCG